AATGCAACTTGAGCTTCATAAGCAACTGCGCGATTCTTAGATGCCATAGCTTTGATAAGCTCGACTTGTTCAGGAGTTCTTTTTAAAGTAATTTTCATAAATTATTGTTGATTGTTAAGATTAAAGTCCAAGAGCGATGACAGCATATGTGCCAGCAAATTGGTCTGTGGTTGTACCCGACGAACGTGATCCAGTACCGACAACAAGGCCGACGCGGAAAATGTCATTGATAGCGCAGCCTGTAACGGTTCCACTAACGCCAGATGCAAGCTTAACGCCAGATCCAACTCCCAATGCACCATTATATGCACCAGATGTCAATGTGAAAATGCCTCTAGTTGCAACTGGAACTGATTGTCCAGGAAGAACGCACTGAAGCTCTTCAGCCTTTTGTGGGTAATAGAGAAGCTTTTCTCCATTTTCGTCTGTTTGAGCGGTTTGACGAAGAGTGATGCCAAGAAGTCCGTCACCACTAGTGGCTGGCTTAATCTTCAAGGAAACGCTTGGATATTGATTTGCTCCAACGAATGGATAATCAGTTTTGCCAAGATACGAATCGGTAGCATAAGTGATTGGGTCTAAGTTGAAGTCTCCCACAGCTGTGGTAACGAATACACCAGCGTCACCAAAAGATGATCCTGTTGTCGATGAATTGACATATGCGCTTTGAAGGGCGAACATGTTGATGACATCATTGTCATCATATTGTCTGAATGGTAAAATACGAAGTGCCATAATTTTATTGTTTTAGATTGTTTTAGATTTTATGAGATTGTGATATTTTCACGCTTAAATGCTCCAGAAAACTTTTCACGGAGCGATTGTGTTTCGCGGGAAGATTGTTCGTTGGAAGAGGAGATTCCTGCTTCCGAAGATTCGACGTTATCAAGAATTTCTTCTGTAGAAGGAGCTTCTTCTTCATTTTCGTCTGGCTCTTTTTCTGAGGAAGCTGTTGAGATTTTTTGAATTCTTTTTTCAACTTCAGCATTGATGCGAGCTTGGATTTCAGCTTCGAAGGCTGCTTTGATTTCTTTATCTTTTGATTTCCAAAGAACGGATAATTTATTTTGGAATGAAGCGAAAGCTTCTTCTGTTAATTCAAGATCTTTAAGTTCTGACGCAAGAAATTCACGATCAGAATCTTCAAGAGCATACTTTTGATCGATAACGTCCATGCGCTCATTAAATGATGCAATAGCTTCTTGGGCTTTTTGATTTGCTTCAAAAGATTGAATTTTATCTAGAGCTTCAACTAATTGTGATTTGACGGAATCAACCGAATCCTTGAGTTCGGCATGTTCTCTCGCAATAGCTTCTTTTTCTGATCTGGCTGATTCGATATCATTGCGATACTCTTCATCCTTCTGCTTGATTGCTTCAGCAAATGTGCTGGTCATAGATGCTACGGCTTCTTCTGAAAATTTCTTTTCAATAAGAAGAGTCTTCAATTCGGAAATAACGTTTTCTAATTCCATAGTAATTTTCTTTTTATTTGTTACATCAATAATTCCACTTTGTGAAACTTTTTTTAATTCTTTATCTCTTTTATCTACAATTGTGACGTTTGTGGGTTCGCTATCTTTCATATAGATACCTTTTACATTCGCAGCTGGACTTGCAGTAAAGCCAATACCTAACGGATAAATTTTTCCTTTGATTAATCTAAAAATATCAAGCCCATCTTTTGTTTTGCCAGTTCCCCCATAAACTTTTAAGCAGGTTTTAAGCTCCTCTATTTGTTTCGGGTCGGAAATTATTTTGGCATCGTTTAAATTTGTGCTGCCTAATGCGATATCGTAATCAGTAAATCCAACTTCCCAACTTGTGGATATTTTTTGGTAATATGCATCATTGGGGTCAGCTGATCTTTCAATTAAATCAACAAAATCTTTATTGGCGGAACGATAAACAACAGCTCCCAAAGCTATATTAAATGGCTGCGTTTCTCCTTTTAAATTTTCCGCATCTAATATTTCATTAGTGGAATAATCGCTAAATCCAGCACTTGCAATATGCCCAACTATCTTTTGTTTATTATGTTCAATATTGGTTGGTTTATGTAAGAAATTTTTGGTAAAAGCCAAAGCTGTTTCTGTATCCATTCCATCTCCATTTTTATTAAACATATTAACAACTGCCGCATTAAAGGATACGCCAATTAAATCAATATTTTGTTTATAATCTATTCCCTGCGGAATTAAAGATTCAAGGTTATCTAACGATGCGTTTGAGATAAATGAATTTTCATTTATTTCGCAAGGATTAATAAAAGCCTCAAAAGTAGTGGTATATTTGTAATCCATTTTAAATTACTTTTTTCCCATCTTTTTCAAAATAGCTTCCTGTAAAGCTGGTGGCAATTTCTTTTGGGCTGGAGTAAGTCCACCAGAAGGAGATTCCTCGGCTAGCATTTTCTGCATTTTAGGGTAGTTGCCAGCGCAGGTATTCATGGTTTGCTTCTTGTCCATTCCAGCAGTATTGACGAACATGTCGTCATCCATAGCGCAGGAACTCATATAAGATTTATAGACTCCAGATTCTTTTTCATCCATTGATGAGAGTGAGATTTCCGTTTCTCCGTTATTAATAATAACAGTTTTAACTAATGGTAATACGATTTCGTTTGGTTCAATTTTCATTTGATTTACTATGGTATAAGATTGCTGATGAATAATTATCTAATTGATGATCACTGGAAATATCTAAAATATCATCCATTATGCCCAACGATTCAATATTTTCAAAATTGTTTACACAAGAAATTAATTGTTCGTTCCAATTTTCTAAATTAGCAGAACATACTACGGCTTCGCATAATTTATCCAGCATCTGTTCTTGCAGCTTATTGAATTTTTTAATATTTAATGAATCTTTCAATAATTGTTTTGCAGAAGATCTCACTTTTTCAATTTCATAAACGATATTTTGAATTCCTTTTCTAGAATAAGACGCTTTTGTGATAGGGATGCCAGTAGTTCCTGGTGGACGACCAGCCACCTTTGCTGTTTTATTGATGGCTGGAGCTGGAACGCCAATGCCCCCACCTTTCGGTAATTTAGGAGCAGGTGCTGGAATAACTGGAACTCCTCCAACAATGGGGTTATAGTAACCTTTCTTTCTCTCTTCAATATAAGTCTCTTGAGCGGGGGTAAGTTCGTCTGCTGTTGGAAATTTTCCATTATGGAACATCTCAATACCCTGTTGTGGAGTTAATACACCAAGTTCAATTAATCTCGTAGCCGCTCTCATTAATTGAGTTTCATCCCTCATATCAAGATCCTTAAATGTGGCTGTTGGATATGATCTGAATCCTAAATCAATAGAAATTCTTTTTATTTCTTTTTGTAGGAAATCATTTAAAAATGCATATCTAGATTCTTTTAGTCTATCAGTAAAGATTTGAGCTTTTACTTCTGTGGCACTATATTTCTCTTCGCCAACAACAATATTCTGAAGTCCTTGCTTAATATCTTCATTTAAAATTGCATATTTTTCTTTTCCTAATACTTTATTAAGATCGGGAATAATAAAGTCCGCTTTGGTTGTATAGTCTGAAATAAGAACTCTGCCAACGCTTTCATTTTTGAATAAAGTTTGCATAGCGTTTAAATTTTGTGGATTAATTCCACCTTTATCTGGCTCCGCACCCATAGTAATCAATAGAACCACATTCTCCACAGTTCTTGTGATAGCTTGATCCATCTTCTTAAGCTCAAGCTTTGCATTAATATCCTCTAAGACTGGATAACCAAATGGAATTGCAAATGGCTCATAATCTTGCTTTTTATAAAACGAATATGAAAGTTTTTTGGGATCAATTTTAATTTTTAATCCATCTTTATAATAAGTTCCTTTTTTAATGGCTTCTTGAACATCTTTATCTAAGCCGTTAAATATGTCTCTATCCTCTTCGGTTACTGGATTTTGTAATCTAGCCATTTCATATTCTGAAAGAATTTTTTCAAATGCCCCGACAGCAAAAGTCGAAGTTCTTTTGGCGACAACATCGAAAGGGTTCAATAAAATATATCTTACTGGTATTTGATTAATAATTTTGCTTTCTGGAGTGCCAGAAGAAGATAATTTCATAAAATCATTAATAGTAAATTTACCATCAACGCGATACAAGAAAACATTTCCGCTTCTATAGTATTCTCTAAAATACTGGTCTTTTAAATTCCAAATATTAATTTTTTTAAACCAATCTTCAAAAAATTCTCTACTTTTAGATGTCCCACCTTCTAGAAAAATATCTGTATTGGCAAATTCAGACATAATATCAATTGCGTTTCTAAAGACAGCAACATTTGCATATGCTTTTTGGCAAAGTTCAATTGCATCTCTGACATGAACACCGTCTGAGGCGTAATGATAAGGAAGCATACCTCTTCGGATGCTACTGAAGCGATCTATAGTTTCAGAAACAGCGGCTCTATTGATGCGAGTCTTAGTTTGCATTCCACCAGAACTGGTTCTTGATGCAGAAGCTCTTGACTCTGAAACATACGAAGCGTCTGAAACATAAAATGGATCTCCACATAATTCTGGAGAAAAGACTTGAGATTCTTGCGCTATAGATACATTATTAGGATTACCAAACTTATCCCAATACTCAGATTTTTTATTATAATTTCTCTTTGCCATAACTTATTATAAGTTACACCTTAAAGTATTAAAGTTGACTTTGAACTTTAAATAAGAATTGGAGTAAACGTGCTTTGTATGTTTTGCACCTTTTGATTCATCATATCAAAATGAATAGATATCATCCAATTGCCTAAAACTAAAGCAGAGTAAGAGTCTTTTCTCGCTTTATCAGCGCCTCTTTGTTTTTTTAAATTATACGGCAAATCAAAACTCTGCGTACCTTGTGTGCTTGTCGATACTTGAATCAAAGCACATTCTACTTTTATTAAATCCAACATATCTTTTTGATGCTCAACGAAATCGATCATTTTTGCGCCATCAGGTTGATTGTCATCAAAATTTTTGATAAACTTTAAATCTTTGATTGGTATAGAGCTTTTTCTTTGCATATTATAATCGTCGTCCATAGCTGAACCAGCAAAGTATATATTCTTATGATCAAAAGCCGATTGTAGAGATTCATTTGCGTATCTAATCCATTGAGAACTTGGCTTCCTTAAATAAACAATTTTTTTGGTTTGCAAGTTGTATTGATTTCTTGCATCTCGCAATCCAGATTCATATTCTTGTAAGTCATCAAAATTAGCATCAATAACATCCAATTTAATACCAAGTTGTTTAAATATTTCACTTTCATTACATGAATTAATAAATTGAACTCCTCCATTATAATCGGCTACGATTGAGACAATATTAAAATAATTTAATAAATAAGATAAATAAACAATATGACTCTTTAAGTTTGTTCCAGACATAGCATAACTATGAACTATGGTTCCCCTTGGTTTATTTTTATCTCTTTTAATCAATACCATTGCAAAATCATCAGAGCTTTCGCTTTCTGACCAAGATGGGTCAATTGATAAAATATATTCATCATCAGGATTACCTACGACTTCGACGCTTTGACCTTCGCCATCGGGAATAGTACATTCCATCATTTTACTTACTTTAAAGTATCCAGAGCTATCATCTGTGAATACAGCACCGAATTCTCTACTAAACTGAGCTTCGCTCATCGTAGCCTTTGCCTGATTGATCAGATTCTGGTCATATAATTGATCAGGAGCGCAATCATAGCTAAAATGCATAATAGTCCTATGAGCGCCATCCTGATCGTTTTTATTCAATATCAGTGACTCATACTGAGAGTATAGTTTGAATAGATATTCAAACCGATAAGACGCAGAAGATAAACCAATAATTTTATTATTTGGCCACTGCTTCCTATCTTCTTCTTTCATTTTACCATTATCTATTAATTTAGTTTCTAAATCATATATTTCTTGGCGTTCTGTTGGATTTTCAACGACAGAAAGGAATGGCATAATAACTTCATTCAAGACTTTTTCTGGCATTAACAAAAGCTCATCAATAATCATTCTTTGAAAACGGAAACCACGAAGTTTTTCTCCATCCCCAAGTGGGAGTGCTGTTATTTTGCTTCTGCCAATTTCCATAGTCCATTGGTCATTACTTTTTGAAATTCTGGTAATAGCTTGAGCAAATAATTCTGCTTTTGGGCTAAGACTGATTTCTTCCATTTTATTGAAAATCATTTTCGCCTGACGAAAGGATTTACTAATTAAACCGATATGAACTCCTTGATGAAGAGTTGCATCCAAGATGGCATAAACGGCTGTTGAGAAAGATTTACTCATTCCTCGGCTCCAAATGCCTAAAAAGTAATCTGTTTCCATCATGGCTTTAATCGACATGTGTTGAAACGGAAATAATTTAACTCCAGTTAATAATTCAGAAGCAAACGATGGGTTTTCTCTTAAAAATTTATAAAATAATATCTTAGCTTCGTGTTCTTCAATATAACCTTCTTTTTCTAATATTTCTTTATTAATATCAGGAAAAGTTTTTCTTCTTTTTTGTATTCCGTGTTCCCAAGCCATAACTTATAATTTCTTTGACCAAAAATATTGGATATCCGTTTTCCACAATGACTTACCCAATACTAATAATTTAGGGATAAGCTCTACGCTTAGATCTCTAGATCCACTAAATACGAATTGGCAGCAGTCCCCATACTCTCTTTGCAATTCCCTCATATTATGAAAGACATATTTAAGATTAAATTTCTTATAGCTTTGTTTGTTATAATCATCCATCGAATGTAGCGGAGCTTCTATAACAATAAATAGATAACAACCCAAACTTCTACATCTTTCTAATTCTTTTGCGAATCTATTATATGAATTAGTTACAGTTGCACAAAAATCAGCAAATGATTTTCTATCGACATGAGTATAATTATAATTATCACCACCCACTGCGTAGTCTCCTATATCTAATTTTAAAATACTAGATTTTTTAAACTTTAGTGGCTGCTGCTCCCTCGTATCTATTAAAACATTTATATTTGAATAATCATTCCAGAATTCTTTTGGCAGTTTTGAATTAAACATAGGTTCAACCAAACACTCTTTACATGCATCCGTGTAGCTGCCAAAATATTTTTTATAAACATCAATATCAGGCAAGCCAATAGTCCAAAGCTCAACAGAACTTAATGCTGACTTTAAATTTTTGCTCTTTATTCTTTTTTTAAGAAGATCTATTATGTAGCTTTTTACAGCGCCAAATGGTGCGGTATCACACCATTGTTTCAATTGATGAGATTGTGAAAAGTCCTTTTCGAAATATTCTTCATAATTTTTAAATGGCAATAACTCGCCAGTCAATTTATTTTTTCTTTGAAAGTGCTTGACATAGTAATCGCCCAGCAGCATATCGTGTTTCTTGATATGAGCGTGTAAGCTTTTTAGAGCATCAAATGATGCATCACATTCTTTACAATTAAATGACATCATCTTGATGGACCCCTAGAACTCTTGCTCGCCATTCAGACATTCCCTCTAAACGGTGAGCTTCTTCTCTGACTAATTCTTTTTGCATTTCTGCAATACGAACCATATTATTGCGTTCGTCCTGTTCTTGAAATAATTGAACTATTGATAAAATTGAAGCATTTTCTTTGTTTTTGCTTTTCATCCTTTCGGCGCGATCACCTTGCAGTTTCTTTGTAAGATTTTCGATTCTAGTTTCGCACTGATGATACTCTCCGCTTTTAGATTTAATAATCTCCGATAATCTATTAGTCATGTCGCTTTGATCATTAGCTTCATCAAACAATTCATTAAGCTTATTTAAGTGTTTGCTTACAACTTCCAAATTAATAATTTCTTTACAAACATTAAGATATAAGTTAATCTCATCAGCAGTAATGTCTGGCTTATCCCATGTTAAACGAATGAATTCTTGTTCAAACAATTCTCTATCTTCTCTTGATAGGTAATTATTCATAATTCTTACGAATCTTGAATTATTTAAATTAATGCCCAACTTTTCAGCTCTAATTTTATATTGGCGATTAAGCTTATCTTCTTGAAGATCGCCGCCAGTTGCATCATTAATCTTTTTGACTATTCTAGATATTGATTTTGGAGCTATATAACTTGTTAATAATCCCACATCTTGTGATGGAACTATATCTGGATTAATTTCTCGCAAAACATCTAAAACAGATCTCTGCTCGATACTCAGTGATTTAATCTCCCTATCTGGAAAAATTAATTCGGCAATTTTTAATGAAGATGAGCCAGACTTAGCTTGATCAACAATAAATTCTTTTTCTTCTTTCGAAAAGAAGATTCCTTCTTTCTTTTCTTTTTTGGTAGTATCAAAGCTTATCTCATTATCAATTAAAAATTTTCTAACAAGTCTTCCCTCTTTGCATCTACCGTCTAACTTATCGTCATTAAAGCACTTTTGTGTTAATTCTATCAAAGAGCTAATTTTTTTGCAATTTTCCAATAAAAATTCTTTATTTTCTTCAGTAAGTTTCATTTACAATAATGTCAAAGTTTTTTATGATGTCTTCTGCCTTTTTTTGAAAGATGGACTTAAGATTTTTTACTTGTCTATATCCTGCTTTTCTCTTTTTTTCATTAGTTTTATAACCCATATAAGATGCGACATCCTCTTCTGTGCAATTTTCAAAAAACATCATATAATAAGCCCGATAATGTGTTTCGCTTAATTGGGACTTCATATGATCATTTAATTTATTAACGGAAAGATCATAAGAAAAGCTGTTATCTATTTTCGAACTAATTTCATTTACATGGTTCTCCGTTGATAATGTTATTTTTAAATCTAAACCTGTTTTTTTGAAAGCAGACCATTTATCATATAATTTGCATTGATTATCTTGAATGCCGCTATTTGTCGCAGAACAAGTATTTTCTCCTGTATTAAATTGACAATTTACACAAGGACGAACATAATTACCATAATGGTTTCTGACCAAATTTCTAATTTGATTCGATATGATGCGACCAATCCAAGGTTCAAGAGGGCGTTCTTGATCCCACATATGCCATTTTTTATGGATATGAATTTTAATAATTTGTGATACATCTTCAAAATCAAACCAATTGATAGCGTTAAGTTGCCATTTATTTTTTTGTTTATTGATTGCCGCTTCAATTATGTCTGAATTGTCTTCAAAGGTTTGATGATTATTTTTTTTCATCAATAAAATCATCTACAGATCTTCTGCGAGTTGGTTTGAAGGAGTTCTGGGTATTTTGGCCAAACAAGCTGCCAAAGTTGAAGGAGTGGTTTCCGCCATCAGATTCAATATCTACATCGAGCTTTCTGATATTTGGCACACTAGCCACGCTCGTCTCATCTTCATCAAGATCATCATCTTCCTGATCTAGATTTTCAAACGATTGAGATGGCAATATCTTTTTCGCAATAGCAATAGACCCTAAACTATTACCACATTTTGTACAAAAATTTGGTTTAGCTAGATTATACTGTAACTTATTGCCACAACTAGAGCAAAAAATATGATTCATATATATACATTAAGTATATATAGTAAACCATACTTTTTCAATAATGATAACAAAAAAAATCTTTTAAATTGAGCTTTTCGCAGCTTGAGCGTAAGATGTTTTAGTGTCACATGTAATTACACAATTATTGTTGTTCTAGCTTTCGAATAATGAATTTTAATATTTGACTCCTAACAATATCTGATTCGTCAAAAGAAAATGAGCATATTCCATTTTCTGTAGACTGCTGATCATTAAAAATATTAAACATTTGACTAAATCCGCCTTTGTGATGGATGTCGCTTTGCATAAAGTCTCCGCAAATAATAATTTTAGTATCTTCCCCAATACGGGTAATCAAAGTGGTTAATTCTTTGAATGTAAAATTCTGAGCTTCATCAGCAACAATCAATTTATCTCTCCAACTTGCCCCTCTTAAGAAGTTAATTGGCGCTGCGGCTATTTTTCCCTCATTTTTTAGGAATGCCACATCTCCAGCATGAATGATTTCTTCAAGTTTGTCATAAAGCGGCATTAAGAACGGATCAAACTTCTCCGATATATCTCCAGGTAGTGAACCAAGCCCTTTATCGGCGCTTTCAGCGATACTTCTTATATAAATAAGATCTTTTTCTTTGTGCTGTTGCATTAATTGCAATGCCCCATAAAGAGATAGATATGTTTTTGAGGTTCCAGCTGGTCCTGAAATAAATATGATTTTATTTTCGGGGTTTAAAATTATCTCCAGTAGATCTTTTTGTTTTTCAGTAAATTTGAATTTTTTAGATTTGAATTTTATTGGCTGATTTAATAATGTTTTAATGTCAGCAACATCGATCTCTTTCCTTTTCACTTTCGCAGCTTTTTTAATGGCCATGTTATAATAATTACACTTACATATTGAAATATTAAACAACAATTTCTTTAATTGAAACTTGAGTTGTTAAAGTTTCATTTTCTTGAATATTTGTCTGTTGCGAAAAGATATTTGCCCCTGATTTCATTGCAATTGTCGCCCCAATAGTATTTTGGGCATTTTTTAATATTAAGTTTAAATCTGATGGGAGTTTTGATCCAGAAAAATTTATAAACGATGTTAAATCGGTAGAAGAGATATCCATTTGTTTTTCTACTGTATCTAATATAAAATTGCTAGCATTTGTTTGGCCCAAATTGTAAATGGGTGATCTTCCGCAATTAACGGAATATCTAATAGAATTTTGAATATTACTAACAAATCCCGTTGTCGAGGAAATTGAACAAGTGTTTCCATTAATCATTGTATTTGCAAATCCAGTTGTTAAATCAATAGAAGCGGTATCTGTTGGCACATTAAACGAATATGTATTTCCAATTCCAATAACTCCTAATGTTGGAATATATTCAGTAGAATAGGGTAACGGCTCTAATTGCGCTCCGTATGCATATATAGCATCACCAGATGATTCTATTTCAATTCCTATCAAGGGATCTATAGCAGCTGGAAATGAATACCTTACCCATTCGCTACTTAATTCGGGATTAATATTTATCCAATTCGTTCCGCCATCAAGCGTATAATTAATATTTCCAGTGCCAAAATGTCTTTTTAAATAAATAGAAAAAGTTTTTTGCAAATTTGAAATAAATCCGTAATTATAAATAAATCCAGCATTTTGAGTTGCGTATAACTGTATTTTATTAAATTTGAGAATATAAGATTTGTTTATGTTGGATAGCCCATAATTTATGTGACTATATCCATCATCCCCCCACTGTATTCCTACATTTGGATTTGGAATAAAAATTCCAGAAGCAGTAATTGTATTATATCTTATTTCTATATCTCCAGTATTAAAATATAATTGTATTTGATATGTTTGAGGCTGTGAGCCGCTAAGAGCATTTACTGCGCTGTATTCAATGATGAATTTATCAGTTTCTTGTTTATACCAAATTTTCCCACCACTAGCAAACATATCTCTCCAATAAGCGGCAATAAATTTTTTGGTAGTAGATGGAATAGGAAAGTCTTGGTTTTGATAATCAGCATATCCTTGATCAGCGGAATCAAAAGAAATTATTCCATTATTGCTTATAAATACTTTTGAATAAGCCGCGCCTCCCATTGTAAATGTTTTTCCAGAAATAAAAGCTATACCAGTTGATAAATCATTATTAGTTTGCAATGACGATAAAAAAGTACCATCACCAGTTATACTGGACCATGAAAATGGTTGCTGATTGTCTATTGCAAAAACTGAAGCATCAGTAACTGTTTGGCCTTTGCCTGAAATTAATGTCGCTTTATAGCCGCCAGTAGGATCTAGCTGATTTCCTATTGGCTCCTCGCAATTCGTATATAGATAATTGATGCCAGTTAACGATTCACTGTATAATAACTCATTTGTAGATGCTGGGGTAGTTATTGTTACATATTGTTGATTACTTACATTTAATACTGGTGCATTATTAACTATATAGCTGGCACTCAAACCAACGGGTTTAAATGGCTCCACACTAACATCGTAATTGCTTAAATAACAGCCACTATAAATATTATTACCAAATCTAATATTATAAAAATTGTCTCCCGAAGAATCTAAAATAGTATTTAATGCTCCAGAGGTTTCAGTATTAACATAGGAATTAAAAGAAATCTTTGCCTGTAAAGCTGCGCCATTAGTAAACTGACGATTTTGATCTATATCAACGCCCAATAATCTTGATGCATCATTTTGCGCCTGATAATCAATAGTTATGTTTTGGGCTGGGATATAATTATATGCTTTACCAAATATTAATTTTGTATGCGGCGAAACATAACCAGTAATTCCATTGACTGCATCGGCGGACAAAACACCAGTTAATGAAGCAGATCCAGAAGTAGAATTTGGAGCATAATAATCATTGTTTTGAAACATATAATAAAAAGACGTTCCTGTTGGATCATTAATTGCATTTAAAATTCCACTAGCAGATACTCCCAGACCAGAACATATCACTCCTGTATAAGCAGATGTTCCATAATATTTCCAGCCAGAACTAAAACCAGTTCCTGATGCATAAAATATACTGCCAATTGGACCTGGCGAGTAGTTGTCATAATAATCCAAACTATATGTATCGTTACTTCCTGACCATTTTAATATTATAGCAAATGGAGTGAGTCCAGTATTCATATAATCAATGGTGTTACTACCCGAATTATAACCAGAAAAATATAATTCAGGCAGTAGCGCCTCTGGAAAAGAATCTGGTTCGATAGTTCTGCTTCCATCCAAATTATAAAAAACCAAAGATCTAAATTGCGGCAAAAGTATTTGCGCGTCTGGCGCTGTGTAATTTATTTTCGGCGCAAAGAGTTGTTCATAGTTTGAAGCATTACCAGAAACCCGCGTAAAAGAGTTGTTTAAATACTGCACAGAAGTGTTTTGGGCAGTGGATTTATTTATCATGTATAATGAATTATCAATTCCATTTGGATCATAGATATTGGCGAAGGGTAAAGTATCTAAGCTGTCTTCTTTTCTGATATATACTGGGAGGTCGCTGTAGTTCATTTTTTTTCCTTTTTCCTTTCATTGTTACACTTGTTTTTGTTTTTAGTTTTTTCCTTTTTCCAAAATACGGTCCCGTATTTTTTTTACTTTACGTTTAGAGCTTTTGTGAATGAGTGGATGAGAAAGTGAGGAAACTGTCCCCCCGCCGTTTCTGTTAGGTTAGACTAACAGAAGTTTTGAGTAATGGGGGGGGGTCAGTCTAACGGTCTGTTAGCCTAACGGTCTGTTAGCTCAGCATGGCCACGACATAGGAAAGCCCCGCCTTGTGAGGGCGGGGCTTTTCGGTTAGGTTAGATTAGATGATGCCTTTGATATGAAGGGAGCGAAATTTTTCAATATCGCCGTCGTCGTGGTCTATCACATTGGCGACGAAATACCACTCGCCAGTCTTAACGGCACAAGCGATTTTGTCCACCGATACGATGGTAAAATTCCGATAGTCGTCGGTGTGGGGTAGAGCGGCGGCGGCGGCGGTTGCATAGCGGACGGATTGCCCGACGATACGGGTAACGATTGCGGTGGCTTCAATGATGGTCATTTCAGGTATTCTGGTTTGGACTAGGGGCGGGGGCCTTGTGCCTCCCGACAAGGAAAGAATGCCATAGGACGGACCTTGCCACAAGCTTTCTTTTGTTCTTTTCAAAAGATTTTTTTCTGAAAAAAAAGGTTGACGACCTCCCGCGAGATCGGTCTAACGGAAATGTAGAGTGGCTATACTATAGCAAAGCTATACTATACTATACCATACTATACTAACGGATGGTTAGAAGCTATACTATAGCTATACTAACAAAATCTAACAGAACGCCCCTTCTGTTAGATTTCTGTCACTAATCTGTCACTAAGTTCTGCTAGACCATTGTCAAGCTTTTTCTCAAAAGAAAGTTTTTTAATTGAACGAAATAGTTCTTGTGGTGGGTCCGTTCTTGTCCTATGATTTGGCCATGTCCACGACATCCACCACCCGCCTAGTCCAAGTCCAATTCAACGTTGAAATTGGAGAAATTGAAAAAGAGTTGACCTTTGAATTCGAATACACGCCAAGTTGCAAAGGCTCACGCGACTTTTACGGTCAACAAAATGAGCCTGATACTAATGACGAAATGGAATTCGTCGCCGCCTATGACGAGGACGGCGAGGAGGTCGAAATCGCTTGCAAGCAAGAAATCGAATGCGCTTGTCAACTTGCATGGCAAGAGGTAGCAAACGACTAATCCAACCGCCCCCCGCAAGGGGGGCAAACCCTTTGCCCCATGAAAATACTAACCGAAATCACATTCTGCGCGTTCCTTGGCCTCGCGCTTGTCACCGCCCCGCTTGCGTTGCGAGCGGTCCTCAAGCTGATAGAATCTATCAACTAACTCTAATCTAGCAGCCCACCCGAAAGGGTGGGTTTCTTTTCTGCTAGAATCTAACCGTTAGTGACGAAAATCTAACAGAACGCGGCTTCTGTTAGATTTCTGTTAGAGTCTAACTATTAGGCCGTTACAAAATCACAGCCTAATCTAACTATTAGACCGTTAGAAAATCACAGCCTAACTCCCCATTCTGTTACTTTTCTGCTAGGTAAATCTGCTAGGCTGTTGTCAAGCTTTTTCTTAAAAAAAGTTTTCAAATTAAGCGAAAAAGATCTTGCGGCGGGTCCGTTTCTCACCTATTCTTTGGCCATGTCCAACACCGCCCAACTCCTAGAACAAGCCACCTGTTACTGCATTTATTTCGTGACCTTTATCGTCTGCCCCGTCATCGCGGGGTATGCCCTAACAACTCTTTACTTCATCTTCAAAGACTTTCCCAACTAACATGAAAACCCTCCTCTTCAACCTAACAAGAATCCTTTTCGCTACGGTAGCGTGTGCTACCTTCTGGGCCTTTGTCGCCTATGGTATCCACTCTGTCATTCAACCCTTCTTCCCATACTACCTACCATGACATCTAACGTCCAAGAGTTCCTTAAGAATCCAATTGATGCGCCACGCCACAAGGCTCGCGTCCTAGTCAATAGGGCAGTGAAAGATCTATCAGGTGGGGCTGTATGTCTCAGTGATCTAGCAGATACGTTCAACCTGTGTGCTGGGTTGGATGAGTTGGAAGAGCTGATAGATGAGGCTGACGAGTTCACCCCCATGCAAGACCTGCTAGACGTAGCCCAAGACATTGCGGCACAACTGCTAGAAGAAGAGGGCTTCCCCGCCTAACAGATCAAGCCCTGAGCATGGCGATAAAAGGCTCTAACTTTCTAACTGGTGGACATGGTAAGTCCTCGCCCCTGCGAGTGTAGGGCGGGGCAGTCTGCTAGAATCTAACAAATCTAACAGGCCCCCTCTTCTGTTAGATTTCTGTCACTAATCTGTCACTAATCTGTCAGTAAATTCTGCTAGGAAAATGTCAAGCTTTTTCTCAAAAAAAAGTTTTCGAATCGCATGAAATAGTTCTTGCGGGTTTCTAGGTTTTCTGCCATTCTCTCCTTGCCATGACACTACTTGCACCACTACTGATCCAACTCGAAATTGCCGAACGCGAAACCTCCGACCTCTGGCGCGAAACGCCTTGGGACGAAAAAGGTTTTGAGTTGAATGAAAATTTGATTCGCTCCCTCAGAAATGCGATCATCGCAATCGACCCGACCGCCTACGAAATCCTCTGAACCCTAACAACCCACCCGAAAGGGTGGGTTCCTTTTTGGTTAGAATCTAACAGAAAAAACTAGCAGCTTTTTAACAGTTTAGTGACGGAAATCTAACAGGCCCCCTTTTCTGTTAGATTCTTGTTGGGATTCTGTTAGAGTCTAACTATTAGGTCATTAAAAAATCACAGCCTATTTAGGCATTAAAAAATTGCAGCCTGTCAAGTCTTTTCTCAAAAAAAAATAATCAAAGAAAACACAAAAAAGATCTTGTCGTGGGGTAAAATTTCACCTATTCTCCGAGTATGAGCTTGCTCCCATTCCCAGCCGATTCCACTGAGTTCGAAGAATACGTTTCCGTCATGGAGGCTATGGCCGACGAGGCTATCGCGTCCACGCCCGATCCGCGCCCTGAAAATTTCTACTATGAAGATGGTCCTCGCTCCTACGCCCACTGATTATGTATACCGTTGAATATTACCTTGTCGTTCCCCGCGCCGTGCGTGTCGGGGTTGCCATCCACTCCTCGCCCAAGGAGGCTTATCGTCTGGCTGTTTGCCGCGCCTACGATGCCTCTGCCGCCTCTGGCGGGTGTGAGAGTATCGGGGTGGAGGGCTACACCATGTGGCTTGATGGCAAAAAAATCCACTCCTTTTGCGACATTTAATCTTGACAACCCGCTCGAAAGGGTGGGTTTCTTTTCGGTTAGAATCTAACAGAAAAGTAGTAGAAATCTAACAGAAGGCGTGTTCTGTTAGATTTCCGTTAGAACCCAACTATTAGGCTGTTAGAAAATCACAGCCTATTTAGGTGTAGAAAAATTGCAGCCTGTCAAGCTTTTTCTTAAAAAAAAGTTTCAGAATAATGCAAAATAGTTCTTGTCATTGGTTCGTTTTTTAGTCATCCTCTGGTCGTTATGAACCTCATTCCATTCCCTGCTGATTCCGCCGATTACGAAGAATACACCAGCGTTATGAACGCGATGGCTGACGAGGCCAATGCGTCCGCGCCCGATCCCGAGCCTGATGGCTGGTCGCCCGATGAAGAATCCGATGAGCTTCGCGCTCGTGAAGACGGTGACTACTACGCCAACCTCTACGAGCGCGAGGACGATTACGATGACGGTGATCCCTACGGGTGCGACGATCAAATTTCTGAGTATGGCATGGAAGGGTGCTGCGGCGACTTCTGAACCCTAACAGCCCACCCGAAAGGGTGGGTTCATTTTTGGTTAGAATCTAACAGTTTAGTGACGAAAATCTAACGGAACGCCCCTTCCGTTAGATTTCTGTCACTAATCTGTCACTAAATTCTGCTAGAAAAATGTCAAGCTTTTTCTTGAAAAAAAGTTTTAGGAAAGACATAAAAAAAGCTTGTTGCTAGTCCGCTTCTGAACTATCTTCGGGCGTCTCCAAACCACCTAAAAAAAATGAGCAAGCAAGTTGAAATATTCATGGATGTTGAAAAGCTGAATTCTGATGGCGATGTAATCGGATGTGACAGTATTCTTGTCGTTGGCGAATATTCGCCAGCGGAGAGAGGATCTTGTGATTACTACGGCCAAGCGATGGAACCCGACCTTCCCGATTCCATGGAAATCCTTTCTGCCACGACTGAGGATGGCGAGGAAATCGACCTTGGAAAATGCGAAGAAAGAGTCGCCTTAGAACTCCTATGGGAAGCGATTGCAGATTGAGCCTAACGGCCCGCCCTAACAAGGCGGGCTTCTTTTTGGTTAGAATCTAACGGTTTAGTGACAGAAATCTAACAAAACGCCTCTTCTGTTAGATTTTCGTTAGATCTGTTACTTACTCAGTATTAAGGACTTATCTATTTACAGCCTATTTAATTGCAGATGAATTGCAGCCTATTTGTCAAGAAAAAAATCACAGGACAGTAGAAATAAATATCCAAAAAAGATCTTGCAAGGGCCATTGTTCTCTGTCATTCTCTCCTCGCCATGAAACTACTAAAGAAAATCTACTACTATCTCAACCCACTTCCTGCCCCCAAATACGGCGCATCAATCTTTGAACAAAAAAGCTGGTTGACAAAGCAAACCGAGGAGGCTATGTTTCGCCAAGCGAAAGCTCACATCTATCAAACACGCTAACTCTCCACATATGAAAATATATAAAATTCCCTGCGTTTGGGAAGTCTATGGACACTTGGAAATCGAAGCTGAATCATTGGAAGGCGCGATTTCTATTGCTGAAGATGACGATACCAACCTGCCCATTGAAAGCTCTTACATTGAAGGATCTTTTTGGGTTGATTGCGACGGCATTGACCTTGACGAAGAATAAAATTGACAAAGGGGGCGAAAGCCCCCACACTTTCCCCGTATGAATACACTACCACCACCACCCGCCATTATCAAAGTGAACACAGACTTCTCCGCAGGATTGGATCTTCGTAATCCATTAGAATCTGCCGCCTATCTTAAAGCAGCAAGCCACTTCCTCTCATCTTGGCCGCAAGATTGGTCTGCCGAACGCCTTTGCTTGGCAATGATTGACGAGGAATCTCCTGATAAAGATCTAGTCAAACCTTGGGAAGCTCTAACAAAAGACCTTCACCCAATGGATGACCCCTTGTTCTTTGTGGAAGAATTAATCAATGGCTTGGCCGAGGACTTTTTGATCTTTCTATCAGAAAACGCATGAACGCTCTCGAAAAACTTCAAGATGTAAAAGAGTATATCTCCACTCTAATTAACGGGAGCGAAGCCGAAGCTATTGATCTATTGGTCAACTATGGCGAAATGATGGAAGAAAATCTAGCAGAAGTAATAAAAGAATTATTCGATGAAACATCTAGTCCTAACAATCCATAAAAATCATGTATCTTATCGCATGGGCAATCGTTGTGGCAGTCATTGTTTTTCTGGCGACCCGCCGCAGAAAGTAGTTGACTACCTAATCAAACTAATCAATCCTTCTTCACATGAAATCATTTGAACGCACCGCCGAATCTATCGAACTCGATCCTTGCTCAAGCTATTGGTTAAAAGAAAGAATTAAAGAACTCCGTGAGCGCGATCCTTTCGACGCTTTGCGCGACATTGAAACATTGAATTGGCTTTTTGAAATGAGAGCCGAAGAATTGAAACCTTCTTACATGAAAGGGCTTTAATGTTAACCGTGCAAGAAGCCGATTGTTTTATCAAATTAGAGTTGAAATCGTGGGGTCTAAAAAACTATTCGTGGGAATGGGCGGGCTTTTCTCATTTGGGAGAAGCTCACCCCCATAAAAACAAAATTAAATTGTCTCCACGAATTCTTTCCTCCTCTGCTCTTCTGATTGAAATTGTAAAACATGAAATCGCCCATTGTTTAGATTGGAATGAACGTGGGACATTTGCAAGAAATGGCAAAAATGATTTTCATGGTAAAAATTGGAAAAAATACTGCTTGCTTGTCGGATGCCGTCCGCGTAGATTGATCCCGTTATGAAAACAATTGATATGACTCCCACTTGGTCTGATATTCTTCCCATTCTGATTCGTCTGATTGGAAACTACAAAACCCACAAAGATGCATCTATCGAATTGGCTCGCATGGCCAAAATGGCTGATGCCTATATTGAAAGCCAAAAAACAAAAGATTTCTAGTTGACATGGTGTGGGTAAGGGCGAGGGGGTCTGGTAGCCTCCTCGCCCAACTCGCTGAAAATCTAACAGAAGAGGGCCGCTGCTAGATTCTGTTAGAAATCTGTTACTTTTCTGTTAGTCGAGCTGTTAGGCGATAAAAGATGAAAAACAATGAAAAAGATGTGGACAAGTCCGCTGGCTGTGCTATTCTTTCCCCAGCGAAAGCAAACAAAAGAAGACCAGATGCTTCGCCCCAGCAGAAAGGGGCAACCTCAAACCAAACCACACAAAAAAATGTCACTCATCATTGCAAAAAACAAAGTCAACGCCGAACAACTCGCTTCCGTTTTCACCCCTGAAAAAACCGAATCGTTTCAGCCAATCCCTCACTTCGGCCTTGTCGAGCTTACCCGTGAAGCTATTGGCCGCGCTGGTCTTTCCATCTCTCAAGAAGAGCATTCGCTTGCTCGCGGTGGTCAACGCTACTTCGGCGGCTTCGCCCTCTCTGGTCTTGACATCACGGGCGCGGATCGTCAAATCGTGTTAGGTCTTCGGAACGCTCACGATAAATCCTTTGCCGCTTCGATTTGCGTTGGCAATCGCATGATGGTCTGCGAAAACCTTTGCTTCTCTTCGGATATCAAGCTCGCTCGTCGTCACACCACGAACATCATGACGGACCTTCCCCGTGTCCTTGCCGATGCTGTTGGGCGTGTCGTCTCTCATTGGAATGACATGGGCAATCGGATTGAAAGCTACAAGCAAACCGAAATCACCCGTGACCGCGCCGCTGATCTTCTGATCGACCTTGTGGATTCCAAAGCATTCCCTGCGCGTGAAATCTACAACGCCGTGCAAGAGTTCCGCAACCCTCGCCACGAAGAGTTCAAAGGCGGCTCCCTGTGGACGCTCTACAACTCTGTGACCGAAAACCTCAAGGGTGGCGACCTTTCCAAGTTGCCTTTCCGCACGATGACCGCGCAAAGCATTTTTGACCGTATCGCGGGACATCGCCCAACAATTGAAAGCGTCATTGATCTTGCCGATGCTGGCGAGGAAATGGAAACGCTGATCGTTGCGGGAGCGTAACGCCTAACGGGGCGAGCCTAACGGCTCGCCCTAACTTTTGGTTAGGATCTAACAGAATCTAGCAGCAGCCCTCTTCTGTTAGATTTCTGCTGAAAAAGCTGTTAGTGGTTTTCTGTTAGGCTTTGTCAAGTAAAAAAGCATGAAAAATAAAAATCATTTTAATAAAGAAAAACCTTGTGGCTGGTCCGCTCTTTCGATACTCTTTGGCCATGCAGACGAAGTTTTACACCCTCTCAAATTCATTCCGCACCATCAAGCTCGCAACCTCCCGCTTTGGTTGTTTCATCAATAACGGTGAATTGGTTTATCGCATCAAAAGAAAAGAAGCGGCGAATGCCATGCGTTACGCTCGCGCCACTAACGGCAAAGTCTCCACAATGAAATAATAATAAAAAAAATGAATACCACCACCATCATCATGTCAATCGTCGCGTTGCTTTTGTTCTCTGCCATCTTTTTTCTTATACAAGATGAAATCCGAGTCGCAAAGCGGAATGCTGCTAGATACCGAGCCTATTGCAAAAAGCTGATAGACGAAAACGATTCTCTCCTGAACCATAAACCAAAACAAACCGTGAACAAAACACTAGACCAACTGATTGCCGAAACCAAAGGAAAATTCTTTTCCGTCACCTTTACCAAAAAAGACGGTTCCGTTAGGACCATCAATGGCAAAGATAAATATCGTCGCCTCTTGGCTGGCGGAACTAACCGAGTCGAAGGATTGGGTTATGTCTCGTTCGTCAACCGCAACGCCTCTAACATCCTAACAAAGAAGGGTGGCCAATGGGCTTGCGCTCACAAGGAAGGGGTTCTAACATTCAAGTGCGGCGAAATCAAAGCCGAGTTTGTGAAAGCCTAACAACTAACAGCCCCACCCGAAAGGGTGGGGTTCTTTTTGGCTCGCATCTAACAGAATCTAACAGCTGCCCTCTTCTGTTAGATTTTTGTTAGGCTCTATCAGGATAAAATAAATGAACTATTTATTGACATAAATTCACAGGCTGGTATCTTACACCCATGCAAACGCTATTCGAATACCAGTCCACTTACGCCGCCACTCCTGAGTATCGCATCGCTCGCCCTAACGGGTGCGTGTCATTCATGGCATCAGTTGAACATGATGAAGACGAGGCAGATGATTTCTTGTTAGAAAGAATCTTCGCTCTTTGCAATCACGGTTCTGGCCGTGAACATGAGCAGTTCAAAGTCACCCCTATCCCTTCTCTTTCTGTGGGAGACTATGTAAAATTGGGTTGCAGGAAGGGCGACGTTGTGCGACTCTATCGCTGCGAACCAACTGGATGGAGTCAATCATTCACTACTAACTAAAAACATGAAAGTCAGAATCTATTACAACTTCCACAAGAAACTCTTCTCTGTTCAAGAGAAGGTGAACGGATCTTGGAAGGTCGTTGAATACACAAAGGAAATCTTTCTCCGCAATGCAACGTTCAAGGTGAGCGAAGCAGGGCGGCAAAGAGTCTTGAAAGAAAAGCGTAAAAATGTTCATGCGTTCATCTTGGGCGAGCGTTTCCCCTTCATCCCCAAGTCTTTTGTCTATCGTGACGAAATTTCTTACAACCCTTACAAGGGGCCGAACTTTATGGTAGTATCAGAAGACAAGCCTCTCGACAAGGCCAAATATGTTACTATACTCAACGGCAAGGTGATAGCTCTGATTCCCGAATTCAAAGGAATAAGGATCTAACGACCAACAGCCCCGCCCGAAAGGGTGGGGTTTTTTTGGTTGAAATCTAACAGAACGGGGCGGCTGCTAGATTTCTGTTAGAGCTTCTGTTAGAAATGCGTTAGGCTTCTGTTAGAGGATTGTTAGGGCCAGAAAAATAAATAAAAATCATTAAAAAGAGCTTGCAAGGTCCGCTTCAAACGCTAAGATTTGGCCATGTCACTCCTCAACTCTGGAAATAGCAAGACCCGCAAGGGTGAAAAAAAAGGCTTCACAACCTACGGCATTCACTTGGCCCCAGCCTCTCTATCAGGTTTCAATGTCTGCGACTCGTCAAGTGCGGGTTGCCGTTGGGCTTGTCTCAACACTGCGGGGCGCGGTGCAATGACTTCCGTTCAACGCGCACGAATCAAAAAAACGCTTTTCTTCTTTAAAGACAAGCAGGGTTTTCTAGCAGAACTTTGGGCCGAGGTTGCAAAATCTATCAAGTCAGCTGCCCGTAAAAACATGATCCCTTGCTTTCGTTTAAATCTCACTTCGGATTTGCCGTGGGAAAAAATTAAATTCAACGGGCAAAGTGTCATGGAAGCATTTCCTAACGTGCAATTTTATGACTATTGCAAGTCTCCCGAACGGATGACTAAATTTGTCAATGGTGAAATGCCAAAAAATTATCACCTCACGTTTTCAAGATCGGAAACTAACGGTGCGCTTGCTTTGGCTTTCCTGCGCTCTGGCGGAAACGTCGCAATGGTTTTCCGCAAGTCTCTTCCTGCTACATACTACGGCCACGAAGTGATCGACGGCGACGAAACGGACTTGCGTTTCTTGGACGGATCGGGTAAGATTATCGGGTTGAAAGAAAAAGGACTCGCCAAAAAAGATGCAACGGGCTTTGTGTTAGAACCAGCATGAGTATAGAAAATTTTGTAATTTTAATAATTATTATTCTTTTAATATCACACCGCAGCACATGAAAATTTTTCGCCAGTTAATTGAGACAGAACAAATCGGATGGTTCATTGCCGATGCCACACATGACGATGGCAAGATCCAATCCCTGAAGGTTTTCCCTATCAGTAGTGACGGGGGTGTCGAGCAAGCTCTGGAATATGGGATGGTTACTCTATCCTCGCTCGTTGAAAGAATGCAAGAACATCTAACGAAAAGCATCGAGGAATAACGACCTAACAAAACCTGCCCCTCTGAAGGGGGCGGGTTTTGTTAGGGATCTAACGAGAATCTAGCAGAAATCTAGCAGCCGCCCTCTTCTGTTAGATTTCACCTACACCTCTAGCCACACCTGTTAGATGGTGCTTATTTAGAGAGTTATTTATTTACAGGCTATTCATTCACAGGCATTATTAAGGCTCTGTGAATTCACAGGCGTTTTTGGTAGGTCGTGATGGAATCGAACCATCAACTAAAAATTAGAAGTTTCTTGTTATATCCATTTAACTAACGACCCAAAAATTATTTAATCACTTATACTTTATACTAAAGCCGCGCCCTATGTCTTATATACTATACATTGATTATCTTATTTGTCAATATATATATTTACAGAAGATCCCAAGCGTCCATGCCGCGAGCTTCAAGAAGCTCCTCTTCATGGCTTGCGCTTGCATCGTAGGGATCAACGTAGTTCCAGTAGCCGAACCATTCGTTTTCTTGTCCTTCCAATCGAAGACGAGCCTTCTTGTCGAAGTGAGTGCGGCCTTCTTGGCAATAGGAACAGCTGCCATGATTGCGGCATGAGCGATCAAACCTCTTGCTTCCACGATATGGTTTGCGATATTCTTTCTTGTTGTCGATGGCTTTACCAAGCATAATGTTATTTGTTTTTATTTTTATTCTTCGTGGGCTTCATCTTGATAGCCGCCCATTTGATACTCATTATTTCGCGCCGAAATCTGGCTCATGAAATTCTCATAGCGAACACTAGAACTTATAATTTCTTTTGCTTGTTTAATTGCCTCCTTAGTAAACTTATATACATTAGGAGGAATCGGCAGGTGATCGTTGTATTCTTTATTTGCCGCCCAGTGTTTATCCCACACTTTAAAGTATTCTTTTAGAATCAAGAACTTTCGAAACTGATTGACACTAGGCATGTAGATAAGACTACCAAACAAATGATCAGAGGTATTACATCCATAAATATTTTCTGCTAGAACTGCGTCTTCTGTTGCTGTTGGTCCAGTTACCCCTACTGCGATTCCAAGACCATTATTTGAAACAATATATTTATTCATATGATTAGATTTTTGTGAGTGCGCGGATGCCAGTGTCGGTGATTTTTCTAGCACCGTCAATCTTTAAGAATCCAAGGCGCAAAAGATTAATCTCTGCATCTCGTTGGATACTTGTCCTTGATAGTCCAGTAGAAGCAGATAGCATTGCCAACGTGCAATCTCCACGACTCTTGAGGGTGTTGAGGATCTCTACTTCCGTATTGGTAAGACCATAAGCCTTGATATCCAGAACATCGCGGAGCTTATCCCAGTCTTTGCGGCCAAAGATTGCTACGTTATTGGATTCGCAATACATCTCAATTTCTTTTGAGCGTTTAACTGCGGAGCGAGCATTACCACGAAGGGTGAAACTAATATCTTTGATTACATCATCTTGGAAAGTAACCCAGTCCAAACGCTTAGTAAGGATATCGGCAAGCTCTGAAGATTGATATGGTTTAAAATCAATAATAGTCAGGCGATCTTTAAACGGCGCAAACAGTTTATCTGGCTCTGTAGTGGCAAAGATGAAACTCTGACGCTCAAAGTTAAACTCAAAGTTATTTTCGCGCCATTGAAAGTGTTTCTTACTTACTCCTTCTACATTGAAGATAGTAAGGAAGGACATAACCAATTCTTTTGGTAGCGCATGTGCTTCGTCAAACAGAACGGTGATGTCACTATCCATGATGATGGGCATGAAGATCTGTTCAAAGAACTGCTCGCTGTTCTTAATGGTGGAGCAATTAATCTCAAGCAATGGTTTATTCAACTCCTTGGCGAAAGCCTTGGAGAATTCTGTCTTGCCCAAACCCTTTGCTCCATTGAACATAAGGAAGGGAGTGATGCCAGTTGCCTTGTGAGCATCAAGATAGAAAGAGAGTTGCTTCTTGATGTGATTTTGGCCAATTAGTGATTCGAACATTTTGTTTTATGTGTTTAGGTTAGTTAGCTGGAGTGAGGACAAACTCAATCTTGGGCTGTTCCTCGACTACCTCGCGGATCGGGGAGAGTGTGGCGACTGGAGTTTCGACTGTCAAGCCAATTTCTTCCAACCATTTTTTACTCACCACGATTCGTGAGTTCATTCCAACCGCATTAAGGAGGTCGGAGATGTTTACTCTTACAAAGGAGGTCGATCCTGCTGGACGACCACGGCGTTTGGTATGTGCTTCGTTGCTCATGTGGGCAACAGAGTAATATCTTAGAACGTACCCGTCAACATTTTTTCACATAAAAAATAATTAATCTAAACGAATGAAAACAAATGAGAATCTCTGGAATCAACTGAAAACAAACGAAAGATTAAATATCGGCGCGAAATGGATCTATTTCAATTGTTTATTATTTGGCGCGAAATCATTCACAGGCAAATTACATTATTTGGCCCCAAAGCATTCGCAGACGAATGTGTTATTTGGCCGAAATTAATTCACAGGCAAAATCATTATTTGGCAAAAATTTATTCACAGGTAGTATTAGCCCGTGTAAATACCTACATGACTAACGAAAATAAAAAACTATTGATTGGCCTTCTTGAAGAATTCTTTTCTGATTACGACATAAACGAAAGGAACATGTTGTTTAATAACGATGTAGCAAAGTGTCTAAAGAAAAATCTGCTGCAAAAAGGAAGATGGAAGAACCTTTCCAGAGGAAAGCTCATCGATGGATTCAAGCATAAAGAAAACTTAAATAAAGCAGATAAAAATGAATGCCCATTTTAATTATGGGTATTAGCGCGGCCTAATGCATAATGGCATAAGTATTTACGCGGCCTAATGCATATTTGTCTTATTTTTGGCTTTTTTTGTATTATACCCCTATAAAAAGTTAACTTTTTTACCCCTAAAAGGTATTAGCCCCCGTTAATCCTTTTTGTTTTTTATTTTTTTTATGTGTTTTTCCCAAATATTCTCTGGTTCAGGCTCCTCTTCTTCGATTTCGCCGAACAAATTCTTCATCATGCTGCTGTGAACGCCCTCAATAAAGGCAATAAAGCAAGTAAAAAAGGTCACAAAACCTATCGCCAGCCCCGCTAGCGGGGCTAAAACGACCGCGAAAACCATCCCAAATGTATAAATTACGACTTTCATAGTGACACTAGTATGCGCTACAACCCTTATAGAATCAAGGAAAATCGTAAAAAAGTTAAAAAAACAAAAGAAAATAGAAATTTAACTTGAATAATCCACTATCATTTTCCCATCATCTCTTATTATCCCCTGCTGTTTCTTTTGTTTCCTCTATATTATCTCTTATGTTTACTGTATAGGGATGGTGTGTGTAACCCTTATTCCATAAGGGATTGTGGGGTTTTTACGAAAGAGATTTCGTGAAGATGGAGGGGGTGAAACGAGACCTAAAACAAGGTAAAAATTGATTAAAAAACACACAAAAATACACCCTAGTACAGATACTTTCAAATAAACTCTGCATATGAAGTCAATTCACAGATGGAATAGTTTGGAAATAGCTTTCCGTAGTTTCAAGCAATTTATATTTTTAATATATAATTTACAGCAATCCTTTACAATTACATGTAATAATATGTATGAAAAGATTAACTTCTATCAAAGTGTTAGACCATAAGGTAAAAATTGAATACATGGAACACATAGATAACTGGGGAGAATGCGATTCAGATCGCCTTATTATTCGCCTCTCTAATGAGTGCTTAGAAGACGATAGAATCCATTACGCTACTTTACTGCACGAAGTGACACACTTGATCTTGCGGCTCTCTGGAGTCGCTTATATGGAAGCAAATGACGAGGAAGCTTACGTTAGGTGCATTGAGAATCTACTTATACCTTGGGTATTGAAGAATCAAAACATTCTTGGCCCGAATTAATTTCTCCTTTTAAGTAATCGACGGCTTTTAATAAGATTTTATAATCATCATTGAATGCTCCTAGTGCTCTATTGCATTTGTGGCATAGCCAACCGCGAAACTCTTTTGTTTTATGGTCATGATCTAAGACCCAAGATCCCCTTATTGCTCCACCCTTGCCTTTGGATTGTTCGTTATTTAATCCACAGATGGGGCAAACATAATCTTCATTTGGTTCTTTTATAGTCCTTCTTAGGGATCGACTTACTATTGATAATTCATTAGAGCATTTCTTACATCCAGATCTGAGGTGTTTTGCCCCGCTATTTCTCGCAAAACAATTCACAGGCAAAACCTGAAAACATTTACTGCATGTTTTTGTTTCATCAGACTCAATCATGTTCTTTCCTTACCATTTTGTCTGCTATGGATATCAAATCAATAGTGGGAATAATGGTCATTAGGTCTAGTCTTGTTTTTCTCGCATAGAGTTTATAAACCTGTGGCTCCATAGATACTTCCATCACCATATCGTCTATAATTTCTTGAAGTTTCTGCCTTGAAACTATAACCCAATAGCTTCGCGTTTCGAAAGCGATGTAATCTGCCTGACCATATAGCCATCCCTTTTTACCATTGACGTTTTTTAATTCAATATAATGAATCCTATCTGTAGGATGTTCATCAGATCTGCGAAATTTTTTCATCGCTTTAACATCATATTTGATATTACCATTGGCAACATCCCAATGTTCAAAGATGTTTTGATCTCTAGTCGCCTCAATTGGATTAGGTAATATGGCTGCAAAACGCTTTTCAGCTATTTCTCCATATTCATAAGATTTGGCCCATTTCATAATTGATTAAGGTAGCAAGAGGTTTTTGCTTATTTTGCGATGATTTCCCAAAGGGTAGTTTTGTATTCTCTCACAATCGCGTATTGTTTTGTTTCAAACAACTCTTCTGGAAGGTAATGAGTTTTTTCTTCTTTGCCATTCCTAGTGAAGCCTTCAATCACATGGCAATTGTAACCGTCAAGCATATAAAAGCCTTCTTCATCTTTCAGCACTGGAAGCTTCTCACCAGCCTCATATTCTACTTTTGTATAGACGTCTTGAACAGTGATTTTTTCCTTCAACGTGTGTTCAGAAAAGGCATTTGCCTGTGTAGTCTTGACTTCTGTTTTGATTGGCTCAAGGACAAGAGCTTCGTTTTTGAATTGCGGAGCGGTGGTTGGTGTATTGAGGAGCGTTTTCATATAGTTAGATTAATTGATCTTTTAAAAATCAACAAGAAGAAATTTGTAATGGATAAACTTCATTAAAAAGTATATTTTAATGTGTCGATATCCTTCTCAAACACTTGTTTGACGATTTCTTTGGTGTTATTATTGAAGTAGTCCTGATAAAATTTGTGATTGGTGCTGTTTTTATGAGGAAGTTCTGGCTGAATGTGGGAAATATTATACTCTTTTAGCATTTGCGCGAACTCTTCTTGTAGATTTTCGAATCTCAATATCTCTTTTGGAGGATAAAATCCCTCCATCCATTGAGTTTGTTTGTGTGAAGCGATGAAATTAGGATCATCTTCGTAATCTTTTAGCAGTTCACAGAAAACTTCAAAAGTCATTTCTGTTTTAATATTATATAAACGCCCCAAATCATTTTTTAGTGCAAAATAATACATTGAAACCGCCCGATCCCAAGGATTCCTTACTATACAAAAAGAAAAATAATTAGCCATTTCTCTTTTGAGGACATTATAAACCTCATTTGGTTTGGCGTGAGTAGGATCAAACCAACCTCTATAGAGTTTTTTGTCTGCTAACTCATGAAATCTTTTTTCATGTTTTTTAATCAAATTAAATTGCCCAAGATGCTCAGACATTGAAGTGCTGGCATTTTTGGGTATGCGATAAAATAGAAGATGAAAGATCCATCCTCCACCTCCCATTAATCTTGGCAAAAACTCTTCCATTAAACTTTTTTATACCTATCCTTAGCCTTATTCAAGGAGAGCGCGAAATTAAGCTGCCCAATGGTCCACGAATCACATAGAAAAGTTTTACCCTTAAACGTATACTTTTCTTGTTTCATTTGTTTTAGATTAATCATTTTGGTTATTTAGTTTATTAAAAATATCTTCTGCGTGTTTTTGATCTAATGCCGTCCATCCCTTAATACCCCATTGATTATTAGACGGTGGGAATTCTGCTGGTGGCATATAAACTCCAGCCATAGTCATGCCATTGTGAGATTGAATTTTAATTACCTCCCAATTAATGCTGTTTGAAATCCTGCTTTTACCAGAAGCGATAGCGAGATTATTATCGCGGCGAATGATTTGATAATCATAACCATTTTTTGCGTATTCAGTTAATTCTTTCATGATTTATTTTCTATTTATTTAATATTTGCCACCACTCTTAAATGAGTGATACAATGCCCAAATAGTAACACATGCTCCAGTAAGAAACAATGCCCAAAATGTAATAAAAGCTTGAATAGTATTTATGATAAAGTCAATCATGGTTTCCATAAGTTCAGTGTTCTCAAGAATGCTTCGGCGCGTTCCTCGGCTGGTGCGGATACATCGTGATCCAGCGCGACTAGATACAGCCCATATCCTCCAGTTTCATTGTAGCCAGATTCCCTGTTCAACGCGCCCTCCGCATCGTGCATCGCGTTAAGGTCATTGAGGTAGTCGGGTAACAACTTGATTATTTTAGGGTGTCGAATGTCATTCATGCGGTATCCAGTTCCGCTTGTTTTATTTGGTGAATACACAAATGTATTTGCACCGTCTGATTCAATCCTCCACCCACACGCTTCCGCGATGGCGATTCTCTGTTGTTCAGGATTCATGATTACTATAAGTTAAAAGTTGTTCAAGCCAGTCACCCGAAAGTAATTCCAGCGGATAAGTTTCTTTGTTTTCCAGATTTTTAGATCTCCAATGGTCCTCGAAATCTTCCAGAATTTTAAGTTGTTCAAAAATAAATTCGTCTAGTGTCAAGTATTGTGTTGGCATATTATTAAAGTTTATAAATAACAAAGTGAATATCCGCAAATTGATTCTCAATATATTCAAGAATCGAATGAACGATACTCCATTCTCCTCCCGCTAATCCACATCCCATACCGTGTGGTATGGCTAAAATATACGGCCTATCGTCTTTCGAATCAAGAATAAACTCACAAATTCTCCAGATCCCATCGTGGATAAAATCGTATTGACAATTTCGTTTTAATGGATTTCCATTATTGCCAATGGCTATCTGACCATAGAGATTATAAATTGTTTTATTCTCTTCTTCATCCGAATATGTAAAAAATCCCAATTTAAGATTATCGCCATATAAAGATTCACAGTCAGCTTTGTAAGCGTTTGGATATTTGATTTTAATTTGTTTGGCTATTCCTGCGCCGAAAGTATGATAAAGATTACAGCAATGAACCATACCATGCCATTCACCGTCGAAGATATTTTTATTAATTAATTGCATATTGTGAGTGATTTGAAAACCATTCTGGAATAGCTCTTTTTGTCCATTTGGCAAACGGAGCTTTATCACAGATATAATATAAACGATATTTTTCGACTACAGATAATGAATCAAATGCTGGATGATGACGACAGTTTTGATCTGCTGCGATAGCTACAGGAAACTCTAGAAGATCTCCGTCTGGTACTTGGGCTTTATTGAGATTATCTACTACCCAGTTAATAAAAGGAGCGACAAAATGTGGATTATAACCACGAAAAAGTCTTTCTTCTTCTAGAGCAATAGTATGATCTACTAGCCAAAACATATTAGCTAGTGTTTTGCGCGTCCAAATACTAGACGGATGGTTCCAATGTGAATACTTACGAACGGTTCCTGCTTTTGTATGTGGAGCAATCTCAAGATCTTTAATAAGAAAACAATTAGTAAGCATTTGAACACTTTCCAAAACCATCTTATTGATATGAGCATTGCACATTTGCTGTGCAGCAATAACAGGATTTTTGTCGATAACGAAAATATTCACGGTCTATTTATTTTTAATGATTAAAAAGGAATGTCGTCTTCTTCCTGTTCTTGAATAGCAGTGATCTGGGTTTCCTTCTTGGGTGCGGCTTTTTCTTGCTTGGGCTTCTTACTGGAATCTCCAAGTTCATTTTTCTCAATCAGCCAATCAGCTACTTCTACAGAGCAGAGAGGCAGAAGTCCGTCTTCTGCATCTTCGGAAGTGATTAGTTTCGCTTGACTCTTGGGGAACCAAATAAGATTGTCTGTTTTTTCAGATGCATTCTTTTTTTGTTCTTTCTTGAATCCGTATGCTTTTTCTGTTTCGTGAGCGAGGTATAGATTAATTGTCATGTTTTGATTGTATAGAGGTTTGAGTCATTGTCAATATTTTATTTCTCCCAAACATTAACTACCATCCCTTTGCCCCTAACGCAATATTCAGTATTATCAAGGTCTATTCCGTTGTAGTGTACGGAGCAAAGGTAATCAACACCATTTGGTCCTTCGGCAATACAGATCTTTAACAATTTGGGATCAAAGGTTTCGGCTTCAAAAGTATCACCAAAAATGGTTCCTTTTTCGTATGAATTACATTCCATTATTTGTTCTGGGATATCATCGTATTGAACTTCTGATTCTAAATGTTCGATTATATTTTCATGTTTTTCGATAAAGTCTTGAAATTTTTCGCATAAGATCTCTTCGTAAGATCCATCGTCTTCGACCTTATCAACGGTAATAAAACAAGAATCTAAATCTGGTCCAGTAAGATGACAGAAAATGTCTTCATGATCGTCCCAATAGGACGCTTCACCATCTTTAATTAAGAAATTAAATTCTTCTGGAATTCCTTCGAAATCCTCTGGATTGCATAAATATTCTTCAATCGTAAAATCTTCTTCATTTTGTTTTTGAAACCAAAATGAAAAACTATCTTCGTTCAAAGCGACAAAAACGCTTTCTACTCCGTGACCGCTAAGTCTTACTGTGTATTTATTCATGATCTTTTGTAAAATATAATTCTTTTTCTTCAAATAACTCTTTGACGGTATCTTCGGGAAACGTCTGATGAATCAATATCGTCTTGAAAGCGCCAACCCAATCATCGATGGTTGCATCCCAGTTTAAGGTTAACTGTAAAGAATCATTGAGTCTATAGCCTTCAACTTTGATCGTAATTTTATTGTCTTTATTTGGTATCATAATCACGGTTTTGAATGCCAACTAGCTGGTCTACTAGATCGGCCAGTGATTGATCATCTAGTAATACCATATCGGTATATGGTTTTCCTTTTAAACATTCCCACGCAAGAATCAGCCGATTTTTGAATGAGCGATTTTGTGGATCGGTTTTAAACAATGAAATTTCTGTGCCGAATCCATGATCATGCTCGACCCATAGACCTTCACTACCGCACTCACATTTAAAAAATTTACCTTTCATATTATTTCAATAATGCTTCGATGATTTTTTCGGCGTTCTCCTGTATAGATGGATACTCAAGCGTGTTAAATTGCTCTCCATGTTTAGCGATAAATGCCTGCCAATCCGCGAGAGCTTCGGGAGTTAATGGACGTTTAGATGGTCGAGCTTCGCTTGCTTCACGAATAATTTTAATCAATTCGTCTTCTTTGTCTCTTGCAGCGGCAGAGATTTCTGATCTACTTGGGTATACTTGCTGTCTAATCGAAGTGCTTCCTGGAGCAACCTTGACAAGCCACCAACCTTCGCGCAATCCTTCGTAGGCCCAAATGTCACTTGCAGGAATATATCTACGGCCTACCTTTTTGTAAAGCTGATTATCTTGTTTATCTAGTATTCTATTATATGCTGTCATATTTTATATTATTATATTAAAGTTCCTTTTAAAAATTTCTGTGCGTATGATGGATTGAGTGTATAAATAATTATATGGAAAATGATATTGAATTTGTGGATTGCTGTTCTAACTCAGGTGTATATAAAATTTCGTCCGCAGATGGTTATTTTTATATTGGATCTACAATTAACATAAGCAATAGATGGAAAGAACATAAAAATAAATTATTAAACGGTACACATGAAAACACTCATATAAGAAATAGATTTAAAAAATATATCCAATTATGGAGATTTGAATTACTTGAAGAAACAGCCGCAGATTATGAATATATATTACAAAGTGAACAGCATTATTTGGATTTACTGTTTCATGATAAAAAATGTATGAATATAAATCCGTCTGCTTTTAAACCACCTTCTCAACTTGGTAAATCAAAATCTATATTACATACTGCTAGGATAATTTTAAGTAAATTGCAACGAGGTATTTATAAGAATGCAAATATAGCAGATGCAACTCTACAGTTATTAATAGATGATGAGGCTACAGAATATAATGTGAGGGATATTTGCATTAAGTTATTGAATAAAGAAGAATTAAATATAGAGTTTAAAGGTACGCGTCAACGAGGTATTCCAAGACCTGACACAAGTGAACGAATGAAAGGTAATACATTGAGAAAAGGTTGTGTTGGCACATTTACAGGCAGAAAACATACAGAAGAAACAAAAGAAAAAATGCGTCAATCAAGATTAAATAGAGACAAATAATATTTTCGACCGACCTTTTTATAGCGAATTTGATTCATCTTATCGTAAATTCTTGTTTCTGCGTTCATATTTTATATAAATTAATTCTCCCAGCGCCCAATATGCTCAATTTTCACACCCTTTGGTGGTAAAATAGATAACATATTTACTTTTTCAGTCAAATCATTTATTTCTTCTCTTAATTCAGAGATAAGCGCAAGTAAATGTTCGATTTCTGCTTCAAGTTGAATGTTTGTCATATTAATAACGATTTTTTAAACGAATAAAAACATTTTTATTTTGTTCCAAGATTTCATCGAGCATATTAAAACAATATTCTTTCCAAACTTCCTCTGAAATAATTCCACTTTGAACTTTAGCAAACATCTCGTAGTATTGGTCGTTTTCCATGTGAGGATTATGTCATTTATTGGTATTTTGTCAAGCTTTTCTGTGCTCTTTTATTTCCTCAATCGCCAAAATTGTAGAATAGCATTCAGCAAAGTCAACCCAATAACTCTCATGGAAATGTCCATGATATGCTTTCGACGGCTGGCAAAGTTTAATTAATTCGCTATGTTCAATACGCTCCTTATAGCATAAGTCCCAAAGCGTTGGATCTTTTTCGCACCAACCACTAATACCTTCTTTGTCAAAGGGTCCAATCCAACTTGGTGCAGAATGGGTAATAAGAACATCGCACTTTTCGACAAGTTCTGGTTTTAAAACAAACCCTTCATCGCTCCAATAGCTCAATCCTTCCTTACGCCAAGCTCGATCAATGCTTACTGCGCCACCAACAAACAAAAACTTTTCTCCGTTGATCGTTTCAGTATGATAATCGGGAAGTAGTTTAAAGTGGCTCAGGTCGATTCGTTCAGAACCATTGAAATACAGTGGATCATCGTGATTACCCCGAATCGACATAAAAACAATATGTCTCTCTTCAAAAAATTCATTCACACGAACGCATCCTTCACGTTCACCCTCTGGGGAATAGTGAAACCCCATACCTAAGTCACCAACACAAATCAATGTGCAGTCACGTAAATCGAGGTCAGTAACTTTTTTCATTAGGCGATTAAATGCGCCGTGAATGTCTCCGATAATGTAAATTGGGTTGCTCATATTGTAATGTATTTTTGCTCTTTTAAATAGTGAATGATGTCATTTTGTTGTGATTTTGTATAATACTTTTTGAGTTTGCGCCTTGTTTCTATTGTGGAATAATTCCTATATGCTTCTGCAAAGCTATAATGAAAAACAAAGCCATGTTTAGGAAAAATGACATTATCTCCATCAATACAATAACACATTTTAACTGTCTTTAGTTGCAGAAAATCCCAATTGTTTTGCTGTTTTAGGTGATAGCGTTGCATACCACGATCCTTTCTTGCAAAGATCTCCTGCTTCACCTGTATGCTGACATGTCTTTGAAGTAAGATACTCAGCAAATCGAATCATACCTTCGACATAATCGTCTCCTCCATCGGCGTATACTCGTAGAGTTCCAAACTTTTCTTTGTATTGAGCGATCTTTGCTTGCTCGGGTTTGGTATGAATGTATAAGTCGCGCATGAACCAACAAGCGATTTTCGATGTAAGTCTTCGAACCTTCATTGAGAATTTTGCATCAATCTTTGCTCTTTGCTCTGGCGTCGGAGAAGCAAACTTACGAATCACAAATGTGCCTTTGTATGGATTAAAAATTGCGTTGACTTTCCAGTTAATAGGCTTCCACATTTTTTCATTGATCCAAGCTTTGATCTTTTTATTGGGATTAATTTTGCCCCGTTGAGTATTTTTAATATAGTTATCAATACTGCCGAATAGATGATCTACGATTGTCTCCCATCCTTTAGGGCAATCATTCCAGCATCGATGCATTTGTGGTAGCAGTTCGCCATCTTCTCCTGTATAGAAAAGGTTAGGATACTTTTTAAACAGATGTTGCTCAAAGTCATAATCTTCTTTGACTTCTGCTTCGATTTTTTCTTTTAGTTCTTTTACGGTTTTAGTTTTCATATGTTTTTTATGTTATTATTATTATATTAGTGTCGCCTTATTCGTAATCACTCAACCAATAGAAATCATAATTGCGATCATTTTTAATGACTTTGAATTGTGTGCATCCTTGTTCAAACCAATTCAATACCACTCTTTGAATATACGGCAAAGTTTCATCAAACCAACCCTCACTCAGCTTACCTCCTTCATCTCTATATTCAATGATGGTTACAATATTTTCTGTGGTCATACTACTGCTTTTCAAACAAAGCTTTTAATCTCTCGTATTCAGAATGATCTCTGGCAATTTTTTGCTCGGCACGTTCTTTGTCATACTTTAATCGATTTTCGTATTCTTGGTCAGTTTCAAAGCGTTTACCTTGAAGCTTAAGATGATAACCGCCTTCATAGCAAGCATCTTCGTAGATTTTTAAATCTGTCCAATCCTTTGAATATTTTTCTTGTAACGATTGAAGATATTCAATCGCTTTATCAATACTCATCTCGTCTAGATCAAGATCAGTAGCGTCTCTTCTGTGAATTAATTTTTCCATAGCGTTTCTTTAAGAATGTAGTATATCGGTAGTCCAATTATAATCAACAACAAAATAAGCATTTCTGGATTTCTTTTGTGAAAGAACCATTCTTGCTTTAATTCATATTTAAAGTCTTCCCATTTCATAATTTATTTAAATCTTTATCAAATAATCCAAGCACCCAATCCAATCTAAACTGAGCATTAAAACGATCACTGATGTAAAACAAATCAATAAGAATATCTTCTTCGCTCTTGTAGCCGTATGTATCCAATGGACTTCTGTAATCTCCTCCAAAATAATCAGTAGCGGCAAGCCATTTAGATTGTGCAGCAATCACTCCAGCATAAGGATGAATAATCTCTTTTGCGTTTTCTAAAGTTATACCTTGACTATAAAAATTAGAAAACACATGCTTAGCCAAAAGTTTACAACGCACTTGTGCTTTCTTTTCGAGACGATTTTTAGTGCTATTCTTCATGGATACATTTTACTGTGTTTGTCGGCATTGTCAAGTACTTTTCCTTTGCAATATTCTTCGTGATGATACCCCCAATACTCACCACAGTCTTGGCAGTGTGTTATAGGATTTCCCTCCCAATCTTTTAATGGAACATTTTCTAGGTTAAAAACCTTATCAATAGAATATTTAATAATCTTACTTTCAAGATCTTCTACTTGTATTCGCAGTTTAAGATTCTCTTCAATCAATAACTCTGGTTGATACTCACTATCATCCAATTCACCTAGAGCCTTTAGAGCAATCATTCGGCATGTTTCTGCTTTACGATTCTTCTTGGTGATTTCCTCCAGTGCCTTGATGTAATGATCACAGTGACGCTTCATATCTTCCAGATCGTGCTCCTCTTTGGTCGGTTGATAGTTTGGCACGTTCTTCAAGATATGATTCAGCATTTGAGTAGTCGTAAGATCTTTCTTTGCTCCAAAGCCAGTATAATATCTATAGGTCATTTCAATCTCACCTTGTAGAGTTTCCAATTCCATTTCCGAAATAGAACATGCGTCAACTAGTCGCTCGTTTATTTCTGATAGGCGTTTGATATTATAGGCATCGCCATTAACTACTGCCTGAAGGTTGCTACAGCGAGATTCAAGTCGGTTAATTTCTTTTGCGAAATGAGCATTTGCTTCACGAAGGTTGGCTAGGTCGGCTGGCAGACATACCATATCTTTATGCTCTACAAGTCTATCGGCATAATCTTTTGCTTCTTGTAATTCAGTTTTTAGTTTTTTATTCTCAGCGGCGATCTCTTCAAGACGATCTGCCGCTTCTGCGATTGCTGCTGTAGCAACACCATCTTCGCAATAAATATCATGTAAAAGAATCTTCATCGCTCCAATAATTGTTTCTGTGCTTGATCTCATATTTTAATTACCGTCTTCTGGTCCTGTTTGAAAGAGTGTATCGATTTTCTTTAGATTAGCAAGGATTGTTTCTTGACTCATCGAAATATTTCGAGCGATATAAATCTGATGACAAATATGAGTGAGTAAGACAAGTTGCTCTTCTTGTGTATAGTTATGAATCTGGGTTAGTTTTCCAGTTGGAAGTTTTGTGTGCTTTTTCATACCTTATTATAACAGAGTTCCTAATTAATTTTACCTTCCCAATCAAAACTCCACATATTGAAAAATGGCATGTCACGTTCAGCGTCATAAGCCTCAATCTCTTCTAGCCAAACATATGTCGAAGAGGAATTAAGTTGAGTTTTACGCACGGTATATTCCTGTCCAATGGCAAGATACTTTTGATCGGTTATTACATTGGTATGCCATGCGTGTGTGCAAGGTTGAGTAAACGTAACTTTTTGCCCATCTTTCGGGAGTCCCATTCTTTCCTTATCTTTTTCAAATATGCTCATGCTTTTAATAGTTAGGGATTCTCAAAGATGTTGCCAAAGAAGATGCCGATTACCTCGATATCATCCTCGCCCCAAATTCCCCGAATATCATTTTTATTAATCCAAGTTAAAAAACACCCTTCATCAAAAATCACTTTACCAACAAAGTTTTCATTTACATATTGGTCGGATGTCGCTTTTACAATATCTCCTTCGTAGATGTCTATACCATTCTTATCTTTTAGACCAGTGCATTGTTGAACGAGATATTCATTGTCAGGGACTCTAATCATATCATTTTCTACAATATCCAAAAAATATAAATGACCATCAAAATCAAAAAAACATTCATCTTTTGTAAAGAACTTCTCTGAGGTCTTTGACCATACTCTAAATTTTAGTTTTCTCATGCTTTTAATAGTTTCTCGGTTTGTCATAATTTAATGAATATAAATTGCTTCACAATCAAACGGATCGTCATCACGGTCAGTCACTTCATGATTACCATAATACCATTCAGTATACGCATTAAGTTTAATCTTAACTTCACCAGCTTGATGAGCTTCATCAACTCCTCCTTCATAACCACCAACAATAACCATCGTTTCTGGATCGTAAGTGCTTAGTTTTTCAATTAATTGTTTTACGTTCATGCCCACAAATGTTGATGATATTTAACGATAGCGTTCATGGCCCACAAGTCTTTTTCTTCGATTAGTTTTTCGAGACGATTTGTTTCGGCGTATGCTTCTTCAAAACTCATACCATATAGCTCTTCGCATGAACGCATGCATGATGATTTGTTCCCTGCGGCATCAACCTTTGGTTCTCTAAACATTCCATGAACCCCAGGAAGCTCTTCTGGATAAGAATTGTCATGTTCTTTTTCAAGCATTGGCCGCTCAGTCTTAATATAGTTATAAACCGAACGAAGAAGAGTGTCTCTTGCTTTTAAAGTATTAATATATTCTTGAGACACGTGTCCCGCTTTAAGATCCTCGCTCCAGTCCATTTGATCCTGAAGCCCCTCTTCCTTTTCTATATAATGAATGAGGCACTCAAAAAGCAAATGTGGTATGAGTGATGTCTTATCACACCATGTATTTGGAATGCTTTTAGTAAGCCACTTTTGTCGTGGATTAAACCATGCTGAAATTTGATATTTCAAATCCCACCAAAAGTAACTATTAAATAGCAGAGATGGGTGCTTAAGCACTCTCAACGGATTGGTTTTATATGTGTTAATCATTAGTATTCTTCTTTCCAAGTATCGTGTAGATTATACCTTAACATACGGTGAGATCCAATCAAAAAGTTTATAGGATCTTGGACACCAATATTTCCATTGCAACATTCTTCTACGATATATTGAGTAACCACTTCTTCCAGTGAAGACAGTCTATTCGCTTCATTTACATATCGAGTGATTTTATCTGGCAATGCGGCATAGGACAAGTCTTCACCAGTGATTGGTACTCGCTCGTAGATATCAAACAGCAGTTGACGTACTTCTGCTTCAGTGAGTTCAGACACAAATTGAATTGTATGTTTCATTTTTAATTTGTTTTAATTCTTGTAGTAAGCCTTTTGCTTTCTTTTCCAACGCTTCACGGCAATAATTATAAGTGCCGTCTGGTCGTTTACCATTTGAAGCAAGTTCGACAAATTCGCGGAGTTTTGTTGCTTCGGTAATATTATAAATTTCGAGCGGACTTAAGCTATTCATATGATTATAATACCAAAGTTCCTACGGAAAGTAAACAAGAAAATGTCAAATATTCCAAGTGGTTTCCGTCACAGAATCGCCGCATGTCTCACAGTAACCATCCTCGGTTTCACAAGAGTCATATTGGAAACAACCAATTAAGTCATCGACTGAGACAGTATTTTGTCTCAGTTCTTCTTTAAACTTTTCACATAGGTAATCCACAAATTCATCGATCTGCTCTTGAGTCATTGGATTATATTCACCGTAAATATCCTGTCCATTTACTGTAGTGCCAAACGATCTACATCCCTCGCTTTTAACAATTTTATATTTGGTCTTCATAGTCTGTCTTTGAGGAATTTCTTGATATTTTCAAAGAAATCTTCATCGTTTAGATTGTTACCATAATACTCTGGGGTCTGATGGTAATTTTTTGTGACGATACCCATCATATCCATTTTGTCGCAATTATAACGAGGTGGTAGGTTATCAATAAGCACATTATCTTTATCTGCGATAGGCATCTTCATCACTCCTTCGCCACCATAACCAAAGGAAATTTTATATTGCTGAATGTCTTCGCGTGTAAAAATATGAGCATAGTCTAAACCAAACTCACCCAGTCGATTTAATGCTTCGGCATATTCGCGTGTAGCGGTCGTGAGAATATAAACATTTTCTTTGCCAATGAGGTCGTTATAATATGCAAAGAGATCTTTCGCGCATGGTCGAATGATCGTACGATAAGTATGCACATCTTCGGGAAGCATAAATTCGACATGTGTTTGACCTGGATCATTATTCACTGTTGTGTGCAAGATGCACTCATCGAGATCTTGAAATATTCTTTTTATCATATTATTGCTCCCAATTTTTAATAAAAAATGCTGGTGTAGAATCCCCAACCCACGCACCAAGTTGATTGAACTCATGAAATTCAACAGCATCTTCGTAAGTCATTCCTTCTGCCATCAACTTTTCGATTACCGCATCTTGATCATAAAGAAGAAAAGGTTCTGATCCGAATCTGACAACTGCGCCCATGATGCAATCATCATAACCATCCATTTTAATTAAGTTTTCCATTTATTTATATTTTAAATTTATAATCAGCGCCAACAAACAACAAAATAAAACAGCAATCAAAGGGTATAATTTTTCATCAGTCATCATTATCATTGTCGTTGTCATGATCTTTTTCTTCGATAAAGCTCTCTATGAAAATTAATGTTATTGGAATAATCGACAATAGTATCATTATACCCAACAAATATTTAATAAACATAAAAGCCATAAAATTAATTATACATTTAAGAAATTTCACTTTTTATACGCTGCAAAATATCATCTGAACCGCTAACCTTATCAATTAACCCGTCACTATTGAAGACAAGCAGACATGGGACGCTTTTGATACTATGCAACTTAAAGAAATCCACCTCATCTTCCATTTGCTTAATCTCTACTGTTAAATTCTCTGCGACGATTCTAGACTTGAGGACTTTGCAGGGTCCACAAAATCCAGCAGATGCCAAAATCAATTTATTCTTGGGGCTAAAAATATTATCCCAGTTTTCTCTTCCTTCTTTAGAGAGGGACTTTGATTTGATCAAATCATTTGTGATGTCGTTTCGTGCTGTCATTTTTATTTAATATTTGTTTCGGGCTTGCTCCCATTTTTCTCTTTTATTGTATAATTCTTCGTCGCTTAATTCAATTGGCTTTTCGTTTTTTGTTAAATCCATAGAAATCAATGAGCCATTATGAAACAAAGCTTTATATTCAATCCATCCCAGTTCATATCTTTGCCAATCTTCACTATCTGATTGATTATGTTGTTGTTTATAATTTTCATGGTAATAGCATTCATAAAAATTAATACATCCACTAAAGTCTGTTTTGACCCAAGTTCGTGAAATGGTTTCCATATGTCCCATTCTATCAAAAAGAGATTCTGCGTTTGGAGTCGTAGATTCAATCCATTTTTTTTCCGTCAACTCTTCCCAAAGAATCCCATCATGATCTATTTTATATAAACACATGTATTGATTAGGAGTATCTTTTGTTTGGAAAGCGATATTTTCTGCGCTACCCCAAGCGTCAATTACTCTTTGAGGCAAATCAACAAGAGTATATTCACATTTTAAATAATCAAACATTCCCAAAATTACTTTTTCTTTCTATTTTTAAATTTTTAATAGTTACAGGAGGGGTTCCCCAACCCCTCCTGTATTATACTACCACTACAAACGAGTTATCAAGCAAGAAAAACTATTTCTTCGCCATAATTATTCTTTCCCCAGAGATATCCAAGAGAATTCAAAGAATCAATCACTTTCTCTCTTGAGTAGGTATTTCCTGGAGTAAGAAGGACTTGAATATTCCTAATAAAATACTCTTGATATCCTTCTCCAATTTTTTGATCAATAAAATTATTCAAAAGATTTTCAAATTCTGTATATTCCACGTATTCTTCCGAATACATTTCATTACCATCTTCATCACAAACAGACGATTCAATCTCTTCCGAAAAGATATCAATTACCTTATATGCGGATACCCTGCACTTCTGACAATTATAATCTTCAGGAACGCTAACCACATCTTTTGGATTAATCTTTACGACAACAACCATTCCTTGAGCAAAGTCTTCTGCGTAATTCAAAGATCCAACGTGAAGTCCATACGAGCAATGATGTTGACGGTTGTCATCGACATCCCAGCGACGAACCTCAATCTCTTCACCAACTCCATTATAGATCTTTCCAGACGCATCTACCTTACCCTTGAGAACCTTGGTTTTCTTATTTCCGCTAATCGACCATCCAGTCGAATTTAGCCCCTTGTAAGCAAGGAAGCATCCATCTTCAGTAATTGGAAGCTCCTTATAAGACAAGAAATCATAGAGTTCACGAACAGAATTTGCAGAAGGATTGAGTTGAAGATTGTCCCAAAAATTGCCAAATAGTGATACAGGCAATCCTTCTTGAGCAATCGCACGAACCTTATCTGCCAAGGCTTCTGGTAGTTCTTCTCCCTTGTAGATTACTTCTTCTGGAGTGATCTTGAAACCATCTCGTTCAAAGCTACCTGCGGATTGATCTAGGATCTCAAGAATCGCCGCCTCTTGTTCGCTTTTAGGCAAATCAAAAGCCTTGATGATGCGAACATATTGAACAGAGGATTTGTCAATCTTGATTGGTTTATTTTGGTGGAAAAATACGATTCCAGTTGCGTTAATGATGTACTTCATACTGTTTATAATAATTTAGGTTAGCGTTTTTGTCAATGATTATTTCATTTTAAGAATCTTTCTCAGGTCTTCTCTTGAATATTTTTCAATATTGTAATGATAATTGCCCAACGAAGTGACAAGTTTAGATCTAATAGAATTTTCTTGTTGAAGTTTTTCCCAAAAGCAATTCAGCTTTTTGGCATTTTTATCTTTTTTAATTGCATCATGGGTTCTTGAATTAAAATTGACCCATCGTTTCATACAGGAATTACGAGCGAATTCTTTTGCCCTTTCTTCTGATTCAATTTTGTCGAAAGATTCTTTTAGTTGTTTTGATTTAAGTGACTTGGCGTTATTCCAACCAAGTTTCTCCATATCTTTGACAAATACATGAGAGTTACTTTGATGACACTGATTTCGTCCTTCTTTAATACAAATAGAGAATTTCAAAACCTCTGAAAAATGTTTTGCGTTTTCAATTAGTTCTTTGTTTTGAGTCAATGCTTCTTCTTCATTATTTGCATTAGATAGGTTGTGATATGATCGAATATAATTGTGGAATTCCAATGCAGTCATTTGATTGGGGTATTTATATCCCCTCTGATCATAAACTGAATAAGTTTTTGGCAACTTATTATTTGAAGTTTTCGGCAACTTAATAATCTTTACTGAAGCAATATGAAAATTCTCTTTAATCTTTTCGACATCAGTATTCTTATTATTTAAATCTGAATCAGCGACAAAGTAATAACTCTCTCCTGTCAGTTTGCAGTAGTTCGTAATTTTATTTAACCAGTAGTCATAATTACCAGTATTTGGTGCAATTAAAATAACTGATTTATTATTTTTCTTAGCAATATTACCTTCTTTATTGATTTGAATTACGTTGTGTAAGGTGAAATAAACATCTTTAAACAATACAGACTTCCTTGCTTCAAAGATTTCTCCAGTATACAGGGAATTATCTAGTTGACTAAGGCAGTCGTCCAAAAGATCAAAAATAGATTTTGATTTAAATTGAGCCAAATCTTCTTCGTTTAATTCTTCAATTGTTTTATTGATTTTATCAAGCACCAACTTGTTGGCGGTAGTATTTTCAAAATTTTCGCGGCTAATTGGTATCGACATCATTCCAATTGGAATATCAATAACTAAAATATGATTTCGTTTAATATTGAAATTTTTATCTTTAACAGAAGATCCATATGTTACTCCTCCCATTTGAAAAATGGTTTCCATATATGATGATGACCCGCCATAGTTTAACAACCGAAATTTAAATCCATTTCTTTCGAAAGATTTAATTGTTTCGAATGGAGAAATAATGAGATTACCAATCGTGGCTTCTATTTTTGCTGGAGACAGGTGAATGAAATCTTGAATTTCTCGTTTGAAGTCAGAATAATCAGCAGAAAAAATAGGAACGGAAACTTCTAATCCTGTTTCGTTTGTATCGCATTCATCGATCTTATAGATATGACCAACGGGAACTCCAGAATCTCCAGCACCCAAAACGCAAGTGTAGGTTGTGCATTTTCCATTGAAATAAGAAGTCACAAAGAAAGTGTCATTATAACAATGCCCAGCTTTCGATCCGACACCAAAGCCACCAATCGAATCATTTGATTTTGATTTTGTTGAGCGGAAATACATTCCAAAGATGTTGCGAACACCTTCTTCACTCAAACCCTTGGCAAAATCACGAACATAAAAAGTATGTTCGTTGTTTTCAAGACGCAAACCAGTTTGAACAGTTTCTTTAACGTCGAATTTATTGTGTTCGTCAATAGCATTACAAAGATATTCTCTTACGACGGCTTTGATTTTATTTGAATAAATCTTATCTCGCAAGTGCCATGTCGCTATTTCCATGCCTTTAAAATCCATACCCATGATAGAGTTTTGCATGTTGTCTGATGTTAAGAGCGGGGAGCAGGTAGCGTTCATTTTCATATCCAAAATATATCTGGCATTGAGATTGTTTGCAAGAAAATTATTTGCAAGGGATAAAATAAGTGTAATTCATTTTATGAAAAAATGTTCTAAATGCAGTATCAAAAAAAATGAAAACGAATTTGATCAATGTAAAAATGTCAAATCTGGCATATATCCTTCATGCAAAGAATGTCGTAAAAAATACAGAATTGAAAATAAAGAATTTTTAAAACAAAAAAATAAAGATTATTATGATAAAATCAAAGAAAATGATGATTTTTTAAATAAGAGAAAAATATATTATCAAAAAAATAAAAATACAATAATTGAACAATCTAAAATTAACTACAACAAAAATAGAAATTTATATAATAAAAAAAGAAATCTTCGAATAAAATTTCGTTTAAAAAACGAGCCAGAATTAAAATTAATTAAAAATATAAGAAGAATGATTAATAGAGTAATTACAACAAAAAATCAAAAATCTATTTATTATTTAGGGGTAAAGTCTGCGGAAGAATTTATTGAGTTAATGAATCAAAAAACATCTAATAAAAATTGGATTCAAGATGATTATCATATCGACCATATCTGGCAAGTTCATTGGTTTTCGGAAGCTTTAAAAGAAAATGCAGAAAAAACATGCTTAATGATCAATCATCATAGTAATTTGCGCCCAATACGAGCGGAAGAAAATTTAATTAGATCCAAACAAGATTTTGATATTTTAAAATATGAAGATTTTGCAAAATACAAGAATTATTTAAATATAAGTATTTTAGAAGAAATTAAATTATATAAAAATTGGTAATTAAAAATTCATCACAGATTGTCGAACATCTTCTGATTTGGCTACAATTTCTCTAATTGTCTGAACTTTATAAATATAATAATGTTTGCGGGGATTTTCTTCGCAAAGCTTTTGATATAAATCAAAAATAAGTTTTTTGTTTTCGCTGTAACGGATAATTTGATCTCCGAAATGCAAAAAATACTGGATCACAATGTTTTTATTCATCATAATCCAGTATTATATAGATCGAATTCTAAGTCAAGAATTATTTGTCTTTTGCTTTTCCAACATTCAAAGCGAGAATATCAATTATTTTATAAGCCTTAGCTAAAAATGATCCTGCTTTTGGCGTTGGGGTGATAGCGGCGATAGCCGATGCGACTGAAATGACTGCTACAACAACACCAAACCAAGGGTATTGTCTAATTATTTCAACTACTAATTGAGTTATAGATGTAATGTCCATGTCAATTATTACACTTAATTTTGATTTTATTCAAAAATTGTGCTTTCAACCATTTTATAATAGTCATCAGATAATTCGCCAGCATTATAAATAAAATCAAAAATCCAACCAATATCTGACTCATCTTCTATGAGTAAATCATTAATGAGATTATCAAATAACTCATCCTGCTTCTTTTGTAAGGTTGAGATTTCGCGTTTAGCGCATTCAACCAAAACCCTTTGTTCTTCGTTTAGTTTTTTATTCATTTATTTTATTCTTGTTGCTAATATTAATCCTAGATTGGCCATTGCGTAACTTCCCCAAACAATAAACCACGGCCAGTTGCCTTTGAAGGCATAACTTGCCGCGACATAAGCATAGAGAAAGAAAACAATAAATACTATTTTTTCTTCTAAATTCATTTTGTTACTTTTATTTCCATAAACATAGGATACTTTTTTATGTAAGACTCTGCTTCTTTTTTGCTCTTACAATAAATATCTACTACTATATTCGATTTACCAAGTTTACGAGATGCTCTACGGCTTTTAACTGCTGAACCTGTATCTTGCGCCAAAAATGTTTTGCCCATCTTTGGAATAAAAATCTTAGATTTATAAGGTATAATCTTAGGATCAACAGCAATAGTTTTATTGACTGTCGGTTTAGCCCCAGTAGAAGTTTGATATCCATCCCAGTAATAGGTTACTCTCGCCATATAAGTTTGTGCATGGCACAAATTACAAGCGAGCAATAACGCAAGTATTAATGTTTTAATTTTCATGCTAAAATGATAGCATAAAAATTTTATCATGTAAAGAATTTATTTAAATTTCTTTCTTAAAGATAGCTTTAGTATCTTCCCCAAAAAGAATAGCCTCTTTTTGAGCGTAGATGTCTGCTAATTCTCTATTATCTTCCCTAAAGGATACAGTCATGCCCTCAGTCAATGGGTTTTTGCCTTTGAGTGCATATACATACTTTTTTGCTTTCGGTGCTTGTTTTGTTTTCATATTAAAAATATTTTGTGTAATAAAGTCAGATGCCAAGACATTTACAATCTCAGATCCATTCAGATTTTTCTCGTATTTCGGGAACTTGGACTGGCTATAGAGCGCAAATCACTGGCTTGTGGGGTTCTACCTCTAACCATGATGATTTTAATAATCATTTAATTAGAGAATATAATCGAAAAATTAATTACCTTAATATGCCAAGTGGATTATATATTATTCCTTATAATGCAGGTTTCAGTTATACTACTGATATTAGTAAGCTTACTTAAAAAATGGAGCGGAATGTCAGAGTGAAATATAATATTTAATAAAAGTTATACATTTTTCAAGAAAAATTGGAAAATCATTTTTTTTCTTATAATTTAAATCATTAGATGAAATTCTCATTATATTCCAACCATTTTTTATTAAATTTGAATCTCTAATAGCATCTTTTTCTTTGTCGTGCCATTTTATACCATCATATTCTATATTTATTTTATAATCTGGTAAAGCTATATCGAGATAAATATTATCGACTTTGTACTCTTGTTGTAATTCTGGAAATATCTTTTTTAATTCTTCAAATAATATATTTTGCCAATAAGATTTTTTACCAGCACATTTCTTATTTGGATGTTTTTCTGGATTTAATTTAAAAAATTCTTTTTTTGATAAAGACATTTTTAATTTACTTTCATCGCTTCTTTTTGAACCAAGATTTTTTAAAGATAAAGCTTTTTTTCTTTCAAGAGTCCAACTTTCTTTAAGTTTTTGTTTTCTATCCTCAGTACAAGGTAAAGTTTTTTTGCCTTTTATTGGAGATATTCTACCAGTTGCTTTTTGACTTCTTATTGAATTAATTTCTTCAGTCCAAATTCTTGAATTAGCGCAAGATCTAGAACAAAAAATACCACTGCCAAATGTTCCATTATGATCTATATTGCATTTTTTACATTGCATATAATTATTTACACAATCGAACTAACTTTATGAATTAAAAAAATGGTGCGTTATGTGGTAGTCGAAACCACGCTACTAGAGTGGAAGTCTAGTGTGCTACCGTAACACTTATAACGCAAAATTGGTGGAGCATTTCGGAACTGCCCCGAAGTCCGCAATGCATATAGCATTACGTCGAAATCTATATATGCCCCTTAACTTTCTTTATTAAACATTACATAATTATGAACAGAAACAACATAATCTTCTGCTACAGCAAGTTTACCCTGCATCCATGTTTCTGTCAAGTTATCTTGCACTTTTAAATCATCTAAAGCTGCCAAAATGTTTTCGGCGTGAGATTTGATTGAAGCAATAGATCCAATAGCCATTTCATAAAGATCTTTCTTGTATTCGGTCAACTCCTCTTCTGGACTTTCATCTTCCATTTCTGGAGCATTAAAATCCACTTCTTCAGCCTTGCTAACTTTTTTAAGTGGTTCTGCAAAATCAAGAAATTCATCATCGCCAGATCCGACGACAACATCAGCAGAAGCTTTGGCTTGATCGAATTGAGTATAACAGATTGCAATGCGCTGTTGATTGTCTTTGAACTTAGGGTCTTTGGCTACTTCAGAGATGCAGCGGCCCACAAAATCCTTTTTCTTTTCTTTTTTCTCAGGAGTTGGTAAAGGCATAATTTTATATTTAAAATATATTACACTTTTAATGCATGAAGTTAATAATTTTCTGAACAGCGACTTCAATGTCCGTTGCGTCTCTTATGATTTTATCTTCAGACCAACTATGGGCCGCATTATATGAGTGATTTTTCATCAATTTATTTGTTTTTAAATCTACCCAATGGAAAGACTGCCAATCGACAAGATCTTTTAGGTTTTTTATGGTGATTCTCTGTTCTTCATATTTGTTGATTTCGATTTCAATAGTAGATGTTCCTTTGATTTTCATAATAAGAAAGGCAAGGACAGTGCGAGATTCGAACTCGCGGTGAGCTTAACGCCCACTTCAGTTTTCAAGACTGACGTATTAATCCACTCTACCAACTGTCCGTTTAATTATCCTTGGCCGCGATACTTTTTTCTATAATTTTTTGAATTCTTTAGATGAGAGGTCTTGCTTTTAGCATGGATTCCCTTGCGCTTCTTAGACTTTACACCGTTTTTTTGGTTCTTCTTGTTCATTTATTTATTGTTTAGATAGAATTTTTTTAGCACTACTTTATTTAAGCCTCTACGACTTTCGATTTCAGGAATGATTGTTTTACGAATCCAATTTCTTTCATACCTTTGATCTTCGTTGCTCTCATCAATTTGAAGATACTTGAAAAGATTGTTTTTGTCAACCCAATTTTCAAAATTCTTTTTAATGTTCAAGATGAATGGGCGATAGATAGAAAAAGAATTAAAATCAGTAAATTCTTGAATTGGTTTGTGTTCTGGGCAACCTTTTAAAGTATTACTTATATAACTCTCTACAGCGTCTTGTAAATGCTGGCATTGAATAATTGACCCACCCACTTGAGAAAAGAATTTTAATCTTTCTTTCCTTAGTCCATCTTCAATATTTTTATCAATCTTAATAGAACATTTTTCTGTGATAAGATTAATTTTATAGTCAGAACAAAATCTTTCGCAAGCCTTTTGCATAAGGTTGTTTTGCGGTCTTTGATTATGATTATAGTGAATAGCTTGAAATTTTTGTCCAGATTTATGAAGAAAATGAGCGCAAGCTAGACTATCTATACCGCCAGAGATAGCAATACTATAAGTTTTTGGTAGGTATTTTTTATTTATTTTGATCATTTAATTAAAAGATTATGATATTTATCATAATCAGTGTATAATAGTTATATGCAAAAATGTAATCATTGTCAAGCGAATTTATCTGGTAATCAAACTAAATGGTGTTCGGATAAATGCAAACATTCTGTCGCAAATGCGAAACATCAAAATTATCAAGCTCAACAGGAAAGAGGCAAGTCTAGAAAAAGAGATTTAATTAAAATGAAAGGCGGCGGATGTGAAATTTGTGGTTATAAAAAATCTACAGCCGCTCTATGTTTCCATCATTTAGACCCTTCAATAAAAAAATTTGAATTAGATATAAGAAGCTTATCAAATAGAAGACTAGATTATATCTTGGATGAAGCCTCAAAATGTCAATTACTTTGCTCTAATTGTCATATGGAAGTTCATCATGGTTTAGTATAAAATTAAAGTACAAAAGGTGAGACTCGAACTCACAAAGGACTTTCACGTCCATAACGGTTTATGAAACCGCGCCCTTAACCAATTCGGGTCACTTTTGCATTATTTAGAAAGTGGTAGTCACGGTGGAATTCGAATCCACACTGTAATGATTTTAAGTCATTTGTCTCCTACCAGTTGGACTACGTGACCTTTTTTATTTTATCTCACTGACTTACTCAGTGATGTCCTTATCTTACTCTTAGTTGGCGGGATTGTCAACTTTTTTCTGCAAAAAAAGTGTAATGAGATTAAACACATTAAAATTATGTCCGCTCAATACACTTTTAATCACCTTGGGCAGCTGTCCCACAGTGCAGCCACAATGCCGTGTCTTTATGATAGCGCACAAGATGTATATAGACCAATAAATGATTTAGATTTTGGTGGCCAAGGAAGCTATACATCAAAGGGAAGATTAAAAACTTCAAACGTCGAAACGTTCTTCTTTAATACATTTCAATATGGTAAAGAAACCGATATTTGGGACGAATCAACTGCAAATGGTGGTTCAGGAATATACGATTCTAACATTAATCAAATTGATATGTCAGTCAGTAATATCTCTGGATCTGAATGCGTTAGACAGACAAAAAATGTCCAAAGATATGTTCCTTCAAGAAATTCTAATTTAGCTTTTGCGGTTAAATTAGGAAATCCAACTCTTGGAATTAGAAGACGTTTTGGTTTGTTTGAGCCAAACGATGGAATCTTTTTCGAAGATGGCGGCGATAATAATTATTATTGTGTTATCCGTAGTTCTGTTAGCGGCTCAGTGAATGAAATTAAAGTCGCAAGAAACAATTGGAATGGTGACAAATTAGATGGAACTGGACCAAGTAAAATAATTGCAAATCCGCAAGCTCAACAATTAATTGCCATTGATTATGAATGGTATGGTGCTGGTGAGATAGGATTTAATTATGTTATTAATGGATCTCCCGTGAGAATACACACATTTAATACAGCAAATAATTTTACTGATCCTTGGTGCAAAACTCCATTCTTACCTATAAGAGTAGAAATAACAAACACTAGTGGCGGTCAATCTAGCGGTAGATATCATATTTATCAAGGATCAAATTCATTAACCTCAGAAGGAAATTCATTAAATCTTGGCGTTGCAGAGTCTATTTCTACATCAATAGATGGAAAAGAAATTCCTAAAGATATATTTTATCCGTTAATAAGCTTAAGATTAAAATCTAATTCACTTAAAGGAGTTGTTTTTCCAAGACATTTTCAAGTAGCAACTACTGAAAATAATGTCCATGTTTTTTATAAAATACTTAGAAATGCCGCTATATCTGGGGCTGTTTGGCAAAATCATCCAGATACTAATTCATTTGTTCAATATGATATTTCTGGAACAGCATATAGTAATGGGCAAACTGTTGATGATGGTTTTGTTGTATATGGATCTTCCGCAGGTCAAATAGAACTTGATGATGCATTAAATTATCAAATAGGTAGAAGCGGCATGGGTCTATACAGTGATACTTACACATTGGCCGTAGCTCATACGGCATCCACAAATAGAAGCGTCATAGGATCTATGTCTTGGATTGAACAGAGATAATAAAAAAGCCTATCTTTTGAAGATAGGCTTTTTAATGAAATGGAGCTAAAGGTGAGATTCGAACTCACGGTGCGCTTTCGCATCTCGATTACAAATCGAGTCCTTTCGACCACTGAGGGACTTTAGCAAAATATTAATTAATAATGGTTATGAAGTAAAAAGGCTCCCAGTTTTGGCAACGATCCAAACTCACACTGCTTAACAGGCAGGTCGCACGCCCTGTGCGTTACTGGGATTTATATCTTATTATATAAGAATAAGAAAGTTTTTCTATCGCTGAAGAAGTCCCCCGTTTCCACAGAGGTCAATGACCCTTCTTCACTTTTCTACAAGTACTAACTCGCTGGAGAGTTTGACCACGCGATGCGTAGCTACACTCATTTTCCTGTCCGTTTTCTCTGAATACTTCGGGCGATCAAAACGCACGATAGAAAATTGACCAATTCCTGACCTGCCGCGCACTACTTTATCAGGTATAGCCGCTTGCAGTCAGGCAATTGGAAATGGTTTTGCGGCTCAGGTCGCTATATCGTGCAATGTGTTCCCAACCGAATAATCGTCTCGAAAGACTCGATTTCTATCAACTGCATTAACCCATCACTGAATCGTGCGTTTTATGTTGACTACCTTGCACAAACGTCTTAGTTGACGAATACCCCTCAATGACCGCAAAATTAGTTTATCTGTCAGACCTTAACGCCTATGCCCCTCGCGCATAGACAGCATCTTCGCTGGTTCACGGATGGGCCACTTTGTAGTGCCGTAAGTGCAGCACCTCAGACGGATCTCCAGCATAGGTCTTCACAGCTGTGTGTAGATATTCTCGACAGATAAAAAATGCAGAAGAGATTGGATTCGAACCAATATTGTACCATACTGCCCTTGGGCATCCAAGGAATCGAACCTTAACGAAATAACCGTCGCTATTGCATTGCCGTTATGCTACTCTTCTAAAAAAGGTGGCTAGAGTGTTTGTGGAATCTCAGGAATTGCATCCTGTTATACTAGTAACTTGCCAGATTCCCTCTAGCCATTGAAAATTTGTCCATAGAGTATGCACTCTCAATGCGTTATGCAGGACTGGCACTAGCTATATGAATCCTTATAGCTGGAGAAGGAAGCCCGTAACCTTCATATGGCTTTTTATATTTACAATGTATGGTTATTAACCCACACGGAATTTCAAGCATTAACCCACTACGTATATGGTAACTCACCGATTTCCATTGCAAAAATTAATATTCCTTTAATGGTAGGCGTTGTCGCATTCAAATCTCTACCCACCACAATCGCTTCAAGATTCTCGTTCGCTTACCGCACGGGGCATGAAGCCCCTTGTCCCATTAAGGGAATAAAATTTTTAAAATTTTTATTTATTAAAGAACAGTATTTTATCTCTAATCGTTGACTAGAGAGGATCTTTCGAATCTGAGTGACTCCTATTCAATCGATCTATTTAGATAATAACTTATGTTTTCGCTTATGTCAACTTTTATCTTAGATTTAATTCACTCTCTACTTTTCGGAATCTGTCATCAGAATGCCAGATTTCATTTACTTGTGGAGTATAAACTCCATCAAGGGTTTGAATCGGGACGTTCTTTTGCAGCTTTAAAGTAGAAGGTTGATAAATTTTCCAGTTCTTCACGTTCTCGTTTGAGTTCCATACGCAGGAGGTCTGCGCGATCAGCAGAAGAGCTGCCCCCATCATTACGCAGCTTTTCAATTTCGTCAAGTATTTCTTTTTGTCTATTTTTTGATTTGATTCTGATTTCATAATAAAATGATTTGTTTTTTAAGTTTAAATAAAGTTCCAGTGATTTAATTAAAGAAGTTAAAATTCCCATATTAAATTATATAAAACTTTTCCACTCTTTTCTAATTTTGGACACCTGAAGAAAAAGATTAGGAATTACTGGAGCTTTTACTATTTCATTTTTAATATTAAAAAATGGAGAATGATCGGACTTCTTTTGATTGCAGTCAAGACAAGCCAAAGTCCTATTTTCGTGTTCATCAGTTCCGCCCTTACTTTTTGGTTTGATGTGATCAATAGTAAGATCTGCGATTTTAAATTTCTTTAAACAATACTGGCAAATAGAATCATGAATTCTGCTTAATTCCGCCAAAGATAGTTTTTTCTTTTTGGGTTTTTTAAAAAATTTACTGGTTACAATAATAATTGTTGGAATTGGCCAAGAGCGTTTTGCGCTACGAAGAACGGGCTGATCTTCATGGAACTCCGCATAATCATTCCACTTCTCTATAGAATCAAACAAATTATTGTTTTTATCTAAAGCGGTGACATTTTGACTTAATAGATGCGCGAAAGCAGCCTTTGCTGTGATGGCAGTGATAGGTTGCCAAGCGTTATTAAGTAAGAGTGTGGTTCTAGTATTGCAATCTACGATGTTCATTAATCAATAACTTGCCCCAAAAACATTGGGAAGATTTTAGATAAAGCTATAGCGCATTGTTTTGCAACTTCAATATGCTCTTTCTGAGTCCCATTGCCAGTGCGAACTTCAAGATAATGAATCCAACTACGAATAGTTCCGTTCATATATAAACGACTCATCATATTTCCTTCTGGAAGAACTGATCGAGCTACTTCTTTTGCTATCCCATTTTCAATAGCCCAATCATAAGTTTCTTTTGCTTTTTCAATTAATTGTTTTTGTCTAACTTCCCAACGATAAGAAAGAACTTCATTATTTGTTTCTACTGAATTTTGACGATTCTTTGTATCTTGAAGACGGGCTTCGCGGACTACCATTGGCAATACAGAAGTAGGATCTGCATAACGCTGAGAAAATTCTTGAAAAGCAAATGATCTGTGGCGAAGAATTTGGCGAGCAATATCTCTTGTCGTTTCGATTTCAAGAACAGCGTTACACATTTCAAATGGTGAAAAATGTTTGTGTTTAAGAAGATAATTAATCAACTTATCTGCCGTATCCATATTCATTTGATTAGAAGGATTAGACACTCTTCCGCAAAATGTGATTAGATCGGAAATGGTTTCCACTCCTGTTCCAGCAAAATAATCTTTATCAGGAATTGTATAGCCGACTAGTTTTACTTTATTACTCATTAGTTTTTAAATTGTATTGATTTTCATAAAAAGAACAAGACAAATCTCCATTATTATAATATTTTTTATCAGACTTTGGGTAATTCGAAATAATTTCATAGTTCAATGAAGCTTTCATTTGTTTCTTTTGCTTCTTTGAGCCAACAAAAAAGAAATATCTGTGCTTTGGCATAGGTTTTATCTTTTGTATATTATTTTCTTTGGCCCAAATAGCTGGCTTAGTAATGCCTAGCTTATCTCTAAGGGTCATTGGGTGGGTTGCCACTCCATCAATCAAATAAAGACTGTCATGAGATACTGTTGCGCCTGTATATAGCCAATTTGTTGCTTGATAAACTATACCACTATGTCCATGAGCCGAATCTGCATAGCTTATAATCGCACAGAACCGCTCTTTAAGCATTTTAGTAGATTGACTAATCAAAAATGATGCGGCGTTTTTTACATCATTATCTACGACTAATCTAGTCAATTCATAAAGTCTAAAATCCCTATCTTTAAATGCGTATTTTTGAATAGGTGCTGACGGTTGACCAAAGCAACATACTCCAATAAGTTTGTTATCATTAAAAAGACCAAAGCCTTCCCAGAAAATGCCAAGTCTTTTGGAGTAGTGTTTATTTGATATGATTAAATCAGCTATTGATTTATCAATTCTTTTGACGGTCATACATTTTTGACGAATAGGCCATCAATGACACGCCCACGCCTATCCTTAATGACATCGTATGCACTGGCAAGGCATTCGATAAAATCAACATCAACTTTATGGCAAAGCATCATAAGAGTAACTCCCATGTCACCAATACCGTCAATCACTTCTTCCATTGCTTTTTCTTTTGCTTTTTCTGTTTTTGCGTCTGCAAAAGCAACAAGAGCGTTCATTGTTTCATCCAACTCTTCTTGAGTTTTATGCAGCTGTTTAATTGGAGTAGAAAATTCAAAAATATTCCTATCCTTACCCCACTGCACAATCTTTTCTTTTAGTTCTTTGTATTCCATAAATTATCCGATATTAATTTCAGTAGGCGCGATAGATTCAAGTTCGCCGCAAATAGATTGAATCTCCTTCTGGTCCATTTCTTTGGCGATGGAGCGTAATTTACTTACTTCAGAACAGAAGAATTTAAATTTGTCATCTTGCTCTATGGTTTTTTTGTTTTGATTGTCATAAATGCCGAAATCAAAGACTTCAAAACGAGTAGGATCAATGCAGCGTTCAATTGGATCATAGTTGCTGTTTCCAACAACATAATCGAAAATGTCACCCACAGAGATCTTAATTTTAAACGAATTCATTATTATTTAGTTAATTATTTTTTTTATTTATTGCGTTCAACGCAAAAACAGATTACCAATAAATAGATCACCAGTCAAGATCTTTTTGAAGATTTTAAACGCACGAAGCAATTAATGAGGCTTCATCATCTCTTCTTACCAAAAGACCATCAAGACCCTTGCCAATCCACAGCCTTTTCATCTTGCGGACTTCGTTGGCGATGGCTTCGTAATTTTTTGAATCAATTAAATTTCTGATATTAAGCATTTCAATCCTACTCGGACCAGAAACCGATGCGCCTCTATTAAAAACAAGACTGACTAACGCTCCAAAAGCATCTGGGTGGAGTTTGTCGGAATTAGGAAAAGCTTTTTTTGTTTCGTTTATAAAGCGCGGCAATGTATTCTTTTTAAAAACAATTTCTGCGGCATCCCAAGATACTTCAATGTCTTTTACGCTTGAAATAGCGGCTTTCGCATTGGAAGATTTTTTTCCAAGGTGTTGAAGCAATCGAATATAAGATTGGGTATCCAAAATTCCCTTCCAATCTTCTGAGAATTGATATGATGTGTTATAGCCTAAATCGTAGCCTATGCCGATTGTTACGCCGCTTTCGCCTCCAGGATAACAAGGATGTTTTAAGCATTTATTATAATAACTTGCGCCGCCGCCAACTTCATATTTAAGAATAAGCGCAAATGATTTTGCAGATAAAGGGTTGGATTCATTATTTGAATTAACGACAGGAATTTCGGCAGGTTGCTCGCCAGTTATTTTAATAAGTATTTGTTTCCATGTGTTTGGGCCATCGATTCCATCAGCATTTAAATTCAAAGCCTTTTGGACTTTGGTTATTAATTCTTTTTTATTTGCAAATTCCATATTTTTATTAGTTAAAATCTTCTGATTGAACCTCATCCTCGTATACAGGCAACAACGCTTGCATTTCTTCTGTAGTCAATTCTTGAACATCTGGGAATAATCCCTGATTAAAAACATCAACTAATTTTAACGACCAAAGGGCTGTGTAAGCTTTTCTTCCATCAGTAAGATCTGTAAGAGAAGCTGTTTCTGGGAATCTTAAAGCTCTAAGAGTTGTATGTTCACTATCATCCCAACCACAAGCAATAGTTTTGACTGTTAATAGTCCATCAGTTGCATCTTCTCCAAATTGTTCATTGAGAAGTGGAAGTTGTTCTACTAGTGCTTCTGGAAAAGCAAATGTTTTAAATTCTGTTGAGAAGTTCATATGTTATTTTAGTTTATTAATTGTATATTTCAATATGGCATATTCAGCCCTGAGCCTATAGTTTGTCTGAATAGTTGTTTAAATAAGTTTGAGATATTTAATCCTAAAGCCCTTTGGAATACTACAGCGAATGCTCCTGTATCGGCTCTAGTTGCTGATGTTCCATATGTATTGAATAAGAAACTATTTGTGCCTGTTGCAAGATATGGTAATACACCTATACCTTCTTGAGTATTACCCGTGGAGTTATTTTGCTGAACAAAATAGTTTCCATTAACAGGGTCATATATATTATTAGTTTGACCAAAATAATAATTATAACCTGACGGTGTTGGACCTGGTGTTATTCTTGCATATTTTTGAGCAAAAGATGGGGTAAGAGCGCTACTTCTCATAAGTGTTTGTCCATTGGGTTGAAATATTGACAAAGCTAACTTGGCTGTAGCATCATTCGTCGTACCACTATTATCTAATGTAACTAATAAAGTAAATGGAAGTATATTTGTTGATCTAAAAACTCCACATAGAGAAGCTTGAGTCCATCCAGTTGTTCTCACAGGAATATCTATTCTTTTATAGTTTACTACTTGATCAAAGAATATACCAGACCCATCGCTATTCCATACAGGGCTATTTGTCATAGTACCATTATAAGTGCCTAATCCACCTAGACTATAAACAGTAGATCCAGTACCAGCATTATGAATACTTCTCATTGGCCAACAAACCATAGAATTCCATAATCCTAGTTTCTTTGTTCCTATTACAAATTTATTAATTTGTTTTAAGTTTTCGGGCAATATAGTTTTACCACTACCCACTTTAACTCTAGTAGCAAAAGCAATAGTGTCTTTATCTAATCCAAATGTTCTTGTTCTTGGCATATTATGGTAATCCTAATGTTTTTCCGATTGTTGCTTTACATAGATTATAAAAACTTAATTGAGTGCTATCGTCAAGTGCTTTATCAAAGTCAGCCGCTAAAGACATTGTTCCATTAAGTCCTCTATCGTTCAAACCACCTCCTTGCATTGCCATGCATCTAATGTTATTTGTGTCTGCAATCGGAAAGGCTACTCTCGTTGTCGTATTCTTGGAGGCTCCATTTCTGAAGGAATATGCTTGATTAAAATTTAATGCACTGGAAAGACAAACTCTTTGATTATTGTTGACGGTTTGGCTTAAAGTTGTTCTATTTAAAGAAACTCCCCACTGGAAAAGATTTGAAAAGAAAAATCCTTCCCCTGATGGGGATGCAAACCCAAGATTATAATTAGATGTTAATAGATAAACTTCCTCTAATGTGAGCGCATTTCGAATAAAAATGGATATTATATTTCTTGTAAAATAATTTGTTTTTTTGGTGTTTAAGAGTTGAATATAAGGTGGGGGATTTCCTAGACCAGTAGATCTAATACCATCAATTTCCCATACTATGTTGCCAACAGCTATGCCCATTTTTGTTGAATCAAGAAGACTGCATACGCTTTGTCCTGCGCCCACATTATATCTATTACTCATCAACCATATTTCTCCACTACCCCATATCCCCAAATCTTTTAATCCAATAATAAAATTATCAATATCAACAGCATCAGCATTAGTTATCTTATCTAGACCATTTAATTGTCTATAAGTATTAACTCTATTGAGATAACGTTTAGTATCTATGTCGAAAGTGTATTTTCGTGTAGTAGGCATATTAAGGTAATCCTAAGTTTTTGCCGATTGTTGTTTTTATTAAAGCGTATACATTTAAATATTCGGCAGGTGATATATATCTATTTGCTATCATCATTAAAGCCATCGCACCTTGAAAGTAATCTCCCGAACCTGTTTGACCATTTCTAGCTCCGATACCCATAGTATTAAATGTAGCATTACTAAAGAAACTCAATGCTTTAGTACCAGCGTTTGTAGTTGTGTTAATAGAAGCAGCTAGCCCTGTGGTTAAGCTTTCACCAAAGGATACATAATTAACATGCATTGCTGCTGTGTTGTAAGGTGAATAAAATCTAGATCCTGCACTTGTACCATCAGAAGGTGATGAACCAAAGGTTACAAAAAGACCACCGACGTTAATGCCAACATACGAATGAGATTGTACATTTATACGAAATCCTCTTGTAGTAGCAGTGACTCCATCATTAGCTAGTAATGCTCTAGCTGCTGTAGTGTAATCTGGTTGATGTAAACATATCATACTAAACCCAGCAACAACAGGACTATTTAAAAAATTAGGTATTCTTATATACTGTGAATTAGCGGCAGTAAAATTAATACCAGATGATCCCCACGAAGGACCGTTTATCATAACACCATCAAACTTTCCTATGCCTCCAAATGATAATATGTTAGCTCCAGAACCCAAGTTATGCTGGCTTCTAAAAGGATAAACAATAATGTTTTGTAGTAAATTTAATTGTTTTAATCCCGCTATGAAATTATCTATGTCTGCGATATCAGACAAATTTAATTCTCTACCATAAGAATATAATCTTCTTAGATATTGTCTTGTCTCAGTTTGGAGACCATATGATTTAGAATTTACCATTATAAAATTTCTTCTATTATTCCTGTTGTAACAGTAGGCTTATTCTTAGCTATTAGAGTATTTGTGCCGTATAAATCTCTACCATCTGATGTGCCTGATCTTTCATTCAATGGCCAATATGAAACTAGACCATTTACTAGTGATGGTGTGTAATATATAGCTTCTAAAAATGATCTACCACTACCTGAATTATATAACGATGTTCTCTCTGCCGCTGTTAATACTCTTGACCATTGCCAAATTCTTGCTGCTTGACCATTTAATGACACATCAACAGGATTCCAAGCGGCAGCTATTCTTAAATCTCCAACATTAGAAGTGAACCCTCCAGCTAAAACAGCAGATACTATAGCTCCATCATCAACTTGAATATAATAAGAAGATCCATCATACCAACCATTGACTAATTGCCAATTATTTGATGGTGCTATATTACTAGATATATTTGTTGTGCCATATTTAGCAAAATAGATATATGTTCCAAAATATAATGCTGGCCCTCCTTGACCCTTGCCTATTATAGTTCCATTATTTGACCCTTTAAACCAAGCAACAAAAGTAAAAGGTGAAGTTGTAAAGTTAATGGTAGAATTGGTTGGACAACTCATATGTTGAGATGCAGCTCCTCCTGTGCTTCCTGAACCACCAGCAAAACTTCTAGTTGTTGTACTAGTAGAATTTGGTAATGATAAATTATTTGTTTTCCTGAGAATAAAATAATCATTAACTGCTTTTACTCCAGCAGTATTAAGAGAAAATCCACTATTACCTTCCATTCTCTTAAGGAAGGCTTTTGTTTCTTTTTCTAAATTGTAATATCTTTTTGCCATATTATGGTAATCCTAAGCCGTTTCCGAGGGTGTTTTTATAGAGATCTGTAAACTGAATGCCTTGATCGTAAATATCTATGTTAGCGTGTAATAAAAATGGAAGATTCCATGTTTGATTGTTAGTGCTGGTATACGTATATCTAAAATCAACTGTTGTTACTCCTCCATTCCAATCGAAGCTTGCATTGGACGCAGATTTAGGCGTTTTGTTATAATATCCTCTTGCTGAGGATATTGAATTAACCGACATGATTACACTCTTGAATGTCGAGCTTGTGAAAGAGCCGAAGTTTAATTGCTGCGTTCTCCATGCCAAATATTCTCTATTGCCTCCTGGTAGGTAAAAAAGTTTACCATTAAACATGCTATGCCCTACTACACTATTTGATGTATATCCAGAAGTATTAGAGTTATCAACTGTCACCATAGCACATGGAACATTTGACAATTTTAAAGACGGTACATTCAAATAACTATTATTAACTGACCAAAAAATTCCTAAACTACTCCAACTAACAGCATTAACAAGCGTTCCGTTATGAACACCTAACCCACCTAAACTATACACTGTTGATCCAGCTCCAGCATTCTGATAATTTCTCATTGGCCAACAAACCATATTCTGCCAAAGACCCAATGTCTTCATTCCTCTAGTAAACCAAAGCACTTCACATCTCCCCAAAGGATCTGTGACTCCTGCTCTACTGAGATATGCATCACCATCTACATCATTAAAGCCTAAGCTAAGCCTAGACCAATCACCAGACTTCTTTAGACTTTCTACTCTATCATTAATGGCTTTTATTGCAGAAGAAGACACAACGATACCTTGTTCGCTCTGTAAGCGATTTATATAGGATTTTACTTCGTTTTGTATTCCGTAGAATTTCATCAAACTCCCTCCCAGAAAATATAACGACCAGTTGATCCAGATATGGTATTTACGGAGACATCTCCTTTGTATCTGTCATCAAAGAATTTTTCTCCTCTAGCGTCGAATTCAGCTGTTCCAGGATATAACATAAAATTAAATGAACTAGTATTACAGCCTAAACCATATTTCACATACAACGGAACTGTCCCGAAATTTTGCCCAACTAAAGTAATTCTATTGGAATTACCAGATACCACTTGAGTGCCGACTCCAGATGAAGAAGTTCCACTAATTAACCCAGTAATATAATTTGACACAGATCCATATCCAATATCAAAATTAGTAACACTATCAATATCTTTATCCAAATCGGCCTGATATGCTAATGCTCCGCCATTATCTTTGTCGAAGTTGAATGATACAGCATCATTGCGGCCATAATTTGGATAGAATCCACTGCCCATATCTACTGCTCTTCCTCCAACATTTTGAATTTCAATAGGAACTACTGCGGAATATAAACCAGTAGATGTTCCTGATCCAGTAAGATAACCAGTAAGATAACCAGATGCTAAGTCTACTCTTTCGTTTGGAGCGTCATAGAAAATCTGAAGGCGATTTGTATCTGCCATCACTCCGCTCGTAGTATAATTTAATTTTAAAGAATTATTTCCTACGCCTGTAATGTATCCACCAGCAGTTGGATCTGCAAAATTATAAATAATTTTATTTTGAGTAACATTGGTAACTAAAAGAAAATTCTCTAAAACTAATCCAGAATATTGGGTAAGCTGAACTATTCCTGAGTTTGAATTAAAATTATAACCTGTAATTAATTTTTTCATATTTTATTATAAAGCTATTGCGTAAGCGATAGATAAAATTTTTGCACTTTCTATCTGTTGATATATATTATATACCCCACTTATTGTTAAATTTCCACTAATATTTATGTTACCACTTATGCTTTGGTCGCCAGTTGTATATACAAGATTGTTAATTCCTGTGATAAAGCCGCTTGGGTTTGAACTAGCATAAAACTGACCAGTTTGAGTGTTTAAAACATAAGAGCCAGTAGAATTAGATAAGCTGGTGATTTGGGTCTGAAGACCCCCACTGATACCAGTAACATAAACTTGAGTTGCGTAAGAAGAAAGATCAACCCCAGTGATAAAACCAGAGGGATTTGATGAAGCGTAAAATTGACCAGTTTCTATTTTTAAAACATAACTTCCTGTTTGGCTATTTAATGTAGAGATTTGAGTTTGTAATCCGCCACTAATCGTAGCCACCTCTTCTAAAGAAGCAATAGTATCTAAAGTACTTAAATCACTTGCTCTAGTCGATATTCCAAATTTAAATTTATCGGAATGGTCAAAGCCAATAATTGCGCCCGAATCATTTATTCCAGTTAAACCAGATCCAGTAACAAAGAATATGCCGCCATCAACTGCACCACCAGTCAAATTCAGCATTATATAATTACTTGAAACGTTTGTATTGGTTGTATTGATTATGGTTTCAACGCCAGTTACATATAGATTATTAATGTAAACATTGTCGTGGAATGTTTTAGTCCCGAGGATTGTTTCTGCGCCAGTTGCATTTACATACCTAGATTCAGATTCATTTTTTGTATAATAATTACCAGAAAATGATAAATCGACTCCAGTAATATATCCCGAAGGGTTAGTGTTTAGATAATAGGAGCCTGTTTTATTATTAAGAGCGGTTATTTGATGCTGTAGCCCACCGCTTATTCCTGTAACGTAACCAGTTGGCGCGTATTGGTTTGGATTATTAGATGAATAAAACTGACCAGTTTGGCTGTTCGTGATGAAGTTTCCAGTTTCTGATTTTAATGCGTAAGAACCTGTTTGATTATTTAAAACAGTAATTTGCCCTTGTAAATATCCACTAACACCAGTTACTTCTGGTTGAGCAGTAATATCACCACTTAATAAAATTCCAGTGCCATTAACTGTTGGGCGAGAATAGAAATTTTTAATTCCAGAAATATTTTGATTTCCAAAATCATAAACAATATTATTAATTCCAGTAATAAATCCAGATGGATTTGATGAAGCGTAGAATGCGCCCGTTTCTGAATGAAGAGTATAAGTTCCTGTTGAATTGATTATACTATTTAAATTAGTATATTGCCCCGAAGTTAAATGATAATATTGATTACTTTGGCCACCTTGTAAGCCCAAAAGATAATTATGATCAATGGCATCAATGCCGCCACTAATGTGAGTATTAGCGTGTAAAGTATAACCCTGTGGTGATAAATTTAATAAATTACCACTATTGCCAACTAATATGTTAATATTAGGAATGGGGGATACTTGAACATTGATACTCATTGTGTTTTATTATCAATATTAATTACAGATCCATACATCAATTTGTCTGGGCAACCATCTAATCTATCGGCAAAAAGATCATAAGAGCTTGGTGCGACATCAAGAAGTAGCGTTTGGTCAGAAGTTAAAGAGATAATGGCTGTCCCACTTCCAGTATTTAATATCTGAGTATTAAATACTGCTTGTAATTCATCATCAAAATCTCTTCGTATTTGACCAGTTAAAGTTATCCCAGAAAGATTATAGGGAGAGCCATCTGTATTGGTAAATGTCAACCCCAAACTAAAACAAGCTCGTTTCTCAACGGAAATATTATACAGCGCAGCACTCATCAAATGCTTTTACACTTATCGTTTAAATTATTTACTTATTGACAAACTTTTCTGGACTCTTTTCAAACTTTTTCGCTAAATTGACAATTCCGTTAATGATTTCTGGAGAAACAACGCCAATAGTTCCATAAATTATGGCTTTATATAGCGAAGAAATCTCTAACGAATTAATAACCGTACCTGAGTCAATGATTATCCAAGCCACACCCGATAACATTGAAGCTGCACAAACTTTTTTTAATTGTTGCAAAATTGTCAACTTTACTGGACTAGAAATTAATCTTGTAGCCATTGTTAACGCTCCAATAAAAGGAATGATCCAACCACCATTTATAAATTCTTTTAAGAGAGACTTCTCAGGTTCCATGATAAACATAATTACACAGTGAACACAAAAAAAACCTCATAAAAATATGAGGTTTTTTTAAAAAAATTATTTACTTTTTTAAGGAAACACTAAATATTGTTAGTGCCGTTTCCCCAGTGTCTGATTTTGTAATCTCATCGACCCTTCCATTCATTCTTGACGCGCAATCCTTTGCCCACCTAAACCCTTCTGAAATTTCGCTAGTGTAGGTTTGAATATAATTGTTTTTGTAGTCATAGACTCGATATAGATTATGTTGTTTTTCGCTCATGTGTTTATAGATTACTGTTTTTAATCAACAAAGTCAAGATTTTTTTCCGCAAGGCTATTTGAATTTGCGGTTTTTTCTGGATAAAACTCTAAAGCAATATTCCCAACAAATTTAGCATCGTCGCTAATAATCCCAAAAATTAATACAAAATTATGATTAAAATGGCTTTCTTTAATATCCAAGAAATGTTTTTTATTATTTAAAAAAAGTGAATGGACTTTTCCTTCGCTTTGTAGAGTGCAGTTTTCAAAAATTTGATCTTGAAAATGTTTTGTGATGCTGTTTGTGCCGATTATTTTAATTGAGCCTTTCATGTTTCCAAGTGATTTGTATATTATTTTCTTTTATATTTAATTCGCCAATATGATCGTATCGTTTTAGCCAATTTAAGAATTTATTTAATTTATGTTTCCTAGTTATACTAGCTGAAATTGAAGATTTATCAAATTTATTCATAGCAAAAAATACTGTTTCATGAATCATTTGCATGGATAATTTTTGATCTTTAGAAAAACCACCAAAAGAAAACTCAAGAGCAATTTCAGAATTTTGCCAAGAAAAAAATGTATATCTATCAATTTTGGGTTTTGAAGACTTAACAATAAAACACTCTTTGCTTAAAAAATCAAAATATTCTTTGATTTTCAAAGACCTTAAAGATGGCGATCTTAGAGAACAAAAATCATAAGGTTTAGATTTGATACAAAAATCATAGAACAGATCAAATAATTCTTTATTATCGTAATCTACCTGTTTAATTTCCGTCATTACTGTTTATAATAACAATAATAGTGTAAATTTAAATATGGGTCAAGGTCAAAATAAAATAGCAAGCAGTTTGTTGGATATCCAACCGACAGCAGTGCTAGAATTTTTTAGAATATATCCAGATACAGTCAATAAGCCAACCGCCTTCATTCCAATTCATGGCGGATCTATATTCGGAGGAAATGTTACTTGGCAGTCTATTGAATATATTCCCGTGCCAGTAGAGGGTGAAGGTTTTGAAATCAATGGCAATGGTCAATTATCAAGGCCAAAAATTAGAATTGCCAATAAAGATTATTTAATAAGCAGTTTACTTCAAAATAATTTTGATTTTAAAAATGCTAAAATAGTCAGAAAAAGAACATTCTTAAAATATTTAGATGATGTTAACTTCGAAGGTGGCAATCCTTTTGGACCTCAAGATTTTACGGCAGAAATAAATAACGAAACATTTTTAATTGGTCAAAAAACGGCTGAAAATAAAGTATATGTAGAGTTTGAACTCACTTCGCCGCTTGATTTAGAAAATTTTGAAATCACTAATAGACAAATATTAGCAAAGTATTGTTATTGGATGTATAGAGGCGCAGGCTGTAATTATGTTAATAAACCAATAGAAATGGAAAACGGAGATCCATTTTTAGATGCAAATGGAGATGCTGTAATTCCAAATTCTCCAGAAAATGGATTTTTGACTAATTCTAATTATCAATGGATCGATACTACTACTTATAATCAAAGTGGTATAGCGTATTTAGAAAATCCAAAAGTAATTATCAATAAAAACCCTAATGACAAAGAAAGTTATTCAGGACCGCTAAGAACTTGGTATGTTTCCATTACTGGCGGTAATTTAAATAATCATCCAGAATCAAATCCAACTTATTGGCTAAAAGATGGATGCTCAAAAAAATTAAATGCTTGTAAAAAAAGATTTATTAGTAGCCCCAAAATACAAGGAGAAAGTCTGCCATTTGGAGGCTTTCCTGGAACAGATGGATTCCCTTATGGTTAATATTTGTAAAAATATAAAAGATGCATTAGCGGTAATTAAAAATCACTGCTGTTCAAATCCGTATACTGAAGTATGTGGATTTATAGGCTATGATGAAAGTTTAAAAAAACACATAGTGCAGCTAGAAAAAAATTGCTCCACTGATCCTCAAAACTTTTTTGCTATTGACGCTTTGAAATATTTGCTTTTTAAGCAGAAGTATTTATTTGGCGCAATCTTCCATAGTCATATTATTGGCGACGAAAAAGCTTCTGAGTTCGATATTAAAATGTCAGAAAATTGCTGTATTCCATTTTTGATTTACGGGTTAAACACTGATGAGTTCGAAATTTATCAGCCTAAAAATATCGAATGTGATGTAAAGATACTAAAGAGAATTAAATCCAACATATGACAAATATAATTTTACATGGAATTCTTGCTAAAGAATTTGGCGGAAACTTTAGAATGAAAATTCATAAGGCTATAAATGTTATTAAAGCTATAGATGTCAATAGAAGAACTTTTAATAAAAGAATATTCGAACTTTCGAGAGAAGGATTAAATTATACAATGATTGTTGATGGTAAAAAAATTACTGAATTAGAGGAATTAAATATACAAAAAGAACCACAGGAGATTCATTTAGTTCCTTTGATTATGGGATCTGGGGGGGTTGCTTTGGTGACTGCGCTTGGATTTGCAACCTCCGCAGGAACTCTTATAGGTGGTGCTGCTTTTGCTGCGGCAGCAATAAACGCAGTCATTCTTACTGTTGTATCCGTTGGTCTTCAAATGTTATTGGCCCCAAAACCTGATGCTGGTCCAGCAATATCTGCGACTACAAAAGCTTTGTCAGAATCTTTTGCTTTCTCTAATAAAGGAAACGTAGCTGCTCAAGGCTCTGCGGTCCCAGTTGGCTATGGACGACTCAAAGTTGGATCGAAATTAATACAAATGAGCGTAAAATCATTTCCTCAAAATCAAAATGCAACTAGCATTATGCGTCAAAATCCTTATTCTTCCCCCAATACAACCGAACAGATTATTGAGACTGTATCTAATAAATCTTAATAAATAATATGAAACACTTATTAAAGAAAATGTCTTTTGGCGGCGGTGGAATTTTTTCAAAGAAAAAACCAAAACCAAAACCAGCACAATTAAAGCCTCCCGTTCTTGGCACAATTCAATTAGCCGCTTCATTTAGTTATGTAGAGCTTTTGGATTTAGTGAGTGATGGGCCTATCCTTGGATTAGTTAATGAAAATGGCCTTGTATTATCAAGTAAAGATATGTTGCAGGGTATATATTTAGATGATACAGCTGTCGCTGTGTCTGATGATAAAATTGTTCAAGAAATTCCCAAATTGGGTCTATCGAAAGATGTTAAAAGTACGGCTCTCGTAACGACCCTTTCTCAAGTATTCAAGAATATACAAAAATCAAATGTTTATTATACGCAAGGTATACCGCAAAATTATAAAGCAATTAATTCGTTAATTAAGTATAGCCTTTTGGCAGTTTATATGAATAAACTTATTAATTATACAACTTATGATTACATTTATACAGAAAATACAAATTTAACTAGACTGGGCCAAAGATGGTTTTTTGAAAATAAAAATAATCAATTACATACTCTTGCAGATAGTGCTTGGTGGTCAGCTAATCTTTCTCCAAAAAACGAACCACGATATACTCGTACTTTAATTCATGACCAATTGCTGAATTTGTTTACTATTTATGACGCAAATACAAACCCCTATGAAAGATCATATCTTAAAAATATATTTGATAATAACTTTTCATCGGGATGGGAAAGCTTACATAGAGCAACGATAATCTCTAATTTTATAGATCTTATAGAGGGTCCAGGTGGGGATATGAGATATATAATTAAGGTAAACCCAACCGACACGGAACTCTTTTTTAAAGCTGGAGAAGCTATTTCAAAAGACAAAAAATATAAATTTTCCATGTTCAATGTCGGTGGCGATCCTATCGAATTAAGTACAGACGTAAAAATTTATGATTTATTATTGCCGAGAATAGATGGTACTGGCAAGACCACTGGACGCGCAGTGGGATTTAGTGTTGTGTGGATCTACGCCCTCACTCAAAGCTACAGTAAGGATGGCTATGGATATGCGGCTTTCACTATTCCACAATTTGCTATTAATGCATTATCTAATGTTTCGTATTTAGGTTTAAATGAAATATCAATTCCTATTGAAAATAATAATACAGTTCAAAAATACAATTATAGTAACATACTTGCAGAACATAGATTAGGAGAAGAATATCAAACTCCATTCAGATATTTTAATAATGTTTTAATCGATAAAGATTATTCATCACCACTAGTTGGCCCATTTAGGGTAAATTCTTCGGTTCAGAGAATTAATGAAAATGCAAGCATGATTAATGTAGAAGGCTCCACATTAACTACTTATGATATAGATGAAGAAGGAAGTAATGATCAAAGAGGAGGTTATAACTTTAGTAATTGGGATAAAAATATAAATTCATATAATGAAAATGCTATGCCTACAACTCATGTCATTAATAACCCAAACGTTACAAGTGTTTTTATTACCATTCAAGTAGATTCTCTTGCGGACACTCTCAGCTTAGAATTAAATTCAACATTCCAAGCTGGTATGAATTATGCCAGTATTCTTAATATACAAGTAGAAACTGGATCAATAAATGAAAAGGGCGAAGAGGGGAATAAAGTTATTAGAAAATTTAAAATTTTAGCTCTAATACAAAGTTCCACTTATATTGATATAGGTAATCCAGATTTAAATGCATTTAACTCTGCTGATTATAAATTTATTAGTGAATATCCTGGTCAATCCAATACTGGAGACAATATCTTTCAACCATTTATTTTACAAGAAATAAGTGATACGGTAGTAAAAAGATATGTTAGAGTCACAAAGCTTTCTGCCGAAACAAATTCCTCCCTATTACAAAAAGAATGCTCTCTTTCAAAAGTAACAGAGATTATTCCACAAAATTTTAGTTATCCAAATTCGGCAATAATCGCTACAAAAATTGATTCTAGGAGTTTTGGCAGCATACCAACAAGGGTATTTGATTGTAAATTAAAAAAAGTTCGTGTTCCAAGCAATTATTATCCTATTCTTTCAAATGGAAAAGATAAAAGATATTATTCATCAGAACTTAGTTTCAATCAAACACAATCATTAGATAAAATAGTTTATGATGGAGACTGGGATGGTGAATTTAAAATAGATCCCAAAACTAATCAATATCTTTTAGAGTGGACAGATAATCCTGCTTGGATTCTTTTAGATTTAATTACAAACTCAAGATATGGTCTTGGTCAATATATGGATGATAGTCAGATTGATATTTTTGATTTATATAAAATAGCTAGATTCTGTGATGCCGTAGATGACTTTGGATATTTTCAAGGAGTTCCAGATGGACAAGGAGGTTTAGAGCCTAGATTCTCTTGTAATATTTTATTTGAAGAAAACACAAAAGTGTTTGACGCTTTGAATGTTATTGCTTCTCTTTTTAGAGGTATTATTTATTATAGTAATTCTCAAATTAATTTTGTTGATGATAGGCCCAAAGATGCAATCGCTTTATTCTCAAATACAAATGTCAAAGATGGTATTTTTAACTATAGTAATTATCGTCGTGACGAACAATTTAATTCTATAGAAGTAGTTTATATTGATAGATTTGAAAATTATTTAACAAAGATTGAATACATTGAAGATGAAGAAGATATTAGAAAGAGGGGCATTTTCAAAAAAACAATAAATGCCAATGGAGTAACTTCAAGAGCAATGGCAAGAAGATTAGGCAAGCATTTGATCTTTCAAACTATTAAAGAAAATCAGAGTGTAAGTTTTTCCACTGGTCTTGAAGCTTTATTCTGTAAGCCTGGAGATTTGATCATAGTCGAAGATGAACTCAAAAATTTAAAAAGTAATTTTGGTAAAGTTTTATCTACTAACACTCAATCTGGATCAATTAGACTAAATGAAAAATTCATTAGTGGAGAATTTGATAATAGATTAACTGTTTATACTCCTACTGGATATTCAACTAATGATGAAATTTTAGAGATAGCTAATTTACAAAGATCTAGAGTTCATGGTTCTGGATTTTATTTAAATTCGGGCAATTTACCTTCGACTTATTATGCCTACCTTACGGGAGATTATATATTTTCTAAATATACAGATGGGTATGCTGGAGAAGTTGCACCTCCGAAACAAAACCAATACGCTTTCTATACTGGTTCAAATTCAAAATTTTGTTATTATTCAACAGGATTTACTGGTTGGGTTTTAGGGACAGGGGTTTCGTTCTCTGACAATAATACATATAGTAAGATTATTTTTGGAACTGGTGATTCTGAATTTACTGAAGTTAATAGGGGAAAATATAATATTTATAATACTGCCAGCGGAGATAGAAGAAGCGGTATCGCTGCTGATACTAATTCAGCAAATGCAATTACTGGAGTTAATTCATTATTTAAAGATGTTAGCGGAAGTTTACAACCAACTCACGGATTACTAGATTCAGATATTATCTTAAGCAGCCCGTCCCAGATAACAACATTTAATATTTCAGGAATAGTTCAATATGATTACGGTTGCGAGGCTTTTGTCGATTCTTCTGATATAAATTATTCTCTAGTTCCATTCGTCAAGGAGGGTTCTGTATATAGATTCCAAAGGACACTTTCAGACGATCAACTTTATAAAGTAATTTCAATAAAAGAAGAAAATATTAATGAATATTCTCTTATATGTACTAAATTTGATACTGGCAAATATGCCCTTATTGAAAATGATAAAAGTATTGAATATCAATCAAATACTTATAGTTATACTGTAAGTCAAAAGATTGGAAATATTAATTATCAAGTATTAAGCACACCTAATATCCAGCAATTAACGACGGGTTTGAATGAGTCTAGTCAATTTTATATAAGTGGGAGCTGGAAACAGGTTTTAAATAATCAAGGATATAATGTTAATATTAAAAACTCACAAGGAGTAGTTGAAAGTCAAGTTTTAGCAACAAATATAACTGGCGCTGAATTTTATGTGGATGGTATTGGCAACTATTCATTTAGAGTAAACGCAATTGGTTCTGTCCCAAATCCCGCCCAAAATAATGCAAATTTCTATACCGACTCGGATTATTCTGAATCTGGCTTATTTTTAATATATGAAGAAGGAAACCTTCTTAATTATGATAGACCTTATTTATCATCAGTAACAATTTTATAAAATGTATAAATCTAACTTACAAATAATATATTCTTGGCCTGAGGGTCAAGATGATCTTGATTCAGTGACTTCTTTTTTGGGTTACTCTGTAGGCTATGGTTATGTAGATGGAGACATTCCGCCATACATCACATTTTCTACTGACGATACAAATGCTGGTCCAGAAATTGTTACAATAGATTTGCAGCAAGCCTATTTGGATGGCGCAATTGGTCCTTTTGTTAATATTCCTTGTCATGCTGATTGGTTTCCCTCGGCAGGTGGGTCTGGGCCAGCTACTATTACATGGATTTATGATGGACAATCTTATAGCGAGACTATATATCCAAATAGTATAAATCATGCAGGAAGCATATTTAAAACATTAGTTAAAAATCTTGGAATTGGTGGCGGAAAAATTGCTCCATATAGTAATAATATTATTTATGAATTCGAACCAATATTCGATTTAAATACTGGTGATTTATCTATTACCGCAACTGGTTATGCTGTTCATCGCGCAAAAGACGTGTCTTTTGTTTTTAATGTAACAGATAGACAATTAAATATTTTAAATTCTCCTAGTGCTTTATTGGAGAATCCATTCGTAAGAAGCGTAGATATTGATATTTTAGATATATCTGGAAATACTGTATATGATAATTATATCACAGGCTCTTTCAACAACTCTTTTACTTTAACTGAGGCAGAAAATACTGGAATATTTGGAATTTATACTAAAGATTTTGGAATTGGAATTTCTACCGTAGGCGAAAACGCAAATATACACTCTAGTAGATATTTTGTTTATGGTAATGCTTTAGAAATAGAATCCATTTCTATTACTGATTCTAGTGGCGCTTGGCTTAATAATAATCCCAATCAGTATCAATCTTATATTCCATATTCGACATCAGGAAACGACATGAATGCTCAAAATGTCACAAATAATGCTTTATATATAGATGAATATAAAGATTATGTTAGTGGTTATTTTGCAGAGATATCGGGATTGATTCCGTTTGCAATTCTTAGCGGCGAATCTTTGAAAATTGATTGGGGTACTGGCCAAATTGATACAATTTTTACTCAAACTGGAGCGAGCGGATTTTCATCAATTTCTGGAGTTAGTGATTTCAATACTTATACAGGCGATGCCTTACTGACATCTTTAATTGATCCTACTGGAATTGATGGACAAACTTATAGTTTCATAACTGGATGTAATTATCCAACTGGGGTAACTGGTGTCTATGATATAAAATTTTATTATAGTGGAATAGGAAGCACGGGAAATGAGCTTATTAAAACTACTCAATATAGAATCCCAGATGAACTAAAGAGCCAAGGAAAGCCTCAGATTGGAGATTCAGCTACTGGACAAATTGATTTTAATATTGAATTTGAAAATAACCCATTATATACTAATTCAAATAAACTAAGCTTATATCTAAATACTGGAAGTGGTATAGAATTAAATACTGGAAATTTAGTTTCAACTATCCCTATATTAACAAATTTAAAAAATTATTCATTCACTCTTAATAATTCATTAATTAAACCAAATATTCCACAATGGTTTAAAGTCGCGCCATCTAGCGAAATAACAACTGGATACGCTTGGGAAATTGGACCTTATAATATATATCAGGCCCCCGCTCCCAAAACAAATATTAGTTCAGAATCATTCTCATTATTAAATGGAGACTCAGAAGCTAATATAGATTTCCTTACTGGATCGGTTAAGACTAGTTCTATAACTACTATTGATACTTTATTAAAGGGGGCAAGATATAGTTATGAATATCTTACTCAATTTAGAGATCAATCTGGATGTTATTGCTCTTCCAAGATCCTTATTGTTGATAATACATCGGGAATAGATCTATCAAGAACGGGTTTATCGTTTTCTGAGTATTCAATAAGCGATGATTCGTTTGTTAATTATTCCATTAGCGGAGATAATCAAAATATCTACTTGAATGCTCAGTTAAATACTCCAACTGGAATTTATAAACTTTATAAAACGTCTATCTGATAAGCATTGAAATCTGGATTATTATCTTTTTTGAAATCATTTTTATAAATTGATAGAATTACTTTTTGAGTAGTTCCATCTTTTAATTTTATTTCAATAGTTCCAGAAAGATATTGTCGGTCAGCTTTTGTTTTTTTAATCCAAAAGCCTCCGACTTTTTTGTTGCTCCAATTATTTTTTTCCATTTAGAGTCTCTCTCGTCATCTCAATAAAGATGCCTCGACTGTCTTGTGGAATTTTATTATACTGTTTCTTAACTCTCCTATAAACTCTTCGCGTAATAGGATTTGTAATATCTCCAATAGCTTTTCTTAGTTTTTTTGCTGTTCTGTTGTTCATAATTCTGTAATAAATGTTTCTGTATCTTTTATAAAACCCATCTTTTCATAAAAACTCATTACTCCGTGGGAATGGGGATGTTTCATTACCCTATTCATTGTAACATATTTAAATTTATTTTGTTTAGCAAAATTTATAGCTTCTTTAAATAATTTATAACCCATTTTAGGATTCTTTGATAACCAAAGATATTCAGAAAAAATTCTTTCATTAAATTTCGCATTTTTATCATTAAAAAACATAATAATACAATCGTAATTGTTCCCATTGTGGTTTGCCCATACAAACATATCCCATGCTAAAATATGCTTATTGCCGAAACAGTTTATAATTGTTTCTTTACTGTGTTTTAAAAAATGATGACCTTGATTTTCGTTTTCAAATTCGAAAAGAGTCGAGATGTCCGAAATTAATGATTCGAAATCTTTGGGATCTAAGATTCTTTTAATCATTTTTTATTGATCAAAGGAAGAAGAATTCGGGCTTCTTTAGCTGGAATATCTTCAAATTGTTTCCAGTCTTTAATTCCTTCATAACGATACTTTTCTAATGACCAGAGATCTCTTAAAATGATCCTGAAGCCTTCGAAATCTGCAACACCGTGTTTCTCTCGCAAAGTCTTTTCAAGGATGCCCGTTGGAGTTACAGGGATGATAGAACTGTCGTGTCCAGAAGATTCAACTGATGGGCCGAATGAATTCTTGGATTTATCAATTTCATCTGCTCCGACAATATGAATATTAAGGAAATTACGAACACAACGAACAAATGCTCGATTACATGCTATAGTCTCAAGAAACTTCGCGCAGAAATCATCTGTATTAGCGAGTGTGGCATTGGCTACATCTTCATAACAAACATGAAAGTCAGCAGTATGCTCATAATTAGTAATCCAAGAAATCCTACATTTTGCTACAACATAATTCTCATTAACATGATTAATATCGTATGAAACAGAGTGAAACCCGCGAAGCTTTGCAATTTCCTTGATGCCCCCAAGCATAATAAGAAGTTGATTGTCCTTTAATCCTTCAACAGAAGACGGCGCTTCTTTCTTGCGAATATCAAACCACCCTTTATTTGGATAAAGGAATTCGTCTTTAATCATCTTGCGCCAATTAACTGAACCGTCGTCATTAAACACATATGATTGAGACTCAATCAGTCCATATTCATTTCTTTTATATTTTTCATGAAACGCTAACGGAGGAATAGAAGATGGTTCTATTTCCTGTGTGATTTCTTCTTCTTGTTTTGATTTAATTTTGCTCATAGATATAAAAGTGTTCTTGCTCTTCCCAGTATTTAGGAGTATCCAACACATTCATTCTTTGGTCAACACTTTTTTCTTTAATTCTACAATGAGCTAAACTTGGATATTCAACACCATTCTCAAAAACTCTTTTGCCAGAAAGAAAAAGATTTTTGGATGAAATGTTTTCTGGTTTTTCTTTATTTTGAGAATAAAAATTTACCGAATGATCAAAATATTTATTTTTTAAATATGAAAAATCCTCTTCTATTTTCGTCATTAATTGCAACTCAATGCCCCAAAGTTTTAAGATTTCAAAATACTTTTCTGGTATTTCTCCAAAACTTTTGTCGATAAAAACTGATATTTTTTTAATATTATGTCTATTTTTTTCCAATCCAGATAGTTGGATGAGCTGATTAGCAACTATACAAACTTTATAATTTTCACAATATTTTATAAAAGCTTCTTGATCATATCCTTCGTCAACCCTTAAAAATAATAGTTCATTTTGATTAATGGGTATTGGAGTGAAAGACGTAGGAACGACTTCGGTAATCCCATTATTGAATAATTCACCAACTTTAATTGTTTTAAAATTTATTCTTTTATTAATTTTTAATAGATCTAAAATAGATTGAGCAATTTGTTCTACTTTTATTTTATTAATTTCTGATTTTGGATCTTGTAAATTTAAACATGGTTTAACATCCCAAATTGGAGCAATATCTTTTTTCTTATCATTTTTTGACCAATAGCCATTACTAATGCTTGGATATGTATTGCCAAATAAATTAACCAACGGGGCGTTTTTGCTACTCACATAATGCGAATAAACATTATCTACCCCAATATGTAATAATGAATTAGATAAGATGTTTGCATACTGCTTAAATGATAACCCACCTAAAACTTTATTAACACCATTTAGAGCGCGACCCTTGCAATCAATTTGAATAATTTTTATATTTTGTTGCTGAAGGATTGGGTTTATTAAATCCAGCATTAAATTAAAATGTTTATAGTTTTTAGATTGTATATTTTCTTCAGAATAAATAGTAATATATTTGTTTTCTGGAATGGGAAAATAATGTTCTGAAATTATTGGTTTTGATATTAAAACTCCTAAATTTTTTGCGTATTCTTCTAAAATGTGAGACATATTATTCTGATAATGAAAATTGATGTTTGTTTACCCCGTTATGTAAATAACAGATATTTTTCTGAGTTGTTGTATGGGGATAGAAAGCCATTTCAAAAAATCCTTTATGATCGCCGCCGCCCTCTAGAATTAAAATATTTTCTAATAATTCTGAATATTCCATGCATTTATATATATACGGGTTATCTTCGATAAAATTAAAATATTCTGGTCTAGTGAATATATAGATATTGTATTGGGGATACTGTTTTTTTAAATTTTTCATCAACGAATTAATTAATAAAACATCAGTATCTGATTGTGGGATAATTACTGCAATTCTTTTGCCCTCATCTTTGGAGTCGAACAAAGAGCCAAAATCAATTTTTATATTTTTAGAATTTAATTGTTTTGAAATATTTCTAAAATGTTCGATAATTTGATTACCATTTATTTCATTGCTTTCAATTTTATTTATCCAAAATTTAAATGCGCTTGAGTTAACATCTACATCTTCATTTGCAAAATTCTTATGTAAATCAATTATGAATTCATGAGCGTTCATGTTTTCTTTTGGATTGTAATTTTCATTTAAAACAATTGGTGTGTTTTCAAAGTCATAATCTACAGTAGGCATATTATCAATAATATCCTCTAATTGTTTACCTATAACTTCTATTGAAAAATTATCTATAGCCCACTGGCGAGAAATCTTTTCAATTTCGCGTTTAGTGGTTTGATCCATTTTATAAACATTCTCAATTTCTGAACATATGCTATCAGAATCAGTCGATGCTTTAATGAATTGAGTTCCAGGTTCTCGATATTCGCTCCACTTCAATGGGACTCCCCCACTTTCTATTGAGCAATTGTCCTCCCCACAAGAATAATCTGTGACAAGTGTTATTAGTTCTGTTAACTTGGCTTCTTGGATTGGTATTTCTTGACCGCCGCTAGTGAATGGGTGGCAGTATAAATCCATTAAGTTGTATATTTCGTTCAGCTGTGTTTCGGAAACTCCTTGACTAACATTGGTTGTATTAACGGATTTTGCAGTATTGCATTTTGGGCAATTTTGTTCTTGACCAGTGAATGGCCTCACTTCATATGAATTACATTTTGAACAAAAATAAGTTGTTAAAATATCATTTGAATTTATATTCTTTTCTCTCAAAAATTCTGGAATATTCCAACCTTCACTCCAATGGGTATGTAAAAGTAATTTAGCTTTAACTTGTGGATTTTTATTTTGAAACTTTTTAAATCCATCTAAAATGTTAGGGACTGATTTTCTTAATTGGTTTCTAAATACAAATCCAATTATAAAATTATCTTTTGGTATATTGTTTTTCTCTCTTAGCGCAGACCTTTCTTCATCGCTAAATCTAAAAAAGTTTTTAGTATCCAAAGATCCTCTTAGAGTTTTAATATGATTATATCCAATTTTATTGAATGCTTTTTCTGCAAATGATGCCCAAACAAAATAGTTTTTAATTTTGGGTGCAAAATCAATAGCTTGTTGCAGAATTGGCAAACTATCTAAAGTCGTCCATACCATACAATTGACTTTATTCCACCAAGGCTTTTTATCAAAATCGTTAAAAGCCCAGATATCTTCTATTCCAATGTATACGTCTGGCTTAACTTTTTTGATAATATCGTCAATCATTAATGCCCCATATCCAGCAGATCTTTGCTGTTCTTGATTTAATGATTGTAGTGTTTGGGCGGGAGGTAGGGTTCCGTAGCATTCCCACGGAACCGTTTTCGTTATTGGGTCTTGAAAACCAATTCCATTTGCAGCTTCTACTATAGTATATTTTCCAGTAGAAAATAAATAACGTAAAATATTTTTTTTATTTTTACCAAAACCTGTAAAAGCTTTGCAAAAATTAGAATGAATTAATACAGTTTTTTTATTTGTCATTTGCTGCTTGTCTTGCGTAATAAATTTCATTTAATGCAAATTTGAAAAATTGGCACAAAGCATAAGCCTCTGACATCTCTACCCCCATACCAAATTTATTTGCGGAATTTCTAATAATAGAAAATGAAAAAGCTTTTTGTCCATTCTTTTTCGTATAAGGCTTGAAAGATATTGCAGTTTTATTTTCCTCATATGTATGAAAAGCAGAAAATTCTGTATACTGTTCAATGGCGTAAATAAATCCACCTAGTTCGTTCTCGTTTAATTTGAGAGAAATTGATTTTTCTGGATTTTTGGAATTTTCAGAAAATGAGCCATTTTTTGTTTTTTCATTCCAAGAAAATTGCTGAATGGCTGTTATAAAAATTGACGGCTCTTTATTTTTATTGCCAGTTCCTAATTGGAATCCAAAAGCAGATCCAGTATTGCTGGAGTTTGGTTTGTATAATTTCATGCAAGATTATATCAAATTTATTTAAAAAATCTATTAAGCTTTTTGATCTAAAATAGGCTCAGTAAGCGTTTTAAATATAAAGTCTTTATTATCTTTGAAATATTTAATACTCATATATCTATCATAAGAATCGTAAAATTTATCAGATATATTGATAATCATATCAATTCTTTCTGAGCTATAGAGATAAACTTCTTTTAAATAATTAGTCATTAATTCTATTGCTTTTTTAATCAAACTTATTTTATAACATTTTTTATATAGACTAAGAGTATTTGAATTAAATTCAATTTTTAAATTTGAGCAAAATTTTTCTAATAACACGTATTCAAGGTTTTCTGGAACTCCAAGTTCTATAAAAAGCTCGTTTAGATCAAAAAAACAATGAGAACTATAACAATTATCAAAATTAATAAATTTAAATACGCCATTTCTAGAGATAATATTTTTTGCGCTTAAAGATCCATGACATATAAATGTCTTATCCTCGAAAGATTCATCGTATAATACTAATAATTCATTTTTCATATCATCCATTATTTTTTTTAATAAATTAAAATTAGTATAATTTTTAATGGCATTAATACTGTCTTCCGTTAAAAGTTCAGAAATATTTGATGTCTGAAAGTATTCGGATATATTCTGTTTATATGATATATTAATTTTTTTAGAATCTTGCATTAAAGCGTATGTTTTACAAAAACTATTGAAGTTTTCTAGCAAAAATGACCTTCCTAATTCTTCAAGAGATTCTGATTCCTCATATGAAGTAATAATATATCTTAAATCGTCTCCGATTTTAATTGCTCCATCTTTTATATATTTAGGGCAAATTAAATTATTAATTTTATTTAAACAACTGGCTTCATGTTGTATTTTTTTGCAATCTTTATCAAGGGAGATTTTTATGCAATAAAATGAATCTCTATATGTATATCTATATACGTCATAATCTTCGGTTGTTTCTATAAATTTTATATCTATGGGGAAGATAGGTTCATCTAGTGAATTTAATAAGCATTTCACTAACTCTGTTTCGCTATCACTAGATTCGACATGAATAGGCAAAACATAAGCTTTATTTTTGAGTAAATTGCCAATAGACATTATTAGATAATATAAAAAAGACTCTATTTTTCAATAGAGTCTTTTTTATTGTTAATGATTATTTGAATTAATAAGCCTTTCCGACAACTCGACCAGAGATTGTTACCCCAATAATGCTTGACTTGGCAAGCTTTACGTTTGAGCGTGAATTACGATCATAGATCATAACATACGCTGGAGTTTCACTCTGAAACTGTGCATTAATTGCAGGACGGTTATTGGTGTAGAGTCCAAAGAAACGTCCTCGGCTATTGCGGATTTCATTGATTACGCTGTTTTGCTGTTTTGTGTTATTCATATATAGTGATATTAACCGATATTAATTGAGTTGTCAATGATTTTTACTGAGATTTGTGATTTTTTTGAATTTTGAATAATAAACTTCGAAATTGGCACTTGCAGTTTGTTGCGAACAAAATCTTTAATGCTTCTGGCGTGAAGTTTTTCTTTTTTTAATGAATTTAAAATGAATTCCGAGATGGCTTTATTAAAAGTCATTTTAATATTTTGTTGTTTGAGTTTATTTTGAATAGTTGAAATTTCAAAATTAATGATTGATTCGAATTCTTTATCTCCAAGTTCATTAAAAACTAAAATATTATTAAGTCTTGCGACAAATTCTGGTTTCAAATATTTTTTTACTGAATCTTTGTATATTTCTTGAGCTGGGGGCGAGTCATTAATAAAACCCATCGATACAGCTTCTTTTTTATCATGCCCAATATTACTAGTCAGGATGACGATTGATTTGGCGAATGATATTTTATTATTTAAATTATCATTGACATATCCTTCATCTAATAAATGAAGCAATAGATTGAGAATCTCAGGATCACATTTCTCTACCTCATCGAAGAGAACCACGCAATTGGGGTTGTTCCTTACAAATTCGGTTAAAAGCCCTCCTTGGTCAAATCCTACATAGCCAGCATTAGCGCCAATCAATTTACTGATGCCAGTTTTCTCTTGGTACTCGCTCATATTGATTTGGATAAATGCTTTTTCATTACCATAAAAATGTTTGGCGATTTTTTTGGCTGTATAGGTTTTGCCTACACTGGTTGGGCCAACAAAAAATAAACTAGCTAATGGTTTGTCGTTATCATTAAGCCCGACTTTGGCGCAAGACAAAATATCAGTAATCTCTTCAATGTTTTTGGATTGACCAAAAACCTCTTTTTCTATATTGTTTTGAAAATTAGAAAATTCATTATTATTAACCGCAATTGAGCCTTCTGATAAACCAGTTTTTTCCGAAATAACTTTAATAACATCTGATAATTTAATTTTAAACCTTTTATTCTTAATTGTCTCATTAAATTCTCCAACACACAAAACATACTGCATTAAAAGATCTTCACAATATGCCTGTTCATCTATATCTTGATCTACTTTAACATCATTTAATTTTTCGATTAGATATTTTTGCAAGTTTTTAATATCTTCTGGAAGTTGAAGGTTTTTAATTTTAACTTTAGCGCCAACTAAATCCATAATATCAAAGGCTTTATCTGGGAAGTTTTTATGAGGAATATATTTCTCACAAAGATTGACGATTGTATCGATAATTTGTGGAGTATAGCTTACATGGTGGAAGTCTTCATAATCGCTCACGCAATTTTTAATAATTTCCATAGTCTGTTCTTTGGGCGGTGCTTCGATTTTTACGGGATCAAATCTCCTTTTCATTGCCCCGTCTTTTTCAAAATATTTTTTATATTCTGCGTTGGTGGTCGCGCCAATACATTTAAAATTGCCTCTAGCTAATGCTGGTTTTAAAATATTTGCTGCATCCAAAGAACCCTCTGAACTGCCAGTTCCTACAATATTGTGAATTTCATCAAAAAATAAAATAATATTTTCTTTTTCAGAAGCAGCCTCAATTAATTGTTTTAATTTTTCTTCGAAATCTCCCCTATAGCGAGTGCCAGCGACCATAGATGCCAAATCTACGCTATAAATACGAAGATCGAGTAAATTCGATGGGACATCTTGAGAGATAATTCTTTGGGCTAACCCTTCAACAATCGCAGTCTTGCCAACCCCGCCTTCACCAATTAAAATTGCGTTACTTTTTATTTTTTTAGAAAGGATTTCGATGACTTCATTAATTTCTTTATCGCGTCCAGAGATAAAATTAAATTTACCGTCGATAGCCTCTTGATTTAAGAATGAACAATATAATTCTAAAGATTTATTTTTTTTCTTTTCACTAAATTTTGTTTGAGTAGTTTTTTCTTCTGTTGATTTTTCTGAAGTTTCGACTGGAGTATTTGAGAACGACTCTATGTGTTCTTTGACAACTTGTTTTAAACTATCAATATCAATTTTTTTAAATTTTAAAAATTCACATAAATTTTTTGAGTTTTCTAAAATAGAATAAAAAATATGTTCAATTCCAATATAATCATGCTCGTAAACTTCAGATAGTTTTTGAGCGTACGAGATCGTTTCTGCCGTTTCTTCGTGCCATGATTCAACAGAAAAATCGCTAATAAAATCTTTTGGATATTTTTTGAAATAACTCGACATTAAATGTTCACAATTAATTAGGGAAACATCAATATCATTAATTTCCAACATCATTGTTAAATCTTCAGATAGATTTTTAAAACAACCATAATATAGGTGGGTGTTATTGATTATATTGTGAGCATTTTCAACGGCAAATTCTTTTGCGTGTTTATAGGCTTTTTTTGCTCTTGGTGTCAAATTAAAATTATTGATTGCCATCATATTTTTTACACTTATTTAAGTTGTGAAAGTTTCATATAGATTTTTTCTTTTAAGATATTAATTTTTTCGATAAAGATAATATCATCGCCCTTTGTTCCGTAGATGATAACCATATCACCTTTGACGGGAAGCTTTTTACCAGAATTTACATACTCAGTCAATCTTTCTTTGTTCGCGCTATCCATAAATAAACCAGATACTGTTCCAAGCTCGTCTTGAAGATCGAGTCTAGCGTATTTATTTCCATTAGCACTCGTTCTTTTCGTTATGTCAGAAATAGTGCCAACAAATTTAATTTGACCTCTTGGCTCTGCCTGTTTGAGTTCTTGAGACGACATCAAACCACTGCCATCTTGATCTTTGAAAATTTGCCTAATATTATAAGAGTAACTATAACCCAAAAGTTCTGTTTCAAAAAACCAGTTAGCAAATTTAAAATGTTGCTTGTTCATTTCATAAATACCCTTATATGGATCATACTTCTTTTTAAATGTCTCAAATCTTTTTGCAGTAAATAAAGGCTTGTTATCATCTGCTGGCAAAGAGTTAACATGATAATCATGGATACATTTTAAAATATCAAAATTATATTTTGGACCAAGCTCAATCATGTTTCTTTTTTCACGGTCACTAAGGACATTGAAGGTTTGTGCTTCTAGCACTAATCTACAGCGGTCTTTTGCTACGAACGAATCAAGAAGCCCAGCTTGGATCAACGCTGAAAAACAACCAATATTTAAACCAGATTGTTTTGCGGACGAAAACGCTTCGTATTTATTGGCGAATGATTCTTCTCTGAATTCCAAAAGAGATTCCAAAGATTTGTCCGATACGCCTTTAATGCAGTTTAAACCATAGCGGATATCCTTGCCCTCAATTTTAAAATCAATATCTGATTTGTTTAAATCGGGAGGAAGGAGCTTAATGTCAAAAAAAGATAGTTCTTGAGAGATTTTACGAATCTCATCTAAGGAGTCTGGCTCAAACCTAGCAAATTTCAACAAGCTCAAAAAGAATTCTTGAGGATAATTAAATTTAAGATAAACAGTGATAGCTGCCAAATTAGCATATGAAATAGAGTGGCTTTTATTAAAGCTATAATTAGCTGAATCTTCCGCAACTTTCCAAAGAACTTCTCCAATTTCAAAATCAAGACTCTTTTCTGTAATTTTTTCTGCGATCTTATCTTTCCATGCTGCCATTTGATCAATCTTCTTTTTACCGACAATACGACGAAGCTGTTCTGATTCATCAAGAGAGAATCCGACCTTTACCGCCATCTTCATTAGCTGCTCTTGATATAAAGGGATGCCGCCTGTATAACTAAGCACATCATCAAAGAATGGATGAACGGATTGGAAGTCTCCAGTTCTGACGTAATCTGCATAACGATCTTTGAAATCTAATGCTCCAGGTCTTGCAATAGCGACGACCGCAGAAAGCTCCTCTAAGCTTCGTGGAGCGATTAGCTTGCACACTTTGAAGTTGGTGTCGGCTTCGATCTGGAAGAGTCCTTGTGGCTGTTCTAAGCAAGCCAAAGCGGCGTAGATAGATGGGTGTTGAACATCGATATCATCAACGTTGATTCCAATATTTTTACATACAGCATGAACAACTGATAATGTGCGAAGACCAAGAATATCAAACTTAACACTAAGGCTTGCGACATCATTCATATCATAACCAGAAACCAAAGAATCATCATTAGTTTTTTGTAATGGCATGATATCTTCAACATCATAATAACTAATACAAATACCTGATGGATGAACACCAGTATTCTTATTTAGACCTTCAAGTTTTTTTGCAATATCATAAGATTTAGGATATTGATCAGCATATTTTTTGAAAGTTTCACTCTCTTCGTATGCAATACCAAGCTTTGCGACTTTTCCGAATTTTTTTGGAATTGAATCGCTGATTTCATTAACTTGAGTTTCTGAAAGCTCATCAACGATTTTGCCGCACTCTTTGATACAAAGCTTGCCGCTGAGTGTATTCAAAGTAAGAATTTTACAAGTCCTGCCTTTGTATTTTTGATTAATATAATCGATCACTTCTGCACGTCGATCATAGGAAATATCATTATCTACGTCAGCAAGAAGTCCGCCATCAAGATAGGTTTCACCATTATGTTCGATCTTTCTCGCACGACTTTTAGAAACAAATCGCTCAAAGAATAAATCGTATTGGATAGGATCAATATTAGTTACGCCAATAACATAAAGAACAAGTGATCCTGCCGCAGATCCACGACCTGCCCCAGTAGGGATTCCATTCTCTTTGCAATAGTTAAGAATATCCCAGTTAAGAAGAATATAATCAATAAAGCCAAGATCCTCCAAAACAGAAAGTTCTTCTTTTAGGCGATCATAATATTTTTGGACATTATCTTTCTTATCAATTCCCCTGCCGATAAGACCTTTGTGACAGAGCCTACGAAGAAAGTTGAAATTTGACTGATTTTCAGAACATCCTACGTAATCATAATATTTTTTTTCAATTTTGATTTGTGGCAGTTTTACTCCGACAGGAAATGGAGTTTCATATTTTTGATAGTTAGAAAAATTCATAGTTCAATTTCAAATAATTGTTTTTTAAAGATCTTATAAGTCATTTCGCAGTCATAGATAGCGTCATGCAAGCGTTTCTCATCAAAGGGGATTTCATATTTCTTCAACAAAGCCAACTGAGAAGCTTTGACCTTCTTATCTCTATGATTAAGAAGTCTATATTGCCAACTAATTAAATCATCTTTTTGCGCTGGAATCTGTTTCGCAATCGCCATTGCAAGACAACGAGTATCAATGATTCTATCGACAAACGAATAATCAGATTTTAATCCAATTAGCTTGCGCCAGATATTTAACATATAAACATCAAATCCTAAAATATTTTGTCCAATCAATTTATATTGTGGATCATAAAGGTATTTGCCAAATAGATTAAAAGCCTCTATAGGGTCTATGGCTTTTCTTTCATAATGCTCATAAGAAAAACCAGTTACCTTAGCCGCCCCTTCGGACACTTTGAGATCGCTCCATTTAATATAAATATCAAATTTTTCAAGAGTCTTTTCTCCTTGAGAGACAGTCCAAGCTATCTGCCAAGGTTTAGAATGCACAAGATTTAAACCTTCTGTTTCAAAATCCCAAGTGACGTATTTTTGTTGCTTATCAAATCTAAGTAAATCAGTTTGCATTTTGTTCTAAGTAGCTTTCGAAGCAAAATTCATCGCTTCCAAAGTGATTAAGGTTTGGACTAGAAAGGGAAGATGCTTTTCCAAAACTTCGATTACAAAGAATCTTATAGGTTTGAAGTGCTGCATAATCTTTTTTGTCTTTATAATAAATAGATTTTACTATTTTTGTCTTAAAGTCATATCCACCGCAAGTGAATTTATCAATATGTCTATCTATAATCATATCGAATGGCAGATTATTATTCTCTACAAAAAAAGATGGTTTAATCCTTGAGAAATCGGGAACGCAATTTGATAAATACATATGATTATTAAAAATAAATGAATCATAGAACGGAATTGCTAAATTAATATTTTGTTTTTGCCAAATTGAATTTAGATATTTGAAGTCAACTCTATCATTACAGTTTAGTGCTGAGTGCGATGAAATCTTGTTGAGTAATCTACATCCATCATCATTTTTTGCGAAGATAATAATTTTATGATTAGAAGTCACAGATTCATCTAATACATCATTACAGCATGTTATTCTTAGGCCGAAGATCAATTGGATATCATTATCCAAACAAGTATTATGCGCTTTGATGAAACCTGTCATGCGGTCCTCAACTAAAACAAGAGTTTTAATATTATTATCATTACAAATTGTAATGATACTATCTGGTCCATCAGATTCTTCTGAATCATCTAAAGTCAAAATTGATTTCCCAATAGAAAAAGTACTTTTCCATATTGGTATAATATTATTGCTCATGATAATTTTTATCATTAATTTAAAATAATGTCAAATAGAAAAGCATCTAATCGAACTTTAATGTGTAAATATACCACATATGAAAAGATTTTCACAAGAAGAAAAAATATGGATTAAAGACAACTACAAGCACAAATCAATTAATGAAATGTGTTCTTTCTTAGAAAGAACCGAAGCTTCTGTAAAAGGATTTCTAAATAAAAATAAATTAAAAAATAGCTTTGATTATTCTAGACCTAATAATATTGGATTAGAAAATGAAAAATTATGTTATCTTTTGGGATTTATTTGGGCAGATGGCTATATTAGTGAAAAAGGATATATAGAATTAACTATTTTAAATTCAGATGGACAACAAATATTACCCGTAATCCAATATATTGAAGGATTTAAAATTAGATTAAATAATAGAAAAAATAAAAAAACTACTATATCTTTTATATCTAGAAATAAAGATTTTGTTTCTATGTTATTGAATTTAAAATTTAATAACAAAAGTTATTGCGAACCAACTGAACTTTTACAGATTATGCCAAAAAATAATCATTATCTTTTTTGGAGAGGTTTATTCGATGGTGATGGTTGTATTTATGATCAAAAGACTTCAGCTACAAAAGTATCAAAAAGAATAGAAATTTCAGGTCAATATGATTATCAATGGACAGAGCTTTCTAAATTATTAGAAAATCTTAATTGTTCTTTTTGTATAAAAAAGTCAGATACTCTTTATGGAAAAAATTCTTTGATTAAGATTTGGAGAAAGGCTGATGTCATAAAATTTAGTGAATATATTTACGCCGACGGAGGAATTAATGGGTGCTTAACTAGAAAAAAAATTAAGTTTTATTGAAGCGGGGGCATCCTTCATAGTATTTCATTTCATGGCTTCCGCCCTCTGGAATCATCTCTTCAGAAAACTCTTCTTCTCTAATAGAGACAATAAATTCTTTATTTTTATCAAAAATATGATGATAGAAAAACGGAAGCTTAGAAGAGCATTTCCACATAAGTGACCCATCTTTTTTAAGATGCCCTTCGTGATCAGCCCTACCACAAACTAGTTTGCCAGCAAATCCTTCGTCCTTTGCGGGATAACCTTTATCATAAGCGAAATTAGATTTAGCAGTATTCTCATCGAACTTGTTGATGGTTTCTTGAATTCCAGTAAGAAAGTATTCAAAGCCTTCAAGTTCATCATCTGAAAGCTGATCCATTTTTAAATGACCCTTACCTCTACAATCAAATTTAATAAATAAAAATTCAGAATTTCTCTTAATGTATTCTGGATACAAATACTTTACTGCAAGACTATACATTAAATCTTGCATATTGTCTTTCGCTTCTTTACCCTCAAAGACTCCTTTGGATGTTTTGAAGTCTCTAATAAGAATTCTGCTTTGTTTCTTAAAAAGAAACAGCTTATCAATAAATCCTAAGATTCTATAATTCTTGCCATCTTGATTGATATTTAAATCAAATTTTTCTTCGCTGAGAGCTTGGGTTAGTCCCTTGTCTTCTTCTCCGAAGAAGTCAAAGTTTAATCCTTCTACTGTCATTGAATTAATTAGATCAATATTTTCTTGATCAGCAATATTGTATTTTTTTGCATAAGCCATTACCATTCTTTTGATTGGCTTAGATACAAAAATATCTTGCGCTTTTATAATTGAATCATAATGATGCTTGTGTTTTGGGTTGCCTAGATTTTCAAAGATCGCGTGACAAATGCTGCCCCTTAAATTACCATGATTATTTTTATTAGGTAATTTAAGTTTATAGTTTGTCCAGTAAAGCCAACTACAAGTTTGTAGCGTTTTGATTCTGGATGCTGATAGTGGAGTATTAGGCTCGGTCATTACAAAGTTTTGAAAATTTAGTTACGTCTTTGGCGTTGAAAAATGTAGGATTCTTTTCAATAAAGCTTAGAATAGCTTTGATTTGCTTATCTTTATCGATCTCTTGTGAGAGCCAGTCTTTAAGATTATACTCGCTTTCATGGGCAATTCCAAAATCATTATGAGGCTTTGGAGGAAGTTTAATGACTAGCTGATTAAGATCAAAGAATTTACTAAGATTCATAAAAATCTTAATAGATGAAATAAGTCCATGATTCTTTTCGGACTCGGCATCATTGTTATTGGAAATAATGATTCGATTAATCTCTTTGCCGCTAAGATATGAAATGATTTTTGGATTGATACCAAGCCCAAAAGTGACTAGGGAGTTCTTAATTCCTTGATCGAATAACGCCATACTATCGCCAATGCTCTCCACAAGAATGACTTCTTTGGCTTGATCAATATATTCATCTACTGTTGTAGGAGCTGGAACATATGCTGGATAAACCCAATTCTTTCTTTTGCCAAGATGCTTCCATTTAGCGAAATCATTTTCATTATCTACTTTTCGCCCAGAGAATCCAATAATTTGTTTATTCTCATCATAGATCGGGAAAACCATTCTACGATACATCTGTCCTACGCCAGCAAGACCGACTTTGAAAAACTTTTGAGTAGTTTCTGAAATTGATTTATTTTTATAAAAATTATAATTTGGAAATAATCTTTCTAGTGCTGATTCTGGGTAAATTTTTTCCATTTCAATTAATTCTTTATTTTCTGTATAAACATATGTTTCACCTTTTTGAATTCCATCTAAGATTGTTTTTAATCTAGATCTATCATCTCTAAGAGTAAGCTGTATTAAGGCTTCTAAAGGTTTTGAGCCTTTGTTTTCAATATAGTCATTCCATACTCCTGTATTTTTATATATCTGAACTGCTGTTCTGTTATCACCATTTCTATAAATGGCGCTAGTTCTCCAGTGGTTTCCGCAATCAATAAGATTATAGCCTATTGACTCAAGAACTTCTTTGATCTTATTAGAATCTATCGAAATTGGGGATTTGGTCGTTGCTGTCTGTGTCATCTAGTTCTTCGTCTCCTTCTAGTGTTCTTGAAATATCCCTCAGATCTCCCCGCTCTGCAATGTTAAAATTAGCGAATTCCAAATTAACAAAATTCTTACGAAGCGTATCGCCAATTCGAACTGGTTCGATTGCGCCAGCAATATCCTTGCCAAGATGTCTTGCTTTGACGTTGATTAATTTATGAGTTCCGAATCTTACCCCCTCTGTTTGGATTTCATCGGCGGTTTTGTTTCTAAGGATAAACATGTGAGAACAGAATTGGGTAATGCGGTCTGAAAGAGATACAACGCTCTCATCGTCAATAACATTTGCTGACATTCTATTGTTCGTAATACCGCTCCTATTCGATTGAACCGAAGTTATCATGGGGATTACTGGATTACCATCTTCAAGAATCTCTTTTTGGATACACTTCTTAAATTTATCAACCATCTCACCAACAGTTTGCCACTCACTTTTTCCAGCACTAGATTCTGAAGTTGTTTTAATGTAATCAAAAGAAAAAATCATTTGATTACCACGGCCAACCTTAGAATAATAAAATCTTTTTAATGTATCAACCATTGAATCTACATCCATGCCGCCGACATTATAATAATAGAACTGAAGATGTTTAATCTTCGTCCAAACGCTACGGACCTTATCCACGATATCTTGCCCCGCTCTACGCCAGTTTCCACTCTCAATAAGATGCATTGGAACGCCCGAAAGAGCAGCGCACTGGCGCATTACCAATTCTTCCTTGCTCATCTCTCCATTGTCAAAATGTAATACTGGAACATTGTATTTTTCGCTAACTCTTGTTGCATAATGCATACAAAATTGGGTTTTACCAACTCCAGAACGAGCAACAATAACTGTGATGTTTCCTGGCCTCAGTAGAGATCCATAAATTTCATTAACTTTTGGATGCGGACCCATCATACCGAACTCCGTAATGGGATTATTGCCCCTCTCTTCAATGATGTCTTCCATGTCAGCGTAGATATTCTCTGGAACGTCCTTGCCAATCTCATAGAGATTAATCTTGGAGTTATAAATGCCATCTGCACACTCGACAATTTGTTGATATGAAGATTCTGGTGATATGGATTTCATCGCCTTTGCCATCTCCTGAGAGGAGTTGAAAATTTCCCTGCGAATAGAAAATTTCTTTAGTTCTTTTGCTGTCTTAACCAGATTTCCCGCTGGAACTTTTCTCAATGCGAGCGACTTAATGTAATCAGACGGATTTAAGTTGTCCTCAAAAGATAACCCAATAGAATTAATTCTTTGGGCAATAATGATCTCATCAATCTCGTCGCCAGCATCAATAGCTTGCTTAATAATAGTAAAGATTGCACTATGAAGATTGCTCTGTTCTGAATAAAAATCAGATGCTCCAATAAAATTGGAGATCTGTGAAAAATGCTGCGACTCTTTAATGAGTCCAGCAAGTAATTGTTTTTCTATTTCAAAGTTATAAATCATATGTATATATAGCACCCTTAATTAACGAATGCAAGATCATTCATCAATCATTTCGGGATCATTATCTGTCCTATTAAGATAATCAGTCAAAGCTTTTTTCAAACCTAATTCGGTGATAACGGATTCAAAGCGAGAATAGATCATTGGATATCCCTTTTCGCTTACACACGCAATTATTAATCCTTTATATTTATCCGAATCTCCGCTTAATTCATAGAGTTTATTAACTAAACTTTCTGGAATGTTAAATTCTGGCTGTTCTTCTGGTTCAAATTCTTCCATATTATAAGTATATTTGTTGATTCTCAAAAAATTCCAAACAGATTTTATCTGTTGGGTAAATTTCCACTAATTTTAGATTGTTTTTTTGACAAAATTCATATTTTTTGTCGTCTCTTTTTAATTGTTGTAAATATTTAAGTCTATTCCCATGAAAAAATTTTACAAATTTTGTATGTTGCGCTCCTTGGACTTCTATCATGATTTTTTTATTTGCATTATAAAAATCAAAACTTAGCCTTGTTCCAACTAATCTAAATTCTTCAAAAACAATATCATGTTGCCAATATGGCTTTAAGAAGTTTTTAGTTTCTAATTGGAATTTACTTCTGCTTTTTTTGTTCCAATCAATTAAATATTTTTTAGGATTTTTAAGGGTTAATTCTCTATCGTTTAATCCAATGAATTTCATTAATTTAAATCTGAGATTGATCGCTTAAAATAACCAATCAAAAAGTCGCATAGTTTTTCATCATCTTCGATTAATTTAAATAGGTTGGCATCACCGTGAACTTTTTCTGGAAACTCTAAACCATTTTCATTAAGAAGCTCTTTGAATTCATCTACAGGATTAATCCATGCTCCTTTCTTTTCTAAGAATTCCCAAGCATATAGCAGATCTACAATTTCTTTTTGAACCCAAATAGAAGTCCCATTCTTTCGACCATAACGAATTGGATAAGTAATTGTCATGTTGGTTTTTTCATTTGGAGATTTTTTGATTGTCGCTTTGGCGAAATGACCAATGATTGGATTTTTTTTCAAATCAATTGTTTTATTTGCTGGATCTTGCAGAATGAGATCTCCTTTATATCGAGGCTCAAATTCTACAATATAATTTGCAAAGTGCAAAAGGGCATTACCTCCTGTCGCGCTTGTTTGGCGAATTGGGGCTTTGGAATATGGGTCGAGCTTAATGTCTGCTCTAACTTGGCTGATAAAAATTGCCATATGGCCGCGCTTTGTGAGAGCGATTGAAAGACGCTTCATGAAATTAGCAGCAATGACTGCGCCGCCAGCTACTTTATTGCTGTCTTCGAAAGACTTATCAAGATCTCCTTTAGTAATAAGACCGTCTACAGAGTCGAGAAGAAAACAATACTTTGTCTTCTGTTCATTTTTGGCGACGAGTTCCCGCATTACTTCAACTACCGTTTCATAGATGTTACTTTCGAATACGAAACAAGTGCCATCCACCCATTCATCCGCTGAAAATACAAACCGAACGCCCGACCTTTCTCTCATTTCTGGAGAGAGTCTTCCTTCTGCTTTAATATAAAAACCTTTGGCGTTTGGAAGGCTATTGCAAAAATTCTTCATAACCTCCAACGATTCTGAAGTTTTTCCTCCCTCATTCATTCCAACAAAACGGTGAAGCCCTGGGCCAAATCCACCGCCCAATTGCAGGTCAAATTGCAAAGACCCGCTTGATACCTTATAATCAATTTCATCTTCAAAATTATAATGATCTTCTTTATTTGTCTTTAAGAAAGATCCTAAAACATTTTGGGATGAAATTGGATCTTTTGCTTCTTTGATTTCTTTAATTTTACTCATTTAAAAATTGTTTTGCTGTTTTTGGTTTGTTAATGATTTTAACGTCTTCTCCTTCTTTATCTCCAATAGAATAATTGATATACTTGCTTTCGTCAATCTTAAAGTTAAATGCTCTAAATTTAAGATCAAGCGTCATTTTCAATTTATCACAAACGATGTATGCCAACGAATCAAATTTCTTATCAAATGAAATAATATTCATAAAATCTTCAGAATATCTTTCGCATAGATCATTAAGAATCTTCATTTCTCGCATATAAAAAAGACGCTTATCCTTCGTGGGAACAAGCGTCAGTCTAGAAAGAATATCTTTCTTATTGATTTTTTTCTTTGCTTTCTTTTTAGCCACACCCGAGTATAGCATCATTTATGTCTTTGGCAACCATTTTTTTAACTAGACCTTTAAAATCTGTTTTAGGACTCCAATTTAACTCTTCTCTGGCTTTTGTAGAATCTCCCCAAAGAAGTTCGACTTCTGCTGGTCTATAAAATTTGGGATTAATTTTCATTACAATTTCATTATTAACAATAAATTCTTCATCTTCTGGGTGTCCAGTAGTATTTCTCCATGATCCACTCAAACCTGCATACCAAAAAGCTAGCTCTACAAACTCTCTAATTGTGTGCGTTTCATTTGAGGACAATACATATTCTTTAATATTTTTAGAATAATTGTGAATTATCTCTTGCTCTTCCGTAAGATTTACTATAATAATTGGAAAATTTTTATTATGCTTTTCTTGATTAAGCATAAGCCAGATTCCTTCGACAAAATCTTCTGCGTCACTCCAATCTCTTTTGGCATCAAGATTTCCTAATTCAAGAGGGTTAAACTCATTATTATTATCAATAGCATTTTTTATATGAGCAACCGCCTTTGTGATCTTACGAGTAACGAATTCTTCACCACGACGAGTTCCTTCGTGATTAAAAAGCCAACCCTGTATAGCGTAAAGACCATAAGATTCTCTCCATACTTTAACTAACTGTCTAGAAGCGGCTTTGGAAGCTCCGTAGGGGCTTCTTGGTCTCAATGGATGATGTTCATCTTGTGGAACGTAAGATACATCTCCAAACTCCTCTGAAGAACCAGCTTGATAAAATCTGCAAGTTGGATGGTATAGTCTAATAGCTTCAAGAATATGAAGTGCTGAAGTTGAATTGGTTTCCCAAGTTTGATGAGCAAAATCCCAACTGCTTCCAACAAAACTTTGGGCAGCTAAATTAATAAAATAATCAGGTTTTATTTTTTCAACAACTCTTGAAATAGAATGGCTATCAGTAAGATCGAAATTAATTAAATGAAAACGTTTATTATCAATATGAGAAATATTTTTATGATTATAAACACTAAGCCTACGAACACATCCAAAAATTTCATAATCTGTATTTGCCAAAAGATAATCAACCATATGACTGCCATCTTGACCTGTTACCCCAGTGACAATAATGGATTTCTTTCCTGAAGAAAGTTTTGCCGCATCTTCAATGTTTAAAATATCCATGTGATCTATTTTTTTTCCTATGTATTTTTCTTTAAGATTGTTCATTTTCTTTGTTTGGAACAAATATTAATTTTGGAAGCCCATCTCCAATTATTTTTTCAGATAATTTATAATTTACATCATTAAAAAAAGATACATGCATATCTATCTCTTCTTCTAATGACATATCTAAAAATGGATAATGACATTCTACTTCAATATTATAAAATAATACTTTATTAAAGTCAATACCATTTAAAACGTTTTTTTCATAACCTTCAGTATCTAAATAAAAATTTTCAACAATCAATATATTATTTTCATCTAAAATAGATTGCAAGGTTCTCGCTGGAACACTAATTGTATCTACATAGTTTTGGTTAGATGGTTTAACTATTGAATTCATAGCTGTATATTCTGAATGAATTCCAAGTTGAATTTCCGTAGATTCAAAATCAAATGAAACTAAAGCTGCATTATAAATTTTACAAAATCCATCGTCTCTGTTTACAATACATTGTTTGTAAGTTTCAAAATGAGGCTCTATTAATAAGCCGAAATATTCATTATTATTTTTAAATTGTATTGATCTTGATTGAAAAACACCGTCATGTGCGCCAGCTTCTATATAGATTTTTTTGTTGTTCATATTTAAATTTGATTATATATATTTAGTATTCCTTCAGTTAATGAAGTTTTAGGTTTCCAGAAATTTAAAATGTATGAATCTGGAGGGTTCATAGCATTCATTTGAGTCTGATCTTTCTTGTCTCCAGAAATTATTTTACAATCAGTAATTTTAGAAATGATTGAAGCTATTTCTTTTATACTAATCCATTCAAAACTTGTTATATGGTAATTTTGATTTTTATCTAATTGATGGTATTGATTTGTTAAATTCAATAAACATTCGGCGCAATCTTCTGCAAACAAAAATTGTCTATATTCTTCACCATCTGTTCTCATTTTAATAACATTTTCAAATTTTGCCATCTTAATAAAATCTGTTATTACATGAGCTTTTTCTTCATTCTTTTCATGTCCATAAACATTCCATAGCCTTACGACTAACCCACCAATATCTTGGCACATTTTTTCGCCAATCATTTTTAATAGACCATATGTAGAATGAGATAATTCTGCCATTTGAGATGATGTAAAAATGAATGGTTTATTTGAATCTTTTAAACAAGAAAAAGTCAATGACATTATATCAATATTATTTTTAATGAAGTTAAAATTATTTTGATTTTTTTCTAAATATTTAGCTCCACCGACATCTGATGCAAAATAATACACAAAATCACATTTATTCAAAACGTTTACTAATCCATTTTTATTAATTCTTAAATCATGACTTGGATCTTTTTCAATATCCCATTCTATAATATCAATTTTTTTTTGTTTTAAAAAATTGCATACTGATTTACCTATTTGACCTTCCGATCCTAATACTAAAATTTTCATTAATTATTCTGTTTTCCTATTAGAATATTTTTTTCTCAAAATAGTCAACCCATGACTCCAAGGTAAAGTTGAAAATTCCCAAAATTGAGGATTTAATTCTGCAATAGCTCTATATGGACCACCATTAGCCCATTGTCCATCTTTTAAAGTAATATCTGAATGATAGTAAGGGCATGTATTTCCATACATGGCATCATGAAGAATGATAATAGTTGATGGGGTCACTATTCTATCCAAAATATCTAATTCTTTTTTTACATGATCATAGCTATGCCAATCATCTACATAAACAAAATCTGGAGATGGGTTTTTATTTTTTTCCCAATTTTCTAAAAATTCTACAGCATCATTTTCATAGTATTCCCAATTATCATCTTTTGATAACTTAAATGGATTTTTATCAATATCTACAGAATGTAATTTTCCATGATTTAGTTGTGCTGCCATTTTTAATGGACCAGTAGTATTACCAGATCTCACTCCTAACTCTATAAAATTTTTACCTTTTGTAGCTAGTGCTATGCTGAATAGAACCATTAAGTGTCGGTCAGAATCGTTTGATCCAGTTAGTGCTGTTTTGATATATTCGTTTATCATATTTCGTTTATTTTATATTTTGAAGTTCTGTTTGGGTAAAAAAATCTATACTGATGTACTAATGGGTGATAAGTATTAGGCCAATTGTAATTTCTTTCACATTCTATAATATCTGGATTAAATTCTTCAGATTTACCGATTAATGAAAATAAAATTGGCATTAATATATCATGAGAAAAAATTGCATAAAAAGATTTGCAAAGATCATCTATTATTTTACTATCTGATAATAAAATATCTTTTGCTCTTAAAAAATCATCAGTATTAAATATAGCTGGGACAGCCCCAAAAAAATGAATTGGAATTCCTCCATTTTTTATTAAAATTTGATTTGTTGAATCTGGGAAATATCTATTTACTTGAGATCCTAATAATCCTGAGTTTTCTGGAATATTTAATTCTCCTCTAATAAAAGTATCTGGGCAGTGAAGTAAAATATATTCGGAGTCAAGATGTTTTATTGAATCAATTAATCTATTAATTAAAGTTAATGATGCATTTTTTATAGATTCTTGTTGTTTTTCTGATTGATAATTATTTTCAGATAGACCAAGTACTGTACCCATGCTATCTTCACCTTTATTAATAATAATATTAGATATTTTATCGTTTAAAAAAGAAAAATCTTCATTACTTTCACATGTTAAATATATAGGTATATCTGGATATATTGATTTTAAAGATAATAAAGCTTGTTCAATAGCTTTTGTTTCATCGTAACAGGTTACAAAAATTCCTAGTTTATTTTTATATGTCATATTTATTATTTATTTAAATATTCCATGCTCCAAGGTTGGCCACCAGCAAAGTGTCTAATTATTGTATTGTTTTTAAAACTTTTTACAATATTATATTTTTGCAAAGATCTACTTATTTCATCATTTTGTTCTTCATCTAAAAGAGTAGTATTCCATTCTGGTCCTTTGATATCTACATGTTTATGAAGTGTTTCTACATCGTAATATGTATATGGAGTAACATATGAATGCCATCCATAATTTTCTATTTCAAAAAAAGATTTATCACTATGAGCTTGTATTCCACATAAGGTATACCATGCTGCTTGTTCTCTAAAATTTTGCCAATGATCAAAATATTTACATGACTCATAAAAAGAGTTATCCAGTATTCTATTAATTAAATCAATACTCCATTCATTTATTTTAATACTAAAATTACCCATACAATGAGTGTTACCATTGTCTATAGAATAAGAAAAACTTTTACTTGTTAAATATGGATAATCATCTTTAACTATTGCCATATCAGCATCAAAATGAGTTATAATATCTCCAATTTTGAAGGTTCCATTATTAATAAAATCTTTAATAATAGAAAATTTCCACCATGTTGGATTGCCTCTTATAACTTCTAGAGCATAATCATTTTTAATTTCAATATAATTGAAGCCATGCTTTAACGCATACTTTTTATTTTTAGGAGAAATAAAATCTTCAAAAAGATTTTGCTTATCACATTTATATCTAGCAATTACTAATAAGTGTTTGTTCATTTAATATTTTTAAAGTAGTTAAAAAAGATCCTTCTATAGAGCAGTTTTTATTATACCAATCTATGCATTGTTTAGACATTTTTTCCCATTGCTCTTTTGAGCAGGAGTTTATTTTTTCTTTAGCTTCTCTTGGATTTTTTGCATAAAAATAATGTTCATTTTCAATTAATGGATCATAATAATCATTAAAAGTATTCCATGTAAAAATAGGAACAACTCCAAGTGCCATATATTCTATGTCTCTCTGGCATTTATTTCCAAATCCCTCTAATGAGAGTCCAAATTTACATGATGATAAAATATTTAAATATTCTTCATTTGCATATTTATGAGGATTTGAAGAAAAATTAAAATTGAAATCATATTTATCAACTGATAAATTCCAATCATATTTTGTTCTGTTTACATATTGAATATAATTTTCGGCACATCCAATAAATATGGAATTTATATGTCTTGATTCATAAGATTTAATATGATTAGTCTGTATAAATAAATTTAATTTTTTAGGAAATCTGGGCCAATAAATCCAAGATTTAGTATTATTTTGTTTAACTACTTCATTAGCAAATAATCCAAAATCAAAACAAGGTAAATCAGATGCCCTGTCATGCTCATGTAGCAATATTTTTTTCTGATTATCTATCCATGAATAGCGATCTATAGATTTTTCTACTTCGCAATATCCAATTTCTTGCCAACAATCAATCAATTCTTGAAAGCTATCTGACCATTCAACATTTGCTTTAAATATTTTCATTGCTTAATCTTTCTATTTCATAAAGAGTTATTAAATCTTCTTGATTAGATCTTTGATGTAAAATACTAATAAGTAAATTTTTAAATTGATTTTTGTCAAAACTATGCTTATCGTCTTTAAAAAAATGAAAATGGAAGTTAATTAGTTTTTTTCCATATAATGTAATATTATTATTTTCTAATTTTAAATATGAGAAATTGCCTTCAAATTTTTCATTCATAAATTTCCACCAACCAACATTATAATTAATTGGCAAATTTGTAGTTATGAATTTTTTACAAGCCAACTCTAAAGCTTTTTGTTCAAAATATATATTAAGTTTTTCATGCTGATCGTACAATCTTTTCCATTCAATTAAGAAATCAATATTTTTGATAACTACAAAACCACAATTAAAAAATCCAACTTCATTTTCATTAGCGAAATTATTTGAATAATGTGGAGTTAATAATGCGTCATTATTATCTTGATATATAAACTCATCAATACTATTAATAAACATGTGATCAGTATCGCACCATAAAAGCATATCATTAGATGATTGTAAAATTTTTAAAGTATGTTCAAATTTAATTTTGATTATATTTTTAAAATTTTTTAATGATTGCTTGTCATTTTCTATGTGACTGCCATCTTCTAATTCGTCATATTTAGAGCATTTTAAGTTATTAAAATTATCATTTAAATAATCAAAACAATAACTATCACACGCTAAATCATACATATGGTTAGTATGGTATAGATCAAAAGTCTTTTTCATTAAAAGAAAATCTTTTAAGCAGCTTTTTGTTATGATAGTAGATATTGTCATTGATATTTAGCTATAATTAAGAGTACCTCATCTATAGCTTTTTGTAAAGTTTTTTCATTACTAGATATTCCATGAGGATTTCTATAATATAGCCCAGATGTAATGTCCATTTTACTTAATTTACCACCACCTTTTAATACTCTAAACCACATATCATAATCTGCTCCAGAAAAATAAGATAAATCAAATAATCCAAATCTATCATGAATAGATTTTCTCCATACAGGAAGACAATGAGGAGAGTTATGAATCAATTGATTTTCAAGAGTGCCATCTAAAGCTTGATAAATTTCTTTTGATTGACAAAATTCAAAAGATTCATTTTCTTTATAACTTATTATAGTTTGACCATAACAAACATCAGAATCTAAATTTGATTCTAAAAATTCAACTTGTTTCTTTAAGGAATTATAAGATCTCCTGTCATCAGTGTTCCAATTCGTTAATAAATCAGAAGTTGATAATTCTACGCCCTTGTTCCAAGCCTCATATACAGGGCAATTACCAATATTAATATATTTAATATTGGGCAAAGATAAATAAGGCTCTATTGATAAATACTCTTGATCTGGAGATCCAGCATCTAATAATAAAAATTCACATTCGTGAAAGATAGATTGTCTTCTAATGTCTTGTAGGAAATGATCAATGAATTTCCCAGCTTTAAATATTGAAACTAATACTGAAACTCTATACTTCATGCTAATGCATGATTATATGATCACAAGTCTTCTTCTTCAATAAATACTTTGACTTCTTGTAGATCTGGATTTTCAGCAAAAAGATCTTCTTGAGAAACAAATGTGGATTCATCCCAGTCCCAATCTAAACCATCATCATCACTCAACAAGAACTCTTCAGCGGAAGCCAAAGAGGAAACAGGCTTAGAACTCCAGAACCTACAAGACCAATAACGAGCTTTATACTTTGGGCCGACATTGGTATCGCACTGATGTCTAGCTCTAAAATTTTTGCGTCTTGCTGGATCATCACGTTTGATTTCCATATTAGGATCACCAAACTTAACAACTACAGTATTGCCTTTGTCGTTTTTGACATAAACGCCAAACTTTTTATTAGATCCAGAAGGTAATCTAAATGGTTTGTTAAGGGTCTTTTTTTCAGCATCAGAAAATTCTAAATCTTCAGCCTCTTGATCTTGATCCCAAACCTCTATTCCTGCATAAATTAAATCTAATTTAGCCAAATCAAATTCAATATCTTGAAAATCCCAAAATGCTTCTCCTTCTCTTTCTAAATAATAAAGATCATGGCCTTCCGCAACATCTTGGTCTGCTTTTCTATAAGAATCTTTAACAGATCCCCCACGAAGCATCTTTAGAAACATATTAACTCTGGCCATTGCCCATCCGCCTCTTGTCATTCCAACTCTATGACTAGATGAGAATGCTCCAGCGCCGCGACGATAAATCTTTTTTAATTGCCCAAGAGTTGTCTTTTTTTCGTATTTTGCATTATGCTCTTTTACTTTGCTCTTCAAAGCAGAAGTGATTTGTTCTGAAAAAGTAATAGAAGAAGATTTTCCAGATGATGCTGAATCTTTTTTATTTTTTGACGATCCGCTCTTTCTCTCCTCTGGTTTGGCTGGAGTCTGAGCGTCACTTTTTGGCCCAGAACGTGCAGCAGCAGAAGAATTAGAAAAAAACTCTTTTATTTTATCAGAAAAATCGAATTCCATTATATTATGGTTACACATTTTTTAATAAATCATCCCTCACAAGTCGAACAATTTAAAATTGATCTAGCAAGTTGTTGGCTTGGGTTACTTGATCTTTGATAGTATAAGCTTTTGATTCCTTGTTCCCAAGCAAAAATCATTAATTCATTAATATCTTTTGGTTTAGTAGAGGCTGGGACCATAATATTAAGGCTTTGTCCTTGATCAATATAGTGCTGCCTTTGCGCTGCCTGAATGATGATTTCTTTTTGAGAAATTTCTCCAAAAGTTTTAAATACATCTTTTTCTTCTTGAGTAAAAAATGAAAGATGCTGAACAGATCCTCCGTGAGAAAGTATATCTTTCCAAATTTCTGGAGTATTCATGCTTTTCTCTTTGAGAAGATTCAAAAGATATGGATTTCTATATGTAAATTTTCCTTTGGCGAGGTCTTTCGTAAAATAATTACTATTCAATGGTTCGATTGACGGAGAAATTTGACCAAGAATAAATGAACTTGAAGTAGTTGGGGCTACAGCAATAGTTGTGGAGTTTCTTCGGCTATAACCTTTTAAAAGTTCTGGCTCTCCAAAAATTTCAGCCAGTTCTTGAGTTGCTTTATCGCATTTTTCACGAATAGTTTTCCAAATTTCAATATTTAAAAATTTTGCATCTAGTGATTCAAATGAGATTAGCTTCGCTTGCAACAGAGAATGCCATCCAAGGACTCCGACCCCTAATGCTCTCTGCGTCATAGCAAACTTTCTCGGAGCCTCCATAAACGCTACTCCTTCTGTTTTATCAATGAATTCAGACATGACTGCATCTAAAAAGTAGACAAGAGTTTCAATAGCGTCGGTTCCGATCATAGCGTCCCATCGCTCAAGATTAAGCGACGAAAGATTACAAACAAATGATTCATCTTCTTGGTTAGATAGAAAGATTTCTGAGCAAAGATTAGAATTATTAATTTTTAATCCTTTATCTTTATAGACTTGCGGGGCTTGGTCATTAGCGTTGTCAGAAAAGAAAATATATGGATAGCCAGTTTCAAATCTCTTTTTAATTACTAGCCCCCAAATCTTTCTAAGATCTTTATCTCCATCAATCATTTTATGCATCCATTCGTTAGAAACACAAACACCAATAGACATTTCTTGGATCTCATGACCATCTCCACGAATCTTCAAGAATTCTTCAATATCTGGATGATCAATAGGAAGATATGCTGCAAAAGATCCGCGACGAACATTGCCTTGAGAAACGACATTCATGAGCTTATCATAAAGCTCCATAAAATGGACAGAACCTGTAGACTCTCCACCAGAATTAATAGGAGTTCCTCTTCCGCGAAGCTCTCCAAAATAAGCTGAAGTTCCTCCACCCATTTTAGTCATAATGCCAACTTCAGAAAGCTTTCCAAGAATACCTGACATTGTATCTGGAATATAAGATCCAAAACAAGAAATAGGAAGACCTCTTTTACGGCCAAAGTTAGACCAGATTGGGCTTGACAATGAATAAAAACCCTTTGCCATATATCCTTCAAACTTTTTAGCAAAACCATCAATACCTAAATATTTTTCAGCAGTATTTGCAATGTCTAAAATTCTTTGTTCTGGTTCTTCTCCTTCAATAAGATACCCTCTTTCCAGAAACTTTCTGGAATCTTTGTTTAACCAATAATATTCAGTAGTCATAATTAAAAGAGTTCAGATTCATCAAAACATTGATTTTTCTTAGAGTATTCCACGGGCCTAGAACTGAAAAAATCGGTCATATTATTTCCAAGTAATTCTTCTGTAAACCACATAGTAGATGATAGCAGATCTTCGTTTATTTTAAAGACTTTTTTGAATCCAATTTGAATTAAAGATTCATTGATTCTATTTTTAATAAATTCTTTTAATATTGGAGCAGAAAGCGACTTCTCTTCAATTCCATTAATCATCCAATCAACAATTTTGCTTTCTGATTCAAAAGCTTGTTCTGCTTCATGAGCGATTCTATTTTCTAATTCTTCATCAAACAATTCTGGATATTCTTCGCGAATAGTGTTGATGATTTTGATACCAACAAGAGCATGAATGTTCTCTTCGTTACGAGTATATTTGACTTGTTGATCAGTATCTTTCATCACGTTTTTAAAACGTGCGAAATGATTGATAATATAAAATTGAGAAAACAAAGAAACATTTTCAACGAAAAGTGTGAAAAGAATTAAAGCGTATAAATATTGTTTCTTGGAATCTTTATAAAATTTATGAGTATATTTACGAAGATATTTCACTCTTCCTTGAATCCATTCAAGTTTCAAATTTTCTTCAAATACGTCTTCGATATCCAATACATTCAAAAGTCTTTCATAAGCATTATTGTGGATAACTTCCACATTCGCCATAACATAACCAAGATCTTGTAAGGATGGATGAGGAAGATTATCTCCAAGTTTCGCCCAAAATGATTTTACTGCAACCTCAATTTGACCAATAGCAGAAAGAGTTCTAACGATTATTTCTCTTTCTTGATCTGTTAAATTTACTTTGAATTGCTGAACATCGCTTTTAAAATTGAACTCTTTGTCGGTCCAAAAGCCATCATGCATTGCTTGTATAAATTGGTCTGTCCACTGGTATTTGTTCGGCTTGCGAGATATTTGTTCTTCAAAGATCATAGTAATATGATTACACTATAAGGCAAAATCGAGAGTCTCGCAAGTAAAAAAATAAAAGTTTTTTGTCTTGACACTAAAAATATTTCTGTGTATAATTGAAGAATCTTACAGTAACGTATGTGCTTAAGCCGACGTTTAATAAATAAAATTAAACGATATCTTATTTGTTTAATAAACGATTTATAATCAAATAAGATAAACGTTTACGAATAAAGAAAACGAAATCGTATACGAATTAATATTATTTATAAATCGTATACAAATAGTATATAAATAATAAAGATATCTATTTTATGTGTTGACTTATTAAAAATATAGTATAAACTAATAGTTAGGATCAAAATGACAACTAACAAACATATTATAGCTATAGCTGGTAACGCTAGATGTGGCAAAGATACTTTAGGTAAAAATATTTCAGATTTATTGAATGAATACGGAATAAATTCATCTACTTATTCGTTTGCTGATGAATTAAAAAAAGAAACAGATAAGTTTCTGCTTGAAACTCTTGGTATATCAGCTTATACAAATAATGATGAAGAAAAATTAATAATTAGGCCATTTTTGGTTTTCTGGGGAACTGAGATTAGGAGAAAAATTAATCCGTCTATATGGGTAGATAAAGTCTTTGAAAGAATTAAACCTAACGAAGTTGCAATCATTACTGATTTAAGATTTGAAAATGAATTTAATTTTGTTAGATCAAATAATGGATCTTTAATATATCTATCTAGAATAGATGTGAACGGAAACCAAATACAACCAGCCAATGATTATGAAAAATTAAATAACGAATTTTTATCACAAAACGCTGATTCTAATTTCACATGGCTATCATCTGATGATTCATCATTGCTTAAATCATTGTCTAATGAAGCTTTAGAAACTATCCTAACTGAAGAAAGGTTCGAAGAATGGAAAGCGATATCTCTTTAATAACAAAAATTCAGTCAAAAAATGATGAGCATAGTTTATTGGAATTAATCAATAGACATTCTGGAATCTATACATCTATGGTTGATAGATTTGCTTCTGGAAAAACTATTTTAGATAAGGATTTAATCATGGATGATAAAGATTTCACCATTTATGCATCTGCTTTAAAGTTTGACTCTAGCAGGGAAACTAAATTTTCAACTCATTTAGCTAATGAAGTTAAATGGAAGTGTTTAAACGCTATTAATAAAATTAAAAAGCGCAAAGAATTCAGCATAGAGGATGAATCCAATTATATAGAACCATCGTGCGATGATTTTATATCTTCCATAAATGAAAAAGAAACATTAAGGAATTTTCAAAATCTATTAGATAAAGAAAATGATAAAAGAGTGAAAAAAATTATTGACATGAGGTATAATAGCGTTAATAATAAACTAACTTCATGGAAAATTATAGCTTCTGATTTACAAATGAGTATTCAGGGATGTATAAATATTCATAACAAATTTATAAACAAACACAAAAAAGAATTATGTATAACACAATAGTAACAGTATGTCATCTGGTTTCAGATCCAGAACTTAAGGAAATTAGCGGAGGAAAGAAGGTTTGCAAGATGCGCGTTTGCGTATCAAGCTCAAACGCAAAGACCAAAAATTTTATTGACGCAGAAGCATGGGACAGGCAAGCTGAGATTTGCTCTCAATATCTAAAGAAGGGTCGAGAAGTACTTATTCAAGGTGAGCTTTGCATGGATTCTTGGGAGAAGGATGGAAAGAAGGCTAGCAAGCATTTCATCAGAGTTGGGTCAATCCAATTCTTGGGAGGCAATGGCGATGGCAAAAAGGATGCAAACTCTAATGTCACAACTGCCACAACACAACAAACAGCCTCTTTATCTCCTTTTGAAGACGAAATTCCGTTTTAATTATGAAGTTACTTGTAGAAGCCCCTATTAATTCGCTTTCACTTGGAAATGTTTCAATAAACTTTCTCAAAGAATTAAAAAATAAAAACGTTGAAGTTGGACTCTTTCCAGTAGGAAATATTGATGTTCAAGCTTATGATTTAAGCTCTGATTTTACATCATGGCTCCAAGAAGCAACAAATAATAAATTTAAATTTCTTAACAAGGATACTCCGCAGCTTAAGCTTTGGCATCTAAACGGGAGCGAGAATAGAAAAAATGCAAAACAATATTTATACACATTTTACGAATGCAATGAGCCAACTAGCACAGAAGTATCTATTGCTAAAGCTCAAGACAACGTGTTTTTTAGTTCGACATATTCTGCAAATAAATTTATAGAAAATGGATGCGAAAATGCATCTTTTATTCCGCTTGGATTTGATAGCACATTTTTTGAAACAAAAAAGAAATATCTAAATGATGTTATCCATTTTGGAATAATGGGCAAATTTGAAAAGAGAAAGAACACTGGAAAAATCATCCAAAACTGGGCCAAAAAGTATGGTAATAACAATAAGTATCAATTAACTTGTTGTGTTACAAACCCATTCTTTAAGCCAGAAGATATGCAAAATATTATTCAAACAGTTCTTGAAGGAAAGAGATATACAAATATTAATTTCCTTCCATATCTTCAAAAGAATTCAGAAATCAATGAATTGCTTAATGCTATTGATATTGACCTCACAGGATTAAGTTTTGCAGAGGGATGGAATCTTCCTAGTTTTAATGCTACTTGTTTGGGCAAATGGTCTATTGTCCACAATGCAACAGCACACACGGATTGGGCAAATGCTGAAAACAGTATTATGGTTGAATCTAGTTCTGAAATAGAGTGCTATGATCAAGTGTTCTTCCAAAAAGGTTCTGAATTTAACCAAGGAACTTGGCCAATTTATTCTGATGAGGCAATGTTTGCTGCGATGGAGAAAGCGGAGAAAAATTTTGGAAAGATCAATACAGAAGGATTGAAACTTGCTGATAGTATGACTTATTCCAAAACAGTCGATTCTATCTTAGCGAACATTTTCAAATATTAAAATATGCCTATCTACACCTACTTCAGAGAATCTACAGAAGAGTTTATTGATGTATTTCAAGGAATGAATGATGTTCACGAATATAACGGAGTAGATGGCAATGAGGACGACTGGAAGAGGGTCTATTACTCTCCTCAGATGGCAATGGACACACAAATAGATCCTTTTAGCTCAAAACAATTCAATGACCGCACAAGAGACAAGAAAGGCACAGTTGGGCATATGCTTGATTATAGTGCAGAAATGAGTGATAAAAGAGCATCTCAAGCGGGTGGAGTTGATCCAGTAAAACAAAAGTATTTTGATAATTATGCTAAAGAACGCAGGGGATCAAGGCATCAACTTGAAAAACAAACTTTTGAAGGTAAGAATTTTAAAGTAGATTATAAATCTGATTAATTTATCTTAACAAAAGATAACTGGGTAGTAGATCCAGAATTAGCCAGTCCAGTTCCAGATGCCAAGACAGAACTTGAAGCTACACTTGATAGTGCCTGTAATTGAATATTAGTATTGCTTGTTAAATTTATTATTGTTGACATATTAATACTAGAAAAATCAGAGACACCACTAACATGGAAAGCCATTGTTTCTGCATAAACAGAGCCAGCAGTGTTTTTTATTCTAAATGCCACTGTGCTTGGCGCTAATCCAGTATGCAAAGCCATCGCACTAGCAAGCCACACCCCACTTGTTAGATCTCCAGATATTATATTATAATATGTTTGAGCTAAAGCCAATCCAGTATTTGAAGATAATTTTATACCTGTATTTTTTAATGTGAAAGAATCCCCACTAAATGATACTCCACTAATTGGGCTTGTGAAAATTTTATTTCCATTTATCGTTTGATCTCCAGTTGTATAAACTCCATTAGTTACCGACGTAACAGTTGCGGCATTTCCATTAATACTGCCATTAATTAAAGAGTTAAAAGTTTTTGTCCCAGCAATAGTTTGATCGCCAGTAATAGAAACAACTCCTCCAGCATTCCAATTAACTGTCGAATTATTACCTAATGTAATAGCACTACCACTTTGGTTTAAAACATACTTATAAGTATCAGCAACATTAGTTAATCCTAAATCCATATATTTATATACACTTTGAACTATTGATTGTGATTTATTCTAAACTTTTAAAGTAGATACTAGGAAACATTAGTTCGATACTTCTTGAAGTGGTTTTATAGCTTCGGGATCTAAATCTATTCGCGCATCCAGTCCCCCCAAAAGTTCAATAAGCATTAGAAACTCTGGAAAATCTCGCGGTGTTTGAATTGGATTACCACAAAGAGGAGTATCAAAAATGTGATCATCAGCTGGAATAAAGTAATTGCCAACGTATTCGCCACTATTGATAGGTGGAGAGCCAGCAAGCCAGAAAACTGGAAATCCTCGATCTGTTTGGGCTTTTGCGATAGCGGAATTGATAAAGTCTGCCTGTTCTTTTGTTGTTATATATCCGATCATGGCAATGTTAGTGATGTTGTAGTTTCCCAAAGAGTCTCAAGTGCTGCCGTAAAGAGTAAGTCATCAGCAGCCGACATGTAAGCTCCTAGAACTAACGCACCACATTGCCCATCCCAATAGGACGAAGAGACAGTACCAAGTAGTGTGATGGAAGAAGATCCGAAACTTTGAGTAATCGTCCCACCTTGAACAGCAACACTTGTAGTACCAGAAGCCTTTCTTACTTTACCGTATCTTGATGCCAATGTGGTTTGACCACCATAAGATATAACGCCAAATACATCAGATGGAGCAAAAGAATTATCATCAACACAAGATGAACCCCCAATAACAACTCTTAGTGATTCCTCTCCATAGCCGATAAAGAGATCAGAATTCAAAATAGATTTAAAGTTGTCTGATGGGGCAGTCTTAAATAGACCAGCAAAATAGTGAGAATTATCTGAAAGCCCCAATCCTGCAAGGGTTGTTCCAAGACTAATGTATTTGTTAATACCGCCTTGAATGTAACCAGATGCATGAGTAAATGCACCGTTAAATGTGCAACTCGTCAGCGACTTCATGCAGATCGCATTTGCGGCAGCAAGACCCCATACGGGGAAATATAGACGCTTGATGCCATTCCATCGAGAAGCAGCTTTTTCTGCTTTGACAAAAGTATCGATTGCACTTTTTTGCCCACTTGTTACGGTGGCCCCCGTATTTATTACGGATGCAATATAAGCCGCTGCATCTTGATCAGGAATAGTTAAGCCATTGAATAATAGCATATTTGATACAAAATCCCTACGGGTCAAAGAAGATCCATTTAATCCTTGAATTCCCACGTCTATTGAAGAATCAGATATGATATTCAAATTATTCAAGTATAGTCCCGAAACTTCATCTTTTAGATAAAATCTTTGGCCGCTTGATATGCCTGTATTAGAATAGTGGAAGACTTGGTTTGCCATTTTTTAGTATCTTACTTGCTTGTGATTTCCACTAGCGTCTCTGTAATTAAGAATGCCGCTGAGAGTGTCTATATCATAAACATCAAAGCTGATAATAGAATCAAAATCACTAAGCGAGGAAGTGATTAGATCGTATTTAGTATCTAGAGAAAGTTTTTCTTGTTCGGAAACTTCTGTTTCAGTTTTCTGAGGCTTGTTTTCAGAGTCTTTGGTTATTTGAACTTTTTTAAACTCAGATGTTTTTGATTTTTTTATATAGTAATTCATATTTTTTTTATAAGTTAAATGAGCCTCCTGCTCCAGTACAATTTTTAAAGTTTCCACTTGCAGTTCCGCCACTTCCACCAAATGAGCCTTCCCCTCCAGCACAATCTGTAAAAGTTCCACTTGCAGTTCCAAGTAAACCGCCAAACGAATAATTACCTCCAATACAATTTATAAAAGTTCCACTTGCAGTTCCACCTTCGCCACCAAATGAA